TTACTATGAAACCTGTAAGTGTATGGACGATTATCCGTGCGAAACACGCCAAAAAATCACCAACCGACTAGGGGGAATGAAATGAGTAACGATGAATTGCTAGCAAAGCGTAAAGAAGAATTGGGTATTGAATAATGTGTATGCCTGATTATACTCTTTGTAAAAGTTGTGGAGCAATGCTTATTGATGATGGATTCTGGGTTACTAAAAATGATCAATGGGTACTAGATGAATTAGGTAACAGAATCTGGAAAACTTGCAAACAAAAACATCAAGAATGGCATCAAGATTTGCAGAAGGAGTTGAAATGAAAGACTATATGCGACCAATCAAGAATAAGACAGAGCATATGCAATATATGGATGGTTACCAGAATGGGTATGAAAATGCTCTTTCTGATGTAGATAACACGCTTGACTACATTAACCACCAATTAGCTTTTATTAAGCAGTGGGAAGAGAAACACTCCACCATTCAAGCCATAGAAAAGGAGTTGAAATGACACACGATGAATTGCTGGAAAAGATAGATAGAAAAATTGAATTATGGGAAGACCTAACAAGACAGGTAAAAACTGCTGGTTGGTATGAACCTAATGATTCTTATGGAGTTTATTGTTCCGCTAAAGCCCTTCGTGCGGTTGTGGAGTTGCATAAGCCAACAGTCTTTATCAATCCGAATGAGATTCGGTGCGATGGCTGTTATGACGAGTACACTTGTCCAACCATTCAAGCAATAGAAAAGGAGTTGGGATGACACACGATGAATTGCTGGCAATATGCGATAACTATTCATTCAAAGACTCTGCCGAACCTGTTAAAGCCCTTCGTGCAGTAGTGGAATCACATAAGCCATACCTTTTTGCCATTGACGAGATTAAATGCCTTAATTGCCAATTTCATTACCCCTGCCCAACTATTCAGGCTATTGAGAAGGAGTTAAGATGAGTCACACAATAACAACAAATGCCGATGGCAGCGTAACTATAAGCGAAAAGTATTACGACCTAATTGATGAATTAAAGCGGATATTTCCAATAAATTACACGCTAGATACTGAATCATCTTATCTAAGCCGAGTAAAAATAGTAAGTGACTTGGTTGAATACTGCGCTAAGTTGGCTATTGAGAAGGAGTTGGGATGACTAATCTAATCTGTTATACTTTTGGACATAGCCTTAAGCATAAGTATAGTAAAACTGAGCCAAAGTATATTGAGTTAATTTACTGTTCCCGCAAAAAATGTGGGTATGAATTGGAGTTGTCCTAATGCCTATACATGTACCCATTTACATCAACGATAGACTAATTAAGACATATCACATTGGCAGATTAAAGGGTGATACTGATCCCGATTCTATTAATGACTATTTAATTGTTAAAGATGATCAATTATGGAATGTAGGTATTCCATTCACTCACAGATATGGAGATGGTGTGGAGGCTTGCATAACTAAAGGTCTTTCTGCTATGATGGAGCAAAATGGCTATTCATGACTTACAATTACTATTGACGGGAATGGCAATAGGTGTTACAATTCAGAGTATAATAGTAGCATTATGGTTAATCCGTAAGGGTTATACTTCAGTTGAACAAGTAAAGGATTATAATGGCTAAAAAGAAAATTAAACCACCAAAAGATTTATTTATTGTTAGAATAGAACCAGGTGGTAATGGTGCATATCCTAAATATGAAAAGTTTTGGTTTATTGAAAAATATGATCAAAAACGATCAGATTTGTATGGAGAAGTTATGTATAGAGAAATAGCTTCAGGATTGCATTTTACAAAATTCTTTATGTGGCGGGCTATCAGAAAAGAATTACAAAGATATAATGCAGGATATCAAGGTCAATTTTATACTATTGATAAAGAAATAATTAAATGACAATTGAAGAAGCAGATGAATACATAATTAAACTAACTGAAAAGTGGTACAGATATGTAAATTTAGATCATCATAAAGATAGAGATTGTCATTGGTATATTACTAAGAGTTATTCTTATGGGCATCCCGCCGTTTATAGAGTATCTCATAATGGTTATATTGGAAATGATTTTGAGTCTAAAGACATTGACAATGAATTAGATGCAATGCTATACTTGATAAGCAAGCTTGATTTGCAAATTAAACAAGGCATTAAATGGCTTAAAAGATTATTAAAAGAATATGATCAAGATGAAATGGTTTCTTCCAGTAAAGAAGAGCTTTTAGAACTACTAGAATATATGGAATCGTAAAATTTAATGGATAAAATATCAGTTTTAGATAAAGGATATGTACGCCTAGTTGACACTCTAGGTAACGATTTATCTATAGTAAATGCAGCTCGTGTCAGTTATGACAAAGAATCGGCGGAGTTCACAGATAAAGATGTTAAGCTAATTAATTTTTTAATTAGGGAGGATCATACATCACCACTCCGCCACGCTGCCCTCACATTTGAAGTATATGCACCATTGATGATAGCCCGTCAATGGTGGAAATATGCAGTATCATCTACTCATGTTGATGATCAAAATGGTTGGAATGAATCTTCCCGCAGATATATTACAGAGCAAGAAGAATTTTATGTGCCAGAATCTAAAGCATGGCGTTCTAAACCTGAAAATTCAAAACAAGGTTCAGGAGAGCCAATACTTAATGGTGGTCAGTTTACAGTTGATTTAAACAATTATATTGAGCGTGGCAAAGAGCTTTATGAAAGAGCTTTAAATGCAAATATTGCACCTGAACTTGCCAGACTATTTCTTCCTGCTTATGGAATGTATGTAAGATGGCGGTGGACTGTAAGTTTGCAAGGTGTTATTACATTTTTAGATCAAAGACTACCACATGATGCACAAGTAGAAATTCAAGAATATGCTAAGGCTGTACAAACTTTAACTAATCAATCTTTTCCACAAGTAATGAAAGCTGTAAATAATGGATGATAAATGGATCAAACACGAACATCCTAGTTTGTTTAAACGTACATATAGCAATATTATGGGGAAAATTTCTAATATATTTCTTAAACAGTATTTAAAGTGGGGAACAACTTATAAATTGGATTTAGAAGAGGAAATAGATAAAGATGAATACTGAGTTAGATTTTGATTTAGAATACCCAAAGGATAACAATGGCTAAGATGCAGATTAATTTTAAAAAGTTTAATGATAATGCACAGATGCCTACATATGCAAGAGCATGGGATGCAGGAGCAGATCTATTCTCAACAGAAGATTTCAAGCTTCGTGCACACAGTTGCTGTTTAGTGCCAACAGGGATAGCCATAGAGATTCCAAAAGGTTTTGTAGGACTGATACACCCTAGGTCTGGATTGGCTACAAAAGGAATAACAGTAATGAACGCACCAGGAACAATTGATGCTGGGTATCGTGGAGAGATTAAAGTAATACTAGTCAATCATACGTATAAAGACTATGATTTTGCAAAGGGAGATAAGATTGCACAATTAGTTATTCAAGAATGTATTGAAGCCCATTTTATTGAAGTAGAAAAGCTTAGTGATTCAGATAGGAATACGGGCGGATTTGGAAGTAGTGGACAATGAGCGAACAACAAATGCCATCAACAAATTCTCATCCATATATGCAGAACTTAGTATCTAAAGATATGCAGGATCGCCTCGCCCTTGGTATTGAGCGGTATGGAACAGGCTTGCAGCCATTTAATGGTCGTGATATGCTTAGGGATGCATATGAAGAAGTGCTGGATTTAGCAGTATATATTCGTGGAATTATGTATGAACGGGATGGTCAGTGAAAAAAGAAGAAGTTTTAAAAATTCTTTCTAAAATACCACAATCTATGTATATAAGATTAGAATATGATATGGGTGCAATAGAAGGTAAAATATTTAAAGATAAAAAAATTGGTACATTTTTAATTTATGGGGCGCAAGAAGAATTATTTGATCTTAATTTTACAGATGCTCCAGATGATATATACTGGCTTGAAAATATACAAATAGCAGGAACTAAAATGCAATGAAAACATTATTACTTACATATATAGGTTTTTTAAGTTTATTCTGCGTAGGTCTTATATATTATTATGAAGATAAAATAAAAGACTTTAAAAGTGCTATATCGGATTATCAAAGAGCTTTAAAATATGCCAAAGGCGGTTCAAATGCTGATCATTACACCTATCTTCAACTGGAAAATAGTGCCATGTTAAAAACATTAAGAAGTGTGGGGATGGACAATGAAGCACTTCAAATACAGATAAAAAAACTTAATGCAGAAATTACTCAACTTCGTAATGCCCAACCAATTCAATATGAATATACAACAGGATATTGGGACCCACAACCTCGTTTAAATACTACTTTAAATGTATATAATCAAGACGAATTAGACCTCGAACAATGAGCCGAAAAATGAAAGCCCATTTTAAATATAGCAGACATATTTAATAAATTTAAGACCTGGACCATAAGCTTCAATATTATCATCATTTGCATATTTTAAATATGATAGTTCTGCGTCAGATAGATCAAGACTATCTAATTCTTTATTCATTTGAATACACGCATCAATTACATTAGATGTTAGATCAGTTCTGACGATATCTTTAAAAAGGTGGGAATGATCCAAAAATCTGGCTTCATCAGTAAAGCCATCAGCATATAGGAATATACCACCAGGTTTTAATAATCTTGCTACTTCTTTATAAAATTTATCATAATTTACATATCCAAAAGATGAGTCCACATTGGTTATAATATCAAAAGATTGATCAGGATATTTAATATCTTCAGCATTCATAACCTCAAAATTAGCTTCTGGATAATTTGATCTACATGAGTCAATAAAATTAGAATTAAAATCTATTCCATTTAGGCTAGAGAAAAAAGAATGCTTTTTATATGTTTGAATTCCTACACCTTTACCACATGAGATATCCAGTAGATTTTTACCTTCAGTCGTAATACCTTCTATAAGATTAAGATATAGGCTAACACCATATTTAAGATGATCAGGTTCATCAATATTATATACTGGTGAGTAACCTACATTTAACATTGGCATATTAGAATCCAAAAGATAATTGCTTAATTTATTATATATATGTGTCATTCTTTCAGCTTTGTTATTGCCTATTTTATCTCTCATAAAGTCCATATATGAATTATATCCTACTTAATATAATTGGGCGGGAAGCCAGAGAATATCCCAATACTACCTAGATAAACATACCTATAGATAATCCATAAGTCACTTTAACAGCTAATAAGCCCTATATAAGATATGTACGGCCAAATAGCATATGATCAACCATTCATTCCTAGTGCTCCAGATAGCCATATTGAACCATTTTGATAGTGGAGTAAAGTGGAGCATAGTGGAAAAATACAGTATTAAATTGATTAAATACATCTCATATATTGATATTTTATATACATGTAATAAAGCGATATCCACAGGCCCATCGTAATGTTGTGGATAACATGTGTATAAATATACACGTATGTCCACATATATGATTCAATTGTGGATAACCTGTGCAAATATGATCAAATATTATATGTCAAATCAAATTTGATCAAAATAGATCAATATCTATTTAGTTTTGTACAGAATATAATCATATATGTCTATAATTAGACAAAATAGATCAGAATGTGTACATATTTTATGGTACATTTTATATGTGTTTATATAGGATATATTGGTCATATATGTACTAGGGGAAAAAAGAGTTCTTTCGTAATCCCGTTTTTTAAAAGTTCCAGCGAATTTTGATCCCCTTCGTAATACCCGTGGATCGAATACCCCTGTCTTGGGCTTTGGGCAATGTGATTTATATTACAAAATGTTTTATGAAATAAGAAAGGACCCACACGATCCCGAATTCGTGTGGGTCCTATTAATTGGACTTGGCAGAATAGCCTGAACGCCCTATATCTTTATATATATTATACTACTGTATATTAAATATTGTCAAACTTGTGGTACTCTTTCATTTCCTCTAGATGATATTCTCTAAATGATTCAAATGAATGCCAATTGCCTGAATCATTAACCATTTGAGTAGTCATATCAATTTCTACTGTAGTGTCCATATACATCATATCTTCATCTGCTAGATAGATACCGAATCCTGTTTCCTCGTCCCGCCCAGACTTAGTTAATTGGTCAATCATTATACGTAGGGCATAAACTGCATCACCCATTTTTAGACGATTGCTTGCCTTTTCGATAGCCATAGCCAAATCTTCTTGCCAAGTATCCTCGCCCCAATGAGAATATAGAACAATGTTAGGCTTATCTAACTCTGTCTTGAATACGAAATTTACTCTTGCTCCCATTATTTAATCTCCTCTATCTTTTTCCAATTACATACTTCACCGTCATAGACCTCAGACGTAAGGTCTTGAATAACTCGCAACCATTCTTCATCAACTTCTAAAGCGATTGAATAAGTTGTCATACTGCTACGTACTCCATTCCGGGTAGGGTCATCTGTGTTTCATCTTTTGGGAAGTGCAAGTCTACCACAAATAAGAGTTCCTCGCAAGCCTTAACAATGTGTTCTAAACCTAACATAGTGTAGCCACGCTCTCCGTGCTGTGCAAGAATCTCTATATAGTTAATTGCTAATTTAAAGAATCTAATTTGCTCCCTTGGTTTGAATTGGGCAATCTGTTGAGCAACTACACCTGTAGTCATTCTATGGTCAGCCATAGCATCTAGAGTTTGTTTAACATACTTTTCGTTGATTTCCATATTGTCCTTTCCGAACCCTGAATTATATCAGAGTCTTACCAGTTTGTCTAGGGCTCTTACTATTTGAGACGGAGCCTTCACGCCACCCTCACACTCGCAAAATGTCATATGCTGTTCACAATCCGTACACATCACATAACCGAGCTTGGATCCATCTATCGCAAGCCCGTACAATGTACGGGACTCACGCAGCGGAACCTTTGTAGTGAAAGGGTTTACTTTAAAGTTACAGACTCGTTCTTTGCACGAGGCTTAGGGTCCTTTACAGGACGATTAAATTCAAGGCCTGAATCCTTAAGGACCTGAATCATTTCAGCAGAGAAACGGCCACGAGCACCTGGCTTGAATCCCTTTGATACAAGAAACTCACGAGCATTTGTCTTAGTTGTCATTATTTTCCTCTTCTTCTTTTACATCGTCAATACTTTTGACGAAATCATTTTCTATTAGATATTCTCTTATTGCATGCCATAAATCATCTAAACCGAATTGTAGCGTAAAGGTAACGTTATTGTCAACAATGTGTTGCATAACCTCATCAGGTGTATTAAACCAAACATACTCATCGTCCTGCATATTCATATCAACCAACATATCAAATGTTAGCAAATCCATTAAACCAGGGCGGAGGGTCTTAGAAGTATATCCAGTTACTAGTTGATAAGCCTCTTCAATATATTCAATCATTTACAATCTCATATTCTAGGTTATTAGATTTACAGTAATCAATTGCGTCAAGCAATGTATTGCAAACTACTAAATCATCAGCAGTTATATCAGCATTATAGTCATAGACAAAATAAAAAGTTTTGTCTAATAGTATTACAGGTTCAATCCATACATTTTGCATAGGTGCTATCCTACCATACCAGCATCCACCTTGTCAAGGTGGGAACGCTGTATATATTCCTGCACGATATCCATAGTGATACATAGATTACAATCACATTCATTCATATGACCATCTATATCTGTGTATATTAGATTAATTAGATCAGTTAGACTCATATATGCCAACTTCCTTTAATAGTTCTTTATGCAATACTTTTACGCCTTTATATTTATTTGCAATAAGATCTAATTTCTCTTCATTAGCCGAACATAGTTCTACTTGATTACCATGTAGCATTTCTACCTCTACACCAAATTTCCAAGCTTCAACCATTATGGCTCCCGCCGTTTGGCGGGAACCTGCATCAAGTGTAATAATAGCCATTAGACTATATCTCCTTCCCAGAAATGTGTTACTTCCGATTCAATTACTTCAACATCATCTGGTAAAGAGCCTTCATCATTGAAATACTTGTCATAGATGTCACTTAGGTCAATAGTATCTTCCATCTCATCTGGATAGATAACTTCATACATCGTTCCAGTAATAAAATATGTACTAGCCATTAGCATTCCTCTACATTCTCTAGGTCATATGAATCAATAACTACGTTGCCATTATTGATATCTACATATACATCACCAAGTGCGTCAGTCAAATCAAAGTCTTCCTTCTCATCAGCAGGAACTTCAATACGACCATTAAAGGTAACTGTTGCTGTAAATTCTACCGTAAATGTTGGCTGGTAGTCAATGATTTCACACAATTCACGAACAATTACTTCTGCATCTTTTCCATCTTCATAGTACTCATCAACTATAGAAATTAACTGTTGCCCAATGCGACCATTTTCTGATTTCCAATAATCACAATTCTGGTGTGAAGCCAGTTGATTTTTAAGTTCAGTAATCTCATTACCATATTTTAATTCAAGTTCTTGCAAATACTGTATTGCTAGTGTCTCTTGTACTGCTTCCATTTTTATTTCCCTTCGTTTGTTGTAGAGGCTAATTGTACACTATGGGACTGACATTTGTTTTCGTCAAGTTCCTCGTTTCCAAATCCACAAGCAGAGCATATCTCATTTTCACACTCTTCGCAATAGTCTAGAGTGTCGGTTGCATCACAGTCTCTGCATTTGTTTTCATATTCACTATGACTAATCATTTTACTTCTCAAGAATTCTGCTTCACCACCCCAACCTGTTTCTTCTTCATATGATAATGTAAATAACAAATCAGGATATTGTTCAGATAACTTTTCCATTGCAGGAAACGGGGCAGACCAAGCAGTTTCAAATGAATAATAAACTACTTTATTCTCACCATTATCTGATTCTTGCATATATGTATTAGGATACTTATTATCCTCAGATACAGCCACATCCCATTTTGTTCCCCAATTACGCATGTTCCAGTTATACCAAGAATTATCTGTTTCAGATAGACGTTGAATATCAGCCCACCAATTAGGGTCATTCCAATCAAGTTCAGAACGAACAGGCTGTGCCTTGTATGCTTCAAGGTCGGTGGGAGCAATGATATTACGGAATGAAAATACAGGATTAGAATACTTAGTCTCTTTAACACCAAAGGCTAAATCACCATTGGCTTCAATATAATCCACAAAGGGAGTATTCATTTGTTCTTTTAATTTAGTTATAGATTCTGGCTTACCTTCAATTGTTAAACCATTATAGACCCAATTTGGCATATATTTCCTTTCGTTGAATATAGGGTATTCTAACATATACCACTGACATATGTCCAATCGTAATTCGTAATTTGATCTTCGTAATTGGTATTCAAGTGATAATTCGGACATATCGTAATTGTGTTTTACATCACATACCCCGAGGATGCATAATTATGCAACGCTTTGCATATTTATAAATTGCAGCTCTTGATCTAAAAAAAAATGTGGGGGCGATTTCTCGCCCCCGATTTATTAAGCAGTTAGTTGCAAAACCGCTTTAACAATTTTATTTTTTTCTGCATTTATTACAGGGTCAAAACCACTTGCAGAATAAACAAGCGATTCACCATTACCCTTGCGGGCTGTGCGATAATAATCAAGGCGTTCGGTTAATGCATTAACTACGCCCCAAGCAGTACCTTTGATATTTTCATTGGTAGGTGAATTGTGATACAACTCGTCAAGCAAAACAACTTTTGATTCCCACTTTTTAAGCGAACCTTTTTTATCTGATTCAGGCTTAGGATAAAGTGTTGTGATGATTTTGCTAAAATCTAACGCTGTTACCTCACGAGTAAATAATTCATTCGCTTGCTTAGAGAATTCATCCATATATGCAATAGATAAACCTAAAGCCTCACGAGCCTGTGCAATTTTTCCGTCTACTGTTTGAGTATGACGCAACTTGAAAGATTGCTTAGCACGTTTCATAGCAAAATTAAGTGTATTTTGACATTTAACACGGACAGGCGTTAAAGCAACCTGCACAGACACAGACCCATCGTGTGAGGTGTAGCAAATCAAATATAGATTCGTTACATCGTTAGCACCCTTTGGGTCAAGAACTAATTGGTTAGGTACAGACCAAGAACCATAAACAACACGTCCACTCTTAAATGAACCTGCTGAATCAATTTTAACGTCAGGATTGGAGTCGTGTAGATTTTCTGCAAATGCAAATAAATCTTCATTCTGCACTTCTTTATAGCGTGAGCCTACTGTTGCAAGAACATCCTTACCTTTACCATATGGATTATCACGGACAACAAGATAAGAATCGCTAATCATATTGTAGTCAGGAACTAATTCGGCAATAGGCTCAAGTCGAACATTCCAATTAGATAATTTAGCAGCATCCATAATTTCTGTAACTGTAGGAGTTTCGATATCCTTATCGAAAACCTTGTTAGCAAAACTATGCCAAGCAGGATTGGAACGAGATTCGACAATAGCAAAAGACGCTTCGCCGGATTCGATTTCAGATTGATGGACTGTATTTTGGTTCATTTTGACCTTCTTTCATTTTGGTTAAGCCGTAAGTATATCAGACTGGACTGACATTCGTCAAGCCTATCAACGTATTTTAATTGTGACATAAAACACATACGCTAGAAAAGCCATCATAAATGGTGACAAAAAGAACAAAACGGGCACGAGCATTATTGATTCCATTGGATGATTCTATCATTCGTAAGGGTGATTGGTCAAACCTTATGCATGTGATCTTAATCACATGTGATTTGCATCACAAAGCCCCGCCCCAAAAATTTGCATTTGTCAAGTGGTAACAGTGGGCCCAACCCTTGGACCCACCGTCTCTCTCACCCGTCGCAACTAAAAGCTATGTGTTACATTCATATTTTCAAACGCCAACATTGCAGTAAATTCGATTTCGTCCATATCTGCTTCAGACCAATCTAAATCATAGTTTTGATTAATTTCTTTTTGCACACGTAGTGCTACTGCAGTGCTCACACCCAATGCATCTTGGATCCATTTTGTGTGAATGTTTTGTCCAGTTGACTTATTCAATTGAATCTCCAATCTCTTGCATTTCTTTAAGTTCTTTCATCATAGAACTAAATTCAGATTTAGGCATTACAATTTCTACAACTTTTGTTGCAACGCCTGCGGATAGTGTAGAAGCGTATTTCATTATTAATTCTAAAACTTCAGGATTAAAATCTGCATTTTTTGCAATTTCAGCTGCATAAATCATTACTTCATCAGAGAAGACAATTTCAGAAATTCCTTCTTGTAGTGCAAGGGCGGTTGAGAGATTTGACATTTATTCTTCTACTTTCTTATATTTGTTTTTTCGGGTGTATTTCTTTTTATTGCGTAGAGGTTGCGACGCATTACTGCGTCGCAATTCTTGTATGCGTTGAACTTTAGACAAGTTCATTTTCATCCAATTTTTGACCAATTACCTCATCTCCTAATTCTTCGATATTTGCAATAACTTTGGGTGCCAATTCGTTACGCATTGCAACGAAAGAATCTGATGGCCATCCTGCATTTATAACACGAGTCGCAAGAAGGGCAAGAGAGTAGACTCTAGTCCCATTTACAGATTGAATGAGGTGGGAAGCAATATCTGTTTCGCCTAATTCATACTCAAACATTGCTAATACGGTATTAACCGCATATGCCTCATCCGATGGAATTCGGTCTGAGATATAAGTAAAGAATTGTACCATATGCTCGACTCCATAGTTAATAGGTAAGCCTAGGGTGTAATCACGAATCTGTAAATTTTCATTCATAGCAAAAACAATTTGAGAAATTGTTTCATCTGATAGGTTTCCATCAAAATTTGCAACGGCTTCGTCAATAATTACACGAGCCTGAGACATTGTTAGATTTTCCATTTTATTTATTCTTCTTTCTTTTCGGGTTGAGGTTGTATTGTAGCAGATAGGACTGACATCGCTTCTGCCTGTGAAGCCTTGCGTGTTGCAAGGACATGTGTCTTAAATTCATCTAGGTTCATGAATAGACCTTCTTTCTGTTTAACTGTCGCTAGTATACCAAAACGCACTGACATTTGTCCACTCGACACGCCCTTAATCTTATTATTTGAGACAAAATTCAAGTGATTAAAATCACATTCGTAACGACACGCCCGAGTGCGGGGCGGGGTTTTGGTTGAATGTTCAACTATTATTAGCAGCTGCAGATCCAAAAAATAAAGTGGTGGTTATAGGCTACTATAACACTTACCTGTTATCACTCACGACCACTTTAATTATTTTATTAGATAGAAGTTTTAACCATAGCAAATCGCTTTGAGCCATTTGCTAATTGCAATTGAACACGAGTTACTTTATTTGAGATTGGTGCAAACTTAATGATGCGACCAGTTACTCCAGTTTTAGATGTTGTGAATAAATCACCAATTTGATATGTGTATCCTTGCAAAGTCATTATTTTTTTCCTTTTCTATTTCGGGTTATAGTGTGAGCAGTTTTAAGACTATGCTCAGGTCTTGTATTATTTAGAGATACTTAGCGATTTGCTTCATAGTAGAAGCATTTACTGTTTCCTCGTCTGTCATTTTTAGAATTGTGAGAGCATTTGAGATGTCCTCTACAATTTCCTTGTATGTGTGTGCGTGTAGTTGCTCAAACTCACGCTGTGGCTCAGCAGGAAAATTAGCACCTTGTGTATCAACATCAAAGTCAATGTTAAGGCTATTATTCCAAGAGCGATGATTAGTTCTGATGTTAGTTGCTTTCTTGATGTTAGCAATAGCATAATCAGCAAGAGCCTTGCGATACTTCTCAAAGTCCTTCTGATACTTTGCTTCGTTCTTTTCCTGATTAGCATAATCAGTTTTAATTGTTGCCAACTTTGTTTCCAAAGCCTTGATTACCTTTGGTGTTGCCACCTTTACTGTGATTGCTCTTGACATTTATTTCTACTTTCTATTCGGGTTTGTTATGAGAGATAGTATAGCAGGAGGGTCTGACACCCTCCTGCCAATTATTATTTAATTACGCAAACGATACTGTTGTCCAGCGGTCTTTGCCTTCGACATCAAGCAGCACACGGGTCGTGCTTGCGTTGATAGGGTTGATTTCCTTGATAGTGCCTGTCACCTTTGACTTCTGTGTGGTGAATAGGTCGCCTACTGCGTATGTCTTGTTTGATACTGTCATTTTATTTCTCTTTTCTTTTGTTGTTGTTTATAGGTGGTATTTTACCATAGCGGAACAACCTTTGTCCAATCCACTATGGGCGTGTCTGGTGTGAGTTACATCACACCAATTCTTCTTCATCTAAGTATTCATCTTCCTGGCACCAGGCTTCCAAGTGATGATTCTCAATAATAGCATATGCGGGTGCATAGGTATTGCCACGCCAAGATACGCCTTCAGGTAATTCGATCTCACGATTTAAGTCTTCTTCCCAATATGCGTCAATAGCATCTATGCAAGGCTGTACCATAGAAATTGGGACGGGAGGGTAGTGATTAACACGCAAGTGCATACCAATACTATCTTCCATAGATAAACCTAATTCACTTCCAGCTAATTCTGTTGCTAGATTACTTCCCATTTACTGCCCCATTTCTATAAAAATTAAGTGTATGCATTTTGCCATTTGGCTCTAATAGATTATAAGTTGCATATTCTTTTGCATCTCCTACATCTACGCATTTATTAAACGCATTTACAGCAGTTAGTGCATCTGAAAATCTATGCGACGAAAAATAATCGCCGTCATAGTGTGTAGTAATTACATAACTATATTCCATTAGTCGTTCTCCTTTGTTTCCCATATTGTAGCAGGTGGCACTGACATTGTGTTCCAAGTAGCCTCTTTATAATTATTCCATAATTCATCTGCGATATTACCCATTTAGTCCACCAATTCTGAATCAAGTCCGACATAAATTGTTGTCCAGAAATCAGGCTTAGGAAATCCTTCGCCGTTCCAGTGTGGGCGTACTTTGCAAGCATAAGCAAGATAGCCTTCGGGCGTAGAGTGTCGCATATCCTTGCGGAAATCTGCGTACTGGATTATTCCTTGTCCTTTTGAGGACTTTACATATTTGCCTTCTAGGGCTGTTGAGATTAGCATATTTGCTACCTTCTTTCTTTCTTGTTAATAGTAGGAATTATACACGATACCACTGACATTATTCTACCTACTCGTAAGTAATTCCACATTTTGAGACGCTCAACCTGTGTGACAAATCTCACACCGTAATGCGACACGCCCGAGTGCGGGCGGGGCTTGCATAATTATGCAGTGATTTGCATAATTATACTTATCAGCTATTTAATTTTATCTAAAATCTTTTCTAATTCTTTTAATTGTTCAAAATTAAGATGATCAAGCTGAATTGCATTTGCAAATCCAAATGGATCTTCGTTTTTCATTTAACATCACCACCCTCATCATTTCCATAGCAAGCCATTTCAAAACGGGTGGGAGAGAAATTAGGATTATCTGCAAAAAACATATCTGCAAACTCTGCTACTAAATCCTCAAAAGGAACCATATCCATATTAGGCTTAGCAATATCATTTAGAATATTGGCTACACTCACATAGTCTTTTCTAGTCATCATTTATTTAAGCCCCCATAATTCCATCAGTAAAATCAACATCATCAGAAATGCAATCGCATTTCATTACATCAAAATCATTTTCATTACCAAAAAAAATAAATCCTGCACCACCGCATTCATCACATTTAATTGCTATCATTTAAGTTTATCCTTTCTTTACTTACTAAGTGTCCACTTAGTATAGACAGTACCTCTGTCATCATCATAGAAAGAAAAACTTTCTATGTTTTGTTCACAATTTTCACAAAAAGTGAAATAATCGGCAGAATCGAAATCGTGAGCAATCACGGAAATAGATTCTTTATGAGGTGTATGCTTAACGCATACTTCGTTTATTGTTAGTGTAGTCATTTTGACCACCTTTCTTTATTTTTAACTATCGTTAGTTTAGCAGACTTTCTGCGGAAAATCAAGGCGACACGCCGTTGATTAACTAACTTTTTTCTTATTTAATTTTTCAATACTGGAAGTATAACACATAAAATCGCTACTGTCTAGTATACTTGCAAGTAGTCTCAATATATGGAGCGTGTACTTTGTGACTTATACCACATGCGACACGCCCGAGTGCGGGCGGGGATTGAAACCCCGCCCAAAAAAATAGTTGAAGCTTCAACCATTATAGTCAAAGCTTCAACGATCTTCGATTTTTTTATTTATTGCAAGCCTCTAAAAATTTATCTGCAATAAAATTAGGATTGTCTTTTTCAAACATAAAAGAAAAATCATCTGCTAAATCTAAAAAATCTTTTTCATCTATTACTGATTTATATTTATTTAGAATTCGTGCAGTTTCTACATAGTCTTTACGGCTCATCATAGGTCAAAATCCTCTTCTAATTCTAGTTCTTCTTCGGCAATTTCTTCGATAGACATTTCATCTTTTTGTTTTTCGTTTTCTTCTTCTTCAATTTGTGATAAATCATAGAAATCGGGTTCTGTGTCCCAAGGATTATAGACACGCTCCCAAGTAGGTACATAAGTCATAGTCATCAGTTTTCCTTTCTTAGTATTTCTTGTGGTGCTTAGGTGTGTATGTATGGTAGTGGATACCGAGAGCAGATTTCATCTTAGTCATCTGTCCTCTATACACATTTGTATTATACACCGAATAAGTTCTAGGTGTGCGGTGGTGGTGAGTGCTAGCCTGTGCGGTGGCAGGTACTAGCGTTATTAGTAGGGCGGTAGTGATAACCTTAGTTTTCATTAGTCCTCTTTCTTAGTTGTTATTAGTTTAGCAACTAGGTACGACATTAGACCTAGTTGTATTAGTGTTAGGCTATTTATAGTCATTAGTTAGACCAGACTTTCTTTAGGCTAGCGTATCGCTTAGCGATTAGTATAGCCTTATCGCTAGGGCGTGTAGATAACGCCTCGCTAGGGTACTTAGCATTAAGGCGCATAGCCTGAACGATAGACAAGGCAGGGGCAGGAAGTGGAGCATAGCCACCAGCCTCTAGACCAAAGTCTTTAGCGATGTCCTTGCGGATTTCATTATAGTAGTTATTCATTATAGTAGTCCTTTCTAGACTCTTTCTTATTTATTCTTATTTAATTTTATAGTGGAATACTATCACACTATTTGGCGAAAGTCAATGCGACACGCCGTATCTGACCAGTCAGGTTTTGTGATTTATATCACGCTGACTGTGAGGATTGTCTCATCTATTGAGACTAGGTCAAGGTAGTCATTGACCGCTTTCTCTGTATGGAAGTACCCCACAAAAGAACGGGCGGAATTGTCAGAATCTAGAGAAGTATAGTTTAGTGTTATCATTTGGATAACCTTTCTTTAAGAAGTGCTAATAACCTTTATTAACTCTTATAGTATAAATACTACACTAGTACACTGACAAAATCAAGTCGCAAAACGGACATTTGAGACAATTTGCAAAAAATCTTTGTGATTTGGGTCACAAAATGGCTGAATATTTAGACAAATGGGCACACTATGTCTAATTTTAAGTTACTCGAAAAAGCGGATCATACAAATAAAAAAAATATTAACATTTTGTCAAATTGAAATCCGACGTATAGGTGACATTAAAAACGATGTAGTATAATTGTTATATGACTCAAGAAGAATTAGCATCAACTTTTATCCGTATGCAAAAAGATCTTGTTCCAAATGTTTCTATTGAAGTTGGAGCACATGCAGGAGAATTTTCTAATACAATGGCAATGGCGGGAATTAGAGCATATGCTTTTGAAGCAAGTCCATATGTATATGAGAAGTTTAAAGATAGCATGCATCCTGGAGTAAAATATATAAACAAAGCTGTATCTTATCAAGATGATATAGTTATGTTTCAAATAGATACAAGATTTGATCCAGAAAACACTGGGCATAATACAATTATGAAACGTGCAGAAGATATTGATTACAAATATGTAAAAGTAGAAGCTGTAGCGTTAGATGATTTTGCAGGGATGAACTCAAATATTGCTTTATGGATTGATTGTGAAGGAGCAAATAGAGAAGTTCTACAAGGTGCTAGTAAATTATTAGACGAGGTGTCTAGTATACATATTGAAGTTGAAACAAAAGAATTTTGGAAGAATCAATGGTTAGCAACTGATGTAGAAAATTATTTGGCGGGATATGGATTTAAAGAATTTGCTAGATCTAATGTAGATATATATGGACATCAAGTAAATATCATTTATGTAAAAAGGTAATTATGGATAAAGTAACAATTGTAGAGAATTTTATATCAGAAGAAGATTGCAATAAAATCATTGTAAAATTAAATACAATGAGAGAAGAAGGATCTTTAATAAAAAGAGATGATGGAAGAATTGGTCTTATAAATAGTAAAGATCCAGAAATGCTAGAAATCGTAGAAAAGTATAGGTATAAAGTTGCAAATTACTTTGATAACGGATATTCAAAATTATCTGGATATATAGCTACTATATATGACAAAGGAATTGGTATGTATAAACATGTAGATCCTCAAAATGAATATGGAGCTTTATTATATTTAAATGATAATTATGAAGGTGGGGAGATATTTGCTGATATCCATGAAGAATATTTTACTCATAAACCTAAAAAAGGTGATCTAGTATATTTTATGTCATATCATCCACATGGAGTAAATAAAGTTATAAAAGGTACAAGATACTTTTTTACAATTAGTTTAGTAAAGGAAGAAAATGTTTAGATTTTTAATTTGTTTATTTAAAAAACATACACTAGTAGATATAGGTGGATGTCCTTTTACAGGTAAATCATATGAAGCATGTACAAGATGTGGATTAACTTTAGAAAAAGCGGGAGTAAGAGCTGAAAGCTCTTCAGCCAATTAAAGCTTACTCTTAGATCTCCATAGAATATCATTCCTAGTAAACCATGGTCGGTATTGACTTTTTGGATCATTTGAGCTTATATATGGCTGATTAGAAAAAAATGCTCTACTATTTTTCTTCTTAGTGAGTTTCTCCGATATAACAGCATATACAGTAAATAAGAACCATATCCAGGACAAATAACTAAATATCTTCATTTTTGACTACTTTCGTATGTGTTACTTCCATATGACAATTCATACATAATACACGACACTTCTGTATTTCCTCCGCTATTGTTTTCCACGCATATCTCCCGCCCTTGACCATATCAGCAACATGAACCTTCTTACCAGATTTGGTCTTATACTTATTTTCGGGATTAAAGTGGTCAAATGAAAGTGCAGCAGGATGTTTATTATATCCGCATATCTCGCATCCAGCGGTTAATTTAATCTTATTAATACGGTTACGTATTTCTTGAGGCGTCATAGGAAGTATTCCATATAACGCTATTATATCAATCTTCAAGTTTTAATGCAGGATCAGGACATAAAACTTTTCCAGAGGCATGTAATGCCTCAAGTTCAGCTATCTTATCAGGATTCCGCTCACTAATTTGCACGGCCAATAAATCATATATTCTTAATTGTTGAATATATATTCCAGCAAGCAATTCTTGAAATGCTTGTAATTGTTCATCATTCATTTATTTGACCTTTCACTTTTTCGGGCTCACTCAATAAATTCTCTTGTTTGTGTTTATTCATAATTGTAACAAAATCTTTATTACCAAACCAGTGTATTTTACCGTTTACTTCCCAATAAATATTATATCTGTTGAGCAAAGTTAATTTAACTGCAAACGATAATGTTTCTGCATCAAGCGTCCCACCCGCTTCTGTCAATCTAAGGTACTGTACGCCCTCTACTTCCTGCAGTGAAAAAATCGTGAGGATTTTATCTGGACGCATTTCTTCGGGGTATACGTCAGGTTGTCTCAACCACTCACATTGAAAGCCTCTACAAGGATTCTGTGGGCGATTCTCATATTCACCACAACCTTTGCCTATTTGAAGAATTGGGCAGGGAGCACCTCCAAGTTTAAATGTCTTTCCATCCAGCATAGTAAGATCTGATTCACTATGTAAATATCCTTCACAACATTTTGTGCATTCACCACAAGTTCTATTTGATTTTTGCATCTATAATTTCCTTATATGTAATTAGGCCAGGAATCATTTTATAATCACAGTCTGGGAAAAAACATTTTAATTCTATAATTAAATCATCAGTCATAAAAGGAACAAGAGTCATATCATGTTCTGCATTTATGCACATGAAAGGTTTGTCTGATGTATTTTGGTATTCTGTAAATATTGATAATCTCATTTTATACTTTCTTTTAAGAAGGGGTGGGACTTTTACATCCCACCCCAACAATTATCAGCTAGTTGCTAGCCCTGCTACTACTGAATTCATAGTACTTTCAACATTTTGAACGTACTGTCTAATCGTAGGTTGCCCAGAGTAATAATGTTTATTCCAAAGAGCTTTATTTCCCGAATACGCTGGAAGAAAATGACTTGCAATTACTTTTTGCCAATCATGATACTTATTCCAACGAACGATTATTTCATGTCTCATTCTCCTGTCTTGTACCCATTCAGGTGCAAGGCAAGCAGTTTTGAAACCGTCATAGTTATCCCAAGTTAATGGCATGTATTGGTATGCACCACATGCGTCGGACCAATGAGATTTAGCTTTGTACCTGCCATGTGATTCTACCTGTTTAATAGAATACATTAAAATCTCTACTTTGTCCTTAAAACTTAAAATAGATTTGACGTTAATCTTTCTAGAATGTGTACTGTTGTAAACATTTACTGAGTAGAGCTTAATACTTATATATTTAATATATATATTATTTATATTAAGTATATTACCCCCCGCAGCACTAGTTAGATTATAGGCACTAAGTTTTTTAATGTCAAGTGCCTCTGCTGTATCTGCTGGGCTAATTCCTATAATAGAATTAACCAGTGTTATCAATACAACCAGTGTTAGATGGAATTTATTTTTTAGATTCATTCCCTTACCTCCTCGTTTTACTGACAGGTATGTATAATTCTAGCATGCTATAATAAGAAAAACAACAGGAGCAAAAGTGAAAATAGGATTTTCAGGCTTAGCTATGCGTCATATGGACTTATCTGTGGGATATGGGCAAGCATCTTATAATATATATAAATCATTTGAAGAATTAGGTATAGATGTTGAAATAGACGCATTAGATTCTGATATTGAAATATGTTTTGCAGATCCTAGAAACATCCAATTCACAAATAAAAATGCTTATAAAATTGCTTATATAGCTTGGGAATCAACTGACATGCTTCCTGAAATGAAAAAGAAAATTTCTGTTGCAGATGAACTTTGGGCAACTTCTCCTTGGGTGGAAGAAGTTTATAGAAAAATATTTCCAGGTAAACCAATATTTACTTATAAACATGGAATTAATAAAATTTGGAAACCTAAGTTAAGAAAAACTGCACATGATCAATTTACATTTTTACATATGGGTGAACCTTTTTCAAGAAAAGAAGGACAACTTACAACTGATTGTTTTATAGAATTATTTGGAAATGATCCAAAATATAGACTTGTATTAAAATCTAATGGCATGAATACTGTTAAAGTTCCAGATCCTCAATATGGATATTTAACATCTCCCGCAGCTTCATATGACAATATAATTTCTATTGATGCTTTATTAAGTGAAGAGCAGATGGTTGGCCTTTATGAATTATGTGATGTTTTTATTTATCCAAGTTGGGGTGAAGGTTGGGGATTACAACCAATGCAAGCTGCAGCAACTGGAATGCCAACAATTTCAACAGCAGGATGGGCTGATTATGCAGAATATATTAATTTTCCAGTAGATAGTGTTTATCAATTCAGTCCATGGCAGCAAACACATCCAGGCATGATGATGAAGCCAGATAAAAAAAGTTTAAAGAAACAAATGTTAAATGCAGTAGAAACTTATGATAATATATTAAAAGATACATTTAAAAAAGCTTTTGATTTACATAATGAATATGATTGGTTAACAGTTACAAAACCTGCAGTAGCAAGATTACAAAAAATTTACAACTCTTTAGTTTAAGAATTTAGATGTGGTAAACTGTAACTCTAAATAATTTTTGAAAGAGGTTAAAATGAACGGGACTATTGAAAATCCCTACGAGAACTTTATTGCTCTCAGTAGATATGCAAGATGGATTGAATCTGAAAACAGAAGAGAAACTTGGAAGGAAACTGTAGACCGTTACTTTAACTTTATGTCAATACAACTTCGTGAAAAACACGGATATGTACCAAATGATAAAGATTTAGAAGATTTGCGTGATGCAGTATTTAATCGTAACGTTATGCCATCAATGCGTTCTGTTATGACTGCAGGACCTGCATTAGAAAGAGAAAATGTTTCTGGATACAACTGTGCATTTCTTCCAGTAGATAATGCTAGATCATTTGATGAAGCTATGTATATTCTTATGTGTGGAACAGGCGTTGGATTCTCTGTTGAATATAAGTATATTAATAAACTCCCATCCCTTCCTGAAACTTTAGAGAAATCTTCTACAACAGTTATTGTTGGAGATTCAAAAGAAGGTTGGGCAAAGGCTTATCGTGAACTTCTTGGATTATTATGGGCAGGACAGATTCCACAGATTGACATTAGTAAGGTAAGACCATCAGGTGCAAGACTTAAGACAATGGGTGGGCGTTCATCAGGTCCTCAGCCGTTAGTAAATCTTTTTGATTTTACAATTCAAATTTTTAAAGGTGCACTTGGTCGTCAATTAAAACCAATTGAATGTCATGACATAATGTGTAAGATTGGTGAGGTAGTTGTAGTCGGTGGTGTTCGTCGTTCTGCAATGATTTCGCTTTCAAACATAAATGATATTGAAATGGCGCAAGCTAAATCCGGTAATTGGTGGGAAAAAAATTCTCAACGTGCATTGTCAAATAATTCAGTGGCATATTCTCGTAAACCAGAAATGCAACAGTTTATTGCTGAATGGAAATCTCTTTATGATTCCAAATCAGGAGAACGTGGTATTTACAATGTTGCAGCAGCACAAGCACAAGCAGCAAAATATGGTAGAAGAAGCCCAGACATTCATTATGGAACAAATCCATGTTCTGAAATTATTCTCCGCCCATATCAATTTTGTAATCTTTCAGAAGTTGTTCTTCGTGAAGATGATACTCCAGAATCAGTTGCTAAAAAGGTAAGACTTGCTTCTATACTTGGAACATGGCAATCAACACTTACAGATTTTAAATATATTCGTAAAATTTGGAAAGACAATACAGAAGAAGAAAGATTACTTGGAGTTTCTTTAACTGGTCAATTTGGAAATAAATTCTTTTCTGGACAAGATGGAATGGATAAGCTTGCAGATACTCTAGATAAACTTCGTGAGTATGCTGTAGAAATTAATATTGAAGAAGCAGGGAAAATTGGGATTCCCGCATCCGCTGCGGTGACTTGCGTAAAGCCATCGGGTACAGTATCTCAATTGGTCGGGGTGAGTTCAGGAATGCATGCATGGCATTCAGATTATTATATTCGCACAGTTCGTGGGGATAAGAAAGATCCAATTACTCAGTTCCTAAAAGATTCAGGCATTCCTGCAGAAGATGATGTAATGAAACCAAATGATACTTACGTATTTTCATTTCCAGTAAAAGCACCAAAGAATGCAATTACTCGTGATAAGTTAAATGCAATTCAGCAGCTTGAAATTTGGTTAACATATCAACGTCATTGGTGTGAGCATAAACCTTCTGTAACTATTTCTGTTAAAGAAGAAGAGTGGATGGAAGTTGGAGCATGGGTTTATAAGCATTTTGATGAGTGCTCTGGAATTTCATTCTTACCATACTCTGATCATACATATGTGCAAGCCCCTTATCAAGAAATTGATGAATCAGCTTACTTAGAGCTTTTATCAAAGATGCCAAAGTCAATTAATTGGCAAGCTTTATCTCTATATGAGCTGGAAGACACTACAACTGGAACTCAAGCTTTAGCATGTGTTTCTGGAGAATGTGAAATTGTAGATATAAACGCTTAAGTGATATAATATACATAAGTACCCCCTGTTTATACGGCGAATACGTTGCAGGGGGTTTCTTATGTTTTGACACAATTAGATGTTATAATTTAAACATAAATCTGAGGTGATATTTGTGGCAAACAACTTTAAAGTTATTCAAGGTGATACATGGTCACTTGATATTGCTTATACAGATGCAGATAACAATCCAATAAATATATCAAACTATACAATCCTAGCTGAAGTTAAAGATACTCCAGGCGGTAGACTTTTATGTGCAACATCTACAAATGGTGATGGTGTTGAGATGATTAATGATGGAAATTACAATAGATTTATATTAACATTTAACAGTGCAAAAACAGCAAAGTTTAATTATCCAAAAGCTGCTTTTCAAGTTAAAGTTGTTGATACAGATGATACTATACTTGAAGGTTGGTTTATAGTTGGAGCAGGTGTTATAGACGCATGACAACAATATCTCCAAGATTAGACAAAGTAGTTCAAATAATTTCTAAAGATAAGGTTGTCGTTAGAGCACCTGGAATAGCAGGTCCTAAAGGTGATCCTGGAACATCAGTCTTAACTGGAATTGGTGCACCATCTAATAATATTGGAAAAGCTGGCGATCTTTATATAGATACAGAAAATAAAAGACTTTATGGTCCAAAAGATCCAGCAGGATGGGATCCAAATTTATATTCTGTATTTGCAGGAAGTTCATTTTACGCTGGAGCAGGAGTTCCTACTCAAAGTTTAGGTAACAATGGAGATTCTTACTTAGATACATCTCATAGAATATTATATGCAAAGCAAAATAATGTATGGGGATCAGCAGTGGAACTTGTTCCAGTATCTGTTTTTTCTTTTACGTATGAAAAACAAACAGCAGCTTCTTCATGGAGTATTATACACAATCTAGGCTTTAATCCCGCCGTTTCGGTTATGGATTATAGCGATAATAATATAGAATGTGATATAGAGTATGTTAATGAAAATCAGTTGACATTACGCTTTATTCAAGCGGGAGTATCAACAAATGTTTCAGGATATGCTTATCTGTCGTAAGATAAATAAAAAAAATAAGGGGAATAAAAAATGGCAAAAACATTTTTAACAAATATTAATTTAAAGGGTAATCAGCTACTTAATGCAGTTATCCATTCTGCTCCCTCGGCCCCATCAGCCCTTGCAGCAGGACAACTATACTTTAACACAGGAGATAGTACATTCTACTATTCAACAGGAACAGGAACAACGCACTGGTCTCCAGTAGGTGTTCAATATATTGGATCAGTTGATGGTAATTTTGTAGTAACAGATCAACAATTAACACTCGCAGAAAATGTAACACTAGGTGGTGCATTGTATGTTGGCGGGTCAACAGATCATGGACTTGATGTTGATGGTAACGGTAATACAGAACTTGGTTCCACTACTGGAATAGCATTAAGTGCTAACAATAATATAACTCTTACAACATCCAGCGGAGATATTATTCTTTCAGCAGATGGAGATGTTTATAAGGGTTCAGTAACTTCAGACAATAGACTTGCAACATTTGGTGATATAACAGGTGATCTTACAGGTTATGTTACAGAAACTGGAACACAAACTCTTACTAATAAAACAATATCTGGATCAGATAATACTATTTCAAATATTGATAATACTTCACTTACAAATTCAAAAGTAACTATTAATGGTAGTGATGTAAGCCTAGGGTCAAGTTTAACACTTTATACTGATGATATTTCAGAAGGTGTATCACCAGTTAATGTTTATTTTACAGATTCTCGTGCACGTAATGCAATAAGTGGTTCTTCAGGAATTTCTTATGATTCGTCTACTGGTGCAATAACTGTAGATAGAACTACAGTAGACACTTGGTATGACGCAGCTGGCACAGCAGCAACAGAAGCGGGCTATGTTGCTACAGATCTTTCAACACACGCAGGATTATCATCTGGTGTACATGGTGTAACTGGTTATGTAGTAGGAACTTCAGATATACAAACACTTTCAAACAAAACAATTCAAGGTCCATTATACTTTACAGATGAAATAACTGTTGCAAATGAAGGCGAAATTGTTATCAATCCTACAAATAATGATTTTGAAATTACTGCACATACTGCTAGCCTTCGCATTTTGGCACATGATGATGTAACAATTACATCACAAAATGGTGGAGACATTGTTCTTAATGCAGATGGTACAGCATATCTTGGCTCTGCAGCAACAGGCAATGAAATTGCAACAATTTCTGATATTCATAGTATTGCACAAGGTCTTAATGTTAAAGAGTCAGTAACTGCTGCTTCAACCATAAATATTAACCTTGGAACATGGAATGCTGACACTGACAGTCTTGATGGGTTCAATGCTTGGAATTCTGGGGATCGTATTCTTGTTAAGAATCAAACTACCTCATCTGAAAATGGCATTTATGTAACCGCAAACGACGGTTCACTTTCTCGTGCAACAGATCATACAACTCCAGCAGTTGGTGACTTTGTATTTATTGAATATGGAACTCAAGGCAAGACTGGATATATTGCTACAGGTACAGGTTACACTTGGACACAATTCTCAGCTGCTGGCGAATATACAGCGGGAACTGGAATTACTATTTCAAATGCTTCAATTAGTTTTAAAGCTTCTGATGTAGTATCAGGATCAACATATATTACAAATCCTTCAGGCGCAACGCTTGACCTTAGTTTATCAACACTTGAATCTCAACTTGTATCTGATGATTTTGCAAAAAATGCAGATTACACAACAGTTACTCGCAAATATTCAAGTTCCATTACTGGAAACAGCGTAGATGATACATTTTCATTCACACATGCTCTTGGATCAAGAGATGTAATGGTTCGTGTATATCAAACATCTGCAGGAGTAGATCAATACAATGATATTGAAATTGATGTAAAGCGTACATCAACAAACATAATTACAGTATCATTTGCATCCGCTCCAGTAACTGGAGAAACTTACAACGTAGTTGTAATAGGCTAAATAAAAATAAAAATTGTCTAAGGAAGGACGTTAAACGTCCTTCCTTAACTAAATAAATGGAGTAAAATGTCAAAAGTATTTAAAGTCCCATTAAAACCACCAGTACTAGCATCGGACCCATCTGGCACAAAAGGTGATTTTTATTACAATGATAATGATAAAGCTTATAGATATCATGACGGTACTGGTTGGCAAAAATGGGGAACTAATAATAATGTTATAAATATTGATGGCGGAAAAGCAAGCGATTCTTATCTTTTTGGACTTGATGGTGGCGCAGCATAATAGTTTTTTATTTATAAAAATGATATAATTTTAACGGAGGATTAATGTCAAGTACAAGAATTCAAATAAGAAGAGACACAGCCAGTAATTGGTACGATGTAAACCCCCAGCTATCTTCTGGCGAAATAGGATTTGAAACCGATACAGGCAAATTTAAAATTGGTAATGGTACTAATATTTGGCGTACATTAGATTATGCTTCAGTACTTCCTTCAGGGATATCTTCCGTAGCTGTTACATCTTTTAATTCCCGTCAAGGTGAAGTTACCCTTACGGATACAGATGTAAATACAGCACTTGGCTATACAGCAGCAGATGCTGCAGATCTTTCAGGATTTCAATCTTCTACTAATACAGATATTAGCAATGCAATTACAACTGCAGAAGGTTACACAGACACATCAATAGAAAATCTTAATATTGGCACAAATGGTGCTGGTAATGTTGTTTCTACAAATGGAACTCAGACACTAACTAATAAAACACTAGGATCATCAACAAGCTTAAGCGAAAATTTAGATGCAAATAGCAAAAAAATATTAAATTTATCTGATCCAGATATAGATACAGATGCAACAAATAAAGGCTATGTAGATCAAATTATTGAAAATGTTTATCATTCAGTATTTGTTAATTTTGCTACTACAGAACCAATTGATGCAATAAATAATGATGGTGATTCAGGCGAATATGGCAAAGGTATTGGCGGAACTTTAACAGGCAGTTCAAATGGTACGTTAACTGTTGATGGCGTAGAAGTTGATTTATTAGATAGAATTTTAATCAAAGATCAAGCAGATGCAAAGCAAAATGGCATATATTACATTACAACATCTGGAGATTTAAATAACCCATGGGTTGCAACACGCACTTCAGATTATGATAATTCTTTTCAAGGACAATTAATCGGTGGTCGCACAATTTATGTTGGAGAAGGAAATACTCTTTCAAAAACAACTTGGTTTATGGATTCTTTGGGATCATCAGAATTTCCTGCATATGGAATTGTAATTGGTACAGATAATATTAATTTTCAACAATCAGCGGGTAGCGGTACATATATTGCTGGAAATGGTTTAAACCTATCTGGCTCATCTTTTTCTATAAATACAGATGTTGTTCAAACAAGAGTTACAAATGTATCTAATACAGAAATTGGATATCTTGATGGAGTAACATCTTCTATTCAAACACAATTAGATGCAAAAGCATCAAGCTCTACTCTATCATCACATACATCAGCAACAACAAATGTTCATGGTATTTCAGATACCGCAGCACTTGCTACAAAATCATATGCTGATACTAAAAAATCAGAAGCAATTACCGCTTCAGAATCTTACACAGATTCAGCAATTAGCACAGAAGTTACTAACCGTAATTCTGCAATAGCAACCGCTAAGTCTCAAGCAATATCAACATCTGAAGGATATGCTGATTCAGTTATAGCAACAGAAGTTTCTAACAGAAACACTGCAATATCTAATGCAACCGCTAATGTAGTAAAAACAACAGATACAGGTTCTGTTACTTCTACTATGATTCTAGATAACACAATTGTAAATGCTGATATTAATGATTCAGCAGAAATAGCATATAGCAAATTAAATCTTTCTTCTTCTATTACTTCCGCAGACATAGTAGACGGAACAATTGTAAATGCAGATATATCACCTTCAGCTGGAATAGCAGATACAAAACTTGCAACTATTACAACTAGTGGCAAAGTTGCAAATTCTGCAACCACCGCTACAGATGCAAATACAGCTTCAACAATTGTTGCTCGTGATGCATCAGGTAATTTTACAGCTAATTTAATTACAGTAAATACAACTCCTACATCTGCAGGGCATGCCGCTTCAAAAGCTTATGTAGATAATATTTCTGCAGGAATGAACTGGCATGCAGCAGTCGTGGCTGCAACATCTGGAGTTTTACCTTCATCTACATATGCAGACGGAACAACTGATGCTAATGGCGGTTTAGGAATTGGAGCAACATTAACTGCTACAGCAAATGCAGCACTTGCAATTGATACTATAAATGTAAATAATGGCAACCGTGTACTTATTAAAAATCAAGCAGATGCAAAGCAAAATGGTATTTATGTTGTAACAGACAAGGGGTCTTCTTCAACAAAATGGGTTCTTACTCGTGCAACAGATTCAGACAACCACACAATTGATGAAGTTTCTGCAGGAGATGCAGTATATGTACTTTATGGTCCAAATAATTTAAATCAATCATTTGTTGCTACAATGACAGGTTCAGGAACAGATGGCCTAGTACTTATTGGCACAGATAATATTACATGGACTCAGTTCTCAGGTGCTTCATCATTCGTAGCAGGTAACGGTCTTCTTAGAACCGGCAACACAGTAGATGTTGTTTCATCAACACTTAATGTTACTGCAGATAGCGTTGATCTTGCTACAGTTTCTCAGTCAAATACAACGGGCGGGAATCTTGCAAACGGCATCGTATCTGGAATTACTGTAGATTCATATGGTCGTGTTACTGGTTATCAGACAGGTGCTCAAAATGTTGCAAGTACTTCTAATAAAGGTATTGCATCTTTTGACTCAGCATCATTTACAGTAACATCTGGCAACGTAGCAATTAAATCTGCTGGAGTTTCAAATTCTCAGCTAGCAAACAACTCAGTAACAATTGGCTCAACTTCTGTATCACTTGGAGGGACTGCCTCAACTTTGGCGGGATTGACATTAACAACACCAGTAATTGCTCAAATTACTAATACAGGAACATTAACACTTCCTACATCTACAGATACATTAGTAGGCAGAGCAACTACAGATACATTGACAAATAAATCAATTTCAGGTTCTACAAATACTTTATCTAATATTGGTAATACAAGCCTTGCAAATTCAAGTATTACAATTAATGGAACTTCAATATCACTTGGAGATACAAAAACTATTACCGCAGCAGCGGAAACATTAACAGGTACAACACTTAACTCTTCAGTAGTAGGTTCATCACTTACATCAGTTGGAACAATTGCAACAGGTGTTTGGAATGGTACAGCAATTGCAATTGCAAATGGTGGTACAGGTGCTACAACAGCTTCAACAGCTGCTGCTAACTTACTTCCATCTCAAACATCTAATTCTGGTAAATACCTTACAACTGATGGAGCGGGAACCCTTTCATGGGCTTCAGTATCAGGATATTCTGCTCCAACTATTGGTTCAACATCAATTGCATCTGGAGCAACTGTAACTACAATTGCAGGACTCACATTATCTGGAGCAACATTAAGTGGTACATTAACTGCAAATAGCTCTGCAGGAACTTCAGGACAACTACTTTCATCAACTGGAACAGGTGTTCAATGGGTAAATCCTCCTTCAGGATACACAGCACCAACACTTGGATCAACTTCAATTTCATCAGGTGCAACTGTAACTACAATTGCGGGACTAACATTAAATAACCAAACAATGACAGGAACTGTAACTGCAGGTGGTTCTGCAGGAACTTCAGGTCAATTCTTGCAATCAACTGGGACGGGAGTTCAATGGGCAACCCCTTCATCTTCAGTAGCAGATGGTTCAATAACATTTGCAAAGCTTGCAAATGAAACAAAAATTATGCATATTATGCAGGCATATTAATATTTGCGTAGTAATGGGTTTATGATACAATAAACCTATATCACATAAGGGGGAAAGGGAACCTAAATGGCAGATCTAGATTTTAAAGTTAAGAACGGTATTCAGACTAATGGTCAAATACTTATTCAAGGTAAAGATGTAGAACTACTGGTTATTATGGGAGCCTACTTATAATGTTAAATAAATTTGGGGGAAATAAATAATGGCAACAACAGCAGTACAAATGTATAGAGGTGCAGCTTCTACAACTACTACTACAACACTTTACACCGTTCCAACAACAGGAACTCAATCAATTATAACAAATATTGTTGTGACAAATACTTCAGGTTCAGCACAGACGTTCACTCTAGCTTTTGATGGTGTAGCTTTTGCTACTACAGCAACAATTGCTGCTAATGGACAAGCTTTATTTGATTTAAAGCAAGTACTTCCAGCAAATGCAACACCTAAAACCATTACAGGTGGAGCATCTGCAACATCTGTAAACTTTCACATTTCGGGGGTTGAAATAGTATAATATGGGCGTCGCAATATATCCAAATACAGCATCAGTAATTAAATCTTTGCAAACAGGATCAGCATCTGGAGCAGGTACAATTACAATTTCAGCAGTTAATACTGCAAAAACTGTTGTTCACTCAGTTTCAACAGGTTCGGCGGGAACAGTAGCAGCAACAGGAACTATGAATGCTGCAAATGGATCTACTTCAGGAATTTCTTTTTCAGCTTCTTCAGGAACAAACGTTATATCAAATAACCCACTTGTTGCTGGACAACTTTTAGCGAACCAAGGATATGGATATTATTACACAACTGGTAACTATAATGCAAGATATCAAATTTATTATCAAACAAGTTCAGGATATATTCAGGCAAATGTTAGCTCTAATATTTATATGAATGCTATGAATACAAATGGTGCAAACGTAGGATTAAATGCAACAAGTTTAACTGGAGGAACAACTGCTTTAACTGCTGCAGCATATGGTGCAGTATTAACAAATTCAACAACACTAACAGTAACAGGTCCTTGCACCTATCAGGTTATAGAATATTATTAATAGGAGATAAATATGAAAGAATATGTACATTTAAAAGACGGAATTGTATTTGCTCATCATAAAACAGAAGGAGATGTTGACGATTCATCTGATACTGTAATAGAAGTTACTGGAGACCTTGATTCTTATTTAAATAAAAAATATGAAAATGGTTCTTTTATTGAAGCTCCAGAAATTAAATGGGCTGTTTTAGATGAAGATAATAATAATACTGTTATTGCAATAAAAAGTACAATATTTTCTTCAGAAGTTAAAGGCCCAGTTATAAATGACAATAATGTAAAAATTTTATGGCGTTGGGATGGAAATAATTTTATCGCACCTCAAGATAATTCACATCCAATAGTTTACGTAGATTCAGTTCCTGTAACTACAAGTAATTCTATGCCAGCTGTATCAGAAACATCTTTAAAACAACTTGAAGAAGATAAAGTTAATATAGATGAAATTATAGCAAAACAAAAAGAAGCAGATGCTGAAGCAGAAAAACAAGCACAGCAATCTCAAATAATTTCTGCACCCCCACCAATAGACTAAGGTAAAAATGAATAATATAAAATTTATCAACACAAATAGTGTTGATGGTATTTATCGCCCTATTCCAGCTTCAGAAAATATTCCAGAATGGTATAAAAAAACTCAATCTTATGTGGGTGGAAAAAGGGATATAGGATATCAAGGTACAGTAAATAGTACTATAAAAAAATGTCAACCAGTATTTGATGTTTTAACAGCAGGATATATAATTTCAACATATTGTGATTTATATATCAAAAAAAATGATAATGGTGAAATTTTATATTTAACTAGTCAAATAGAAAATATTCAACATCATGGTATAGAGCAAGCTCCCTATCACCCAAATATGAATCAGCATCCATATCCTAAATGGATAAATCCATGGGGAATTAAAACTCCTCCAGGATATTCTGTATTAATAATTCCACCAGTACATGGTAATAATAAATATTTTACTATTTTAGAAGCAATTGTTGACACAGATACTTATAACTCTCCAGTTAATTTTCCATTTGTTTTAAATGATGTAAACTTTGAGGGGATTATCCCAGCAGGTACACCAATGGCTCAAGTAATTCCAATTAAAAGAGAATCTTGGTCTCATCAAATTATTAATGATAAATATGATTATGAAAAGACAGAAAGATTATTAACAAGTAAATTTTATAACAGATATAAACAATTGTTTTGGCATAGAAAAGAGTATAAATGATAAAAAATAAAAAAAATATTTTTAGGCATGCAGCTGAGGACAATGTTTTTCCAAACATATCTCCAGCAAAAAATAATATTCCAAGGTGGTATATGGACACGCCAAAATTTAAAAATGGGGAATTTCCTAAAAGGCTTCCAGCGGAAGTTACATTTAAAGCTTGTGCTCCATTTTTAAGTTCACTAACTAGTGGATACATGTTGCCACTTCCAGTTGATATTATGGTTGAGCAAACCGAAGGTGGTCCTGTAATTACATGGAGAGATCCGGATGTAAATTTTCTTGCATTAAGAGATGATAACCATAATATTTTACTTCCAGTGCCAGAAGGATTTTCAAAACTTCATTTTGCATGGAACACAAAACATTGTTTTAATATTCCAAAAGGATATTCTGCACTTGTAACACATCCGTTAAATAGATTTGATCTACCTTTTATTACACTAAGTGGTTTTATTGATGGTAATTTTTCCGTTCCAAGTGGAAATGTTCCAGTATTTTTTAGTAAAACTTTTGAAGGATTAATTCCTGCAGGCACTCCAATTGCTCAAATTATTCCATTTAAAACAGAAAATTGGGAATCTGTTTACGATAAAAATGTTTTAGAAGAAGCATTTTTAAATCATAAAAAAAGTGGATTTTCATCTTGGGGATGGTATCGTGATAATATTTGGAAAAAACCTAAATTTGACTAATGAAAATAATTAAAGATTTTTCAAATTGGGATGAACAAGATGAAATTTTAGGTTTACCAAGACCTATGGTTCATGTTCCAGAAAAATTTAGAAAAGAAGCAGATTATTTTATAAATAAAAATATTCCAATTCCATGGCAATCAAAACCTATATTAAAAAATAATGCTATGTTTAATGTTATAACAAAAAATGAAAAAAAGGTAAAACCAGATAATATTTGCGGTTATTGTGGTTTATCTTTTTTACCAGAAGAAATTTGCATAAGTTGGAATTCAGAAAAAACAGAAGACGGAAGATGTTATAAAGATGGATTAATAAATGATGAAAAAGGTCCCAGAGTGTTTTCAGATATAATGCCTTTTCATATTGAATGTATGAAACAAGCAAGAATATTTTGTCCATTTATGAAAAAAAGAAAAGATTTTGAATTTGAACAGGGTAAATTTAAACATATAAAAGCAAATGCAGATTATTTGCTTTTAAAAATTAAGGAAAAAAATGATAATTAGTAATTCTAAAAAATTTATATATATACATTTACATAAAACTGGAGGAACTTCTATAGAAGAAGCCTTAACTCCATATTTAGAATGGGATGATTATATTTTTGGAGGCTTGTCTTTCGGCATGGAATTAGAAAATTTATACGCTAAATATTTTGGTTGGAAAAATATTCAAGAAAAAGGATTATCTAAACATTCATCAGCAGAAAAAATAAAAAAATTAATTGGTAATGAAAAGTGGAATAACTTTTATAAATTTTCTACAATTCGTGATCCAAAAGAATTAATGATTTCTTTTTATTATTATACAAAAAAATCAGCAAATGATATAGAAAAAGAATCATATTCTCATCTAATAAATAAAGGGCTAGACGGTTTTATACAAGATATTTTATTTATGAATATAGAACCAGTAAATCCACAAATAAAAAGACTTAATTATGATAAAACAATAGATTTGTATAATATTAAAAATATTCAAAAAACATGGCCTATAATTTTAGAAAAAATTGGTTTTGATAAAAATATAAAACTTCCTATAACAATGAAAACTTTTAAAGACGAAGGCATTATTTTAAGCAAATACACGCAATCTTTAATAGAAAATCATTTTAAAGACGATTATGAAATTTTAGAAAAATCTATATGATTCCTAAAATAATATGGCAAACTTATAAAGATCCTTTTGAAAAATTGCCAACGTATATTAAAGAAAAAACTCAAACTTGGCAATATTTAAATCCAGAATATAATTATATTTATATGGATGATGAACAAATAAGATTTTTTATTTTTCGTGAATTTGGTAAAAAATGGTTAAACATATTTGATAGTTGTCCAGTTGGAGTTATGAAAAGTGATATTTGGAGGTATTTAATTGTTTATACGTATGGAGGTGTTTATGTAGATATAGATACAATTTGTAATAAAAAAATTGAAGAGTGGGTCGTACCTGGCTATAATTTAATTATTTCGAAAGACGATGACGATTATTTTTATAATCAAATATCATTTGCATCAAAGCCAAAACATAAACTTCTTAAAAGTGTTATTGATTGCGTAGAAGATAATTTTAAAGAACCAAATTATAAAGATATAAGATTTGTTGATAGAATTACTGGAGTGATGGCCTGGACTAAAGGAATTAATAATTATTTAGATAATAATAAAAAAAATGATATAAAAATATATTCAGTAGATAGTATAAAATATTTAGGAAATAATAAAGCATCATATTATAATGATGCATTTATTCATTTAACTGCAAGTTTAAATTGGAATAAAGATTACATAGGATGGCAGGAACAAGAAAAAATGGTAATTGATTTAAATGATTTATGAAAGTTTTTATTTTTTACATATACCTAAAACAGCTGGTCATTTCATTAGATCTGAAATTATAGATTATTTAACACCTGGATTAAAAGATGCTAAAATAAAAATAAAACAAGATCAACACGCTTATTGGTCAAAGGTTGATGATAAAACATATGTAATATCCAGTATCAGAAATCCAATTGAAAGAACTGTAAGTCACTATGCTTGGAATCATAAACATTTTAATAATAATTTAGAAATTAATGTTTTAAACATGATGAAATGGTTAGAAAAAAATAATACATATATATCTAATTTTCAATCAAAAAGTTTTTTATACGACTCCGCCCCACTCGGCCCAACTTTAGATATAAAAGATACTCCAGAATTTAATACAATAAAAATCAATGATAAATTACTTATTGATAGGTTAAAAAGAATAAATATTTTAATAAGAAATGATAGTTTAACAAATGTTAAATGTGAAAAACTTAAATATAAAATACACAAAGACTTATCATTAAAAAAGGTGTATAATAAAAGTCAATACATATTAAATGATCATAACATAAATGATTCATCTAAAATATTGTATAAAATGTTAAGTAAAAAAGAAATAAAATTTATTGAAAGTTTAAATCAAAAAGATTTAGAAATATATAATAATAAAGAGTTGTTTTGGAATGGATAATAAATGATTATACAAATTATAGGTTTGCCAGGTAGTGGAAAGACAACTATTGCTACCGTCCTTGCAGACAGAGTAAACGGAACACTTTTAAATGCAGACGAAGTTAGATCTGATTTAAATAAAGATTTGGGTTTTACTGTAGAAGATAGAATAGAGCAAGGTCGCAGAATGGGTGCTTTATCAAGATTGCTTCATAATCAAAATCAAATTGTTATTGCTGATTTTGTATGCCCAACCGAAGAGACTAGAAAAGCTTTTGGTAAAGCAGATATAATTATTTGGATGAACACTATATCTGAAGGGCGTTTTGAAAATACAAATAGAATATTTGAAAAACCAGAATTTTTTGATGTCATGTTTAATTCACATGAGATGGATGAATATCAAAAGGCAACATATATTATTCAAAAATTTAATTTACACGATTGGTCAGAACCAACAACTTTAATGCTTGGACGTTACCAACCTTGGCATGAAGGTCATCATGCCTTATATGAAGAAGCAGGTAAGCGAACAAGTCAAGTAATGCTTGGTGTTAGAAATACATACAATACAAGTCCTAAAGATCCACTAACATTTGATCAAGTTAAAGGTTATATTGCTCAAGATGAATTTATGAAAAATGCAATGATAGTTAAAATGCCAAATATTACAAATATTGTATATGGGCGGGATGTAGGATATAAAATTGAACAAGTATCGTTAGGAGCAGACATTGAAGCTATTTCAGCAACTGAAAAACGCAAGCAAATGGGTATTTAATATATTGGCAAATCTTGGACAAGGAATTGCTGATGCAGAAGATAGACTTTATTCTGATCAAACCCCTCGTAAACCAATTATGTGGGTATCACATGGTCGTTCTTTATTAAAAGCCATTAGTTGGAGATTCTTTGGTAACTTAATCTCTTTTATTATTATTTATGAGTTAACCCATAATGGTAAGTTAGCGTTTGTTGCTTCTGGTATTGAACTTGTAATTAAGATCGTTCTTTATTACGCACACGAACGTGCTTGGAACAAGATTAAATGGGGTAGAGAGTAGCATATACGCAAAAAGCGTATTATTTGCTATAATATAAACTATGAGCTCATCAACCAGTAAAGGGTTTCCATATCCATTGTCAACTGATCCAGTTGACGTACCGTCCGACATATATAACTTAGCTAATACAATTGACACTAAGTCAACATCTACAGCTACAGCAAATACTCTTGTGTATAGAGAAACTAACGGTAAGATTACAATTGGCGAACCTACAGCATCTTCACATGCTGCAACTAAAAATTATACTGATGCACAGACAGCTTTAGCTGTGCCAATGACAAATAAAGGCGACATAATTTATTCTAGTGCAAATGGTTCAGCCGTTGCAACTGCAACTAGATTGGGTATTGGATCAAATGGTTATGTTCTTGCAGTTTCTGGAGGAGTTCCTGTATGGCAAAGTCCAACGACTGGTGCTGGTAACGGAACAGGAACTGGATATACTCAAACATCTGGAACAATAGGATCAGGATCAGCTACATCAATTGATACAATTGCTACAAGTACTTTTATAGGAATTGAATATTTATTAAATATGAAACAAGGTTCAAATATTCGTGTTTCAACAATTAGAGTTGCAACAGATGGAACAAATGTTGTTTCTGAAGAATATGGTGTTACAGAATTAGGAAATGCTATGGCTGATGTTTATGTTTCAGCAGTATCTTCAGGATCTAACTGTTTACTACAAGTTACTGTTTCAGATGCAGAAACAAATGCAGTGACATGGAGACTTTCAAGACTTGCACAATAATTGGAGGCTAACTAATGTCCTATCTTTATGCTGTAAACAGGGATAACCCATTAGGTTATTTTTCAATTGACTCTGATTATACATATTATAATTTAAAAAATGGTTTTACCACATATGGCGGAACTAAAGGTAATGATCATACCAATGGTAATCTTTATGACACATATGCTGGATTTACATATTCATATCTTAATACGCTAAAAGTAGTTGATGCTACATCTTATAACAATAACCCTTCACTTGTAGGATTAAGTTATTCAAGTCCAATAGTTATGGGTAACAAAACTTCTGCAAAAATAACTAAAGATTCATTTATAGAAATTAAAAACATTTATGACGTATTTGTACCTTCATCAAACCCGCATACATGGTCCACAGAATTTTGGACTTCATTTGATTGGATGGATGGACAAGCATTAGATCTTACTACTTATGATAGCTTTTCTACAAATGATTTTAGAAATGATATAGGATTTAGAACAAGTATTGCAACATATCCAAAAATATACCTATTATCAATTGGATATTATACAACAGTAAGCGGAAGTCAGTATTTTTATAATTATGCATCTATTCTTTATAATCAACAAACTAACTGTATTGAATTTTATGTTCCACAAGCATCTGGAGGATATGCAAAATCATATTGTGTCGTTACAGATTTAGATTCTCCATTACATATTTATGCAACATATTCAAATAAAACAATTAACGTTTCTGTAAATGGACAGTCTGGAATTTCTGCATATGTTGGAAATGGTTTATTTCAAGATACAAACATTTCAAATAACTATCAAAATCTTATATTTAGAGTAGCTGGATCGTATAATGATTTTTCAACAACTCCTCCAACTAAATATTCTTTACAAGATGGACAATACTTCTTATTATCAAATCTTGCTTTTTATGATTATTTGCTTACCAGTCAACAGTTAACTAACCATATTAAATGGGGAGTATATGACAATAAACCAGTTAAATCTTCAGTTCAATATGGAACGCATTTATTCCCACTTGAAGAATCTCCACAAAATTTTCAATATGGAAAAGTTTTTAGAGGAGAAGGATTTAAAGATTATACTAATATATATAATTTAAATATAACATCTAAAGGCCTGGAACCACAAAAAATAAATCGTGTTACATTTAATAATATTGATAAAACAAGTATATTGCAATCCCCAGACGATAGGTCTGGAATATATTGGAGCAATGGAAAGGCAGCATTAGATTTTTCAGATTTTGGTAAAATATCTTCAATGCCATGCACAATAAGTTTACTACTTGAACCGATGACGGGATATGGAGATGAATATATTCTTTCCATAAACAATGTTAATGGTTCTTCAACTTTATTTGTTGATCGTACAAATAAAAGTTATAATTTAAAGTTTTACGATGTAAGTAATGGGGGAACCATAACAACATTATGTTCTGTTACTCCAACATACAAAACAATATATCAAAAATTAGCTTTATCTTTTGCAAATAATTCAGTAGTTTTAACTGTAATAGACGCTGCTTTAGAAAAACAAAATTCTATTTCTGATGTTACATCTCAAAGTTTACCTTATCAAAAGACTTTTACTTTTTCTAATAATAGCATATTGACTATGGGACAAAGTTATCATAACGACAATAATTTAAATTCTATGACTGTTAATAAAACAATATTTTCTTATTTAAATATATCTGATTTGTATATTACAGATTTTACAAATCAATATATAAATGGATACCATTATCCCGAAGGCTATCCTTGGGTTGGTATTATTAAGTATAGCGTTCCTTTGCAATATTACTCAGATCCTTATAACCCAGTAGATGTAGTTAAATCGTTTCCAGTTTATCAAATGGGCCATTGGACCACATCAATACCTTTATCTGCTATGGATTCAATTGTTGGTTCAAAAATTAAATGGAATTCAACAAATAACTGTTTAGTTGAATATTCTTTTCCAGATCAAACTTCTGCTCACCAAGAAGATAATTGGATGTCATTTTCTAGAAAAGGCGGAGTTATATGTGGTTACGATTTTTCTAAAAAATTAAGCACTATGTTAATTAGAACAACTATTATTACTAAGTATGATGTACAAGATTTAAATCAATCATTTAATAATTTAGAGGTTGGTTTATATAAAAATATGAATTTTTATTCAGAAGGAGAATCATTTCTTCTTGTTCCAGATTCTAGAAGTATTTATAACACATCCGGTACGATTAAAGGATATAGTAAGCCAATACAATCAAGATCTCAAAACTTAGGTCTTCTTTTTAGTTATAGTATGCAAGATATGGGTGTTCCGGGATACGCTGAAATAACTAATTTATATTCTAAAAATATAGCTGCTATAGATTTTTGGTATAGACCAGATACAAATTTTGTCGGAACAAAAATTATTACAGCAGATTCATCAATACCAGGATATCCAGATTTAGAAATAGGTTCTGATGGATCTCTTCAATATAATGAAGGAATATCATCAGTATATATAAATGGTTTATATGTTTCTAATTCTTTGACGGCTTCAACTGTAGCTGATCAGGTAGCTAGATTTAGTTTTACAGCAAATACGCCAGTTCATATATTTGTAATTTTAAATGGTGTATTTACAGGTGGTATTGATGTAAACGGGGACGAAACGCACATAGGCTCAGAAAGCTCATATGGATTTATTAATATTTGGGAAAATGCGGTATCTCAACAAGATGCAATTAATAGATACAATTTATTCACTCAGAACTCCTTAGCCGTAGCAGCTAATGATAATTCTATGAATTCTTTGCTTAACCCGCTTTTATTAGATTATCGCAATACAATGCCAATTGTTCATAAAATTGGTTCATAATTGCACAAAAGTTATGTTCAAATAATCAAGAATGGTAAAATACTAGTATGAAAATGAAGAGTACGCAAGTAGAAGAGGTTCCTTACGGCACATATATCTGGCAGATGCCCGATGGCAGTTTAGTGACTGATGAGGATGGTAACTATATGTGTATATTTGCAATCAAAGGCGATGTTAAAAAAATTGCTAATCTTAGAAAATTTGCAAAAGATTATGGTATTGAAGAAGGTCAGCCCGCATGGTTTTCTGGTTCACGTCCGGTAAGTGATGAAGAATATGAAAGTCAAAAACAAAGACTTGAGTGGGGCCTAGTCCCAGATGAAAAAGATTTGCCAGCTCTTAAAGAAGAATTAGAGCAGCAAAAGAAAATGGGTATTATATGATAAAGCATAGTGCAGGCATAGCTGATGATAATGATGATTTTTCTTCTGAAGAAGTTATGATTAGTGGTGCTTCTCTAGGCACAGTTCCAAGAGAATTACAAGAAACAGATTTTGATGACCCATTTCTTGGTAAAGCAGAAGATCTATTAAAAATTGAAAATTTAAATTCTAATTTTAAACGTAATGCAACTAGAAAATTGCAAAAAGCATATACAGGTTTAGATGATGCAAAATCTAAAAAACTTGATCCACTTGATCTTACTGGATATTCATTATTTCAAATTGTTCAACCACCATACAATGTTTTATATTTAGCACAACTTTATGATGTATCTCCATATCATCACGCAGCAGTTGATGCAAAAGTTTCAAATACCGTCGGGCTGGGGTATAAATTTCAAGAAACACAAAAAGTTTTAGATAAATTAGAAGATGCATCTGAAGATAACGTATCATTAGAAAGATTACGTAGAAAGATTTCACGTGCAAAAGTATTAATGACTGATAAGATAGAAAGTCTTAATTCAGATGATTCTTTTGAAGAAATTATAAAAAAAATTTATAAAGATTTAGAGGTAACTGGAAATGGATATCTTGAAATTGGAAGAACATCTTCTGGCGAAATTGGATACATAGGTCATATACCTGCCATTACAATGCGTATAAGACGCCATAGAGACGGTTTTGTACAGGTTGTATACAACCGATATACATATTTTAGAAACTTTGGCGATAAGACCACACAGGACCAAATAGGCACAGATCCTCGTCCAAATGAAGTTATTCATTTTAAAAAATATACTCCAACAAATACATATTATGGAGTTCCAGATATTTTATCCGCAAAGAATGCAGTTGCTGGTGATGAATTTGCTTCACGATATAACTTGGATTATTTTGAGAATAAAGCAGTGCCTAGATATATTATTACAGTTAAAGGTGCTCGTTTAAATGCTGATGCAGAACGTAAACTTCTTGAATTTTTCCAGATCGGCTTAAAAGGCAAGAATCACAGAACTCTTTATATTCCACTTCCAGCAGATGGAGAAAATTCTCGTGTAGAATTTGATATGAAGCCAGTTGAGGCGGGACAACAAGAATCTTCTTTCCAAAATTATGCAATAGAAAATAGAGATCGTATTTTAATTGCACATAGAACTCCATTATCTAAAATAGGCCATGGAACACCTAGCCCATTAGATGATAAAATCTTTAAAGAGCAGGTTACTCGTCCAGCTCAAGATTCTCTTGAAATTCAAATTAATAAAATTATCAAAGAATTTACAGACATGTTTTCATTCAAATTTGAAGAACTTACTCTTACTGATGAATTGTCACAAGCACAAATTGATCAAATTTATCTAACCACTCAGGTCGTAAAACCTAATGAAATAAGAATGAGAATGGGCCTTAACCCTATAGATTCTGGAGATGAAGTTTTTGATCCAGCAGGGGACGCAGCAGAAATAAAAGCTCAAACTATGCAATCTAGAAGTAGAGATAAAACAAGAAATGCTGCCCCAGAAGAAGCAGTTAGTGGCAGAGCCCGAAAAGGGGAAGGTAGAAAAGTAAAATAGTATATCATAATATTTTGCCTTTATAGCAAACGTTGATATTATTTAACATAGAATGAACATTCAAAAAGTACACTGGAACAATAGCAGTTCGCATCTAAATATGTCCTTTCCAATCTCAAAAGTTGATAAGGAAAAAAGAACTGTTTCTGGATTCGCTACATTAGACAACATTGATCGTCATGGCGACATTGTAACATCAGATGCAAGCGAAAGAGCATTTGCACGTTTTAGAGGTAACCTCCGTGAAATGCATGCTCCAATTGCTGTTGGCAAAGTTCTTTCATTTCACCCAGAAGATTATTTTGATAAAGAATCAGGTAAAACCTATAAAGGAATTTATGTACAAGCATATGTTTCAAAAGGTGCACAAGATACATGGGAAAAAGTTTTAGATGGAACAATGACTGGATTTTCAATTGGTGGAAATATTGTTCATGCATCTATGGAACCTGGCGATGACAAAGAAGATCGCAGAGTAATTAAAGAATATGATTTACAAGAATTGTCACTAGTTGACTCACCAGCAAACCCTCTAGCAAGTATTTTCTCTATTCAAAAGAATATTGATGGAAGTACAATAGTAAAAGGTCTAGCTGCAGATACAAAAATAGAAAATGTATTTTGGTGCAAGCATGATCAAATTGCATCAACTACAAAATCAGAAAATAAAGATTGTGTTATATGCAATGCAACTATGGAAAACATAGGTTGGATTGAAAGTTCATCTATTGAAAAAGGTGTTGCAATACAAAAAATTGTAGACAATTATTTTAAAAAAGATGATGCTCCAGGTCCAGATCATGCAGCAACAACACAAGATGGAGATGCAGGAGTTGTAAATTCTAATTCTACAATTAATTTATACCCTGATCAAAATCCTAAAAAAGTTTTGTTCAATGATGGAACAAAAATAAATAAGAGTGATGCAGATGCTTCACTCAGTAAAGGAGGTAATAAAATGGCAGACGAAACAAATAATGATGCGGTAACAGAAACAGCCGAAGAGGTTGTAGAAGCAGCAGAAGCAGTTTCAACAGATACTTCAGCAGAAGACGCACCAACAGATGCAACTCCAGCAGATGCTCCAGCAGCAGATGCTCCAGCAGAAGAAAGCGTAGAGAAGTCCGTCACCAACGCAGGGGCAACAGAACCTTTTGCAAAGATGTTGACTGATATGCGTGACCTCTTTAGTGAAGCACTAAATAAGAATTCTGCAGAATCATCAGAAGCAATTAAAAAGTCAGTAGAGTCAGTAGAGGCAGCAAAAGCCGAATACATGAGTGCCGTAGAAGGCATGAAGAAAGAACTCACAGACATCACAAATAACATTGCTGATTTCTTTAAGCGTTTTGAGTCCCTAGAAAAGAGACTCGGAGCTTATGAAAGTGATACTGCGGTACAAAAGTCCTTTGATGCAGTAGAAAGCTCAAGGGAAAATAAACTTCGTAAAAATATGGAGTTTGATTGGCAAGGATCCTTCCTCGGAACCAAAGACCTATAAAAAATCAACAAAAACAAAGGCGGTGAAATAAATAAATGAGCAACGAACTATTACAAAAAGTAATTGATACAACAAATCTCGGAACAGCAGGTTCTGATCTATCAGGCGATGGTCGTACCCTTTCAGGTACAGGTCTTCTCTATCCAGATCAAGCCAACCGTTTCCTTGACTACATGTGGGATGCGACTATCCTCGCTAAAGCTGCACGTACAATCCGTATGCGTAGTAACACCACAGAAATTGATCGTGTGTCTGTAGGACAAAGATTAATGACAGTAGCATCCGAAGAGAATCCTCGTGATTTTACAAATTTCGGACCACAAGACGGCGGTTATCCAACTGCAGCAGCTACATTCTCAAAGATCTCTTTGACAACTCGCAAGCTTCGTCTCGACTGGGAACTCTCAGCTGAGGCACTAGAAGACAACCTTGAGGGTCCAGACCTAGAAGATCATATTGCACGTTTGATGGCAACTCAAGCTGGTAACGATATCGAAGATACTCTTATCAACGGTGTTGGAAGTACAGGAAGCGGACTTATGTCAGCATTCCCTGGATTCCGTGCACAAGCTATTGCCAACGCACACGTTGTTGATGGTAATGCACAAGGGTTGGACAAGGCTGTATTCAATACAGCAATTAAAACCTTGCCACGTAAGTACAAGCAGCGTCGCAATCAGCTTCGCTTCTTCGTAGGATCAAACCTCGTACAAGATTACCTATACAACTTGACAGCTAATGCAGGATCAGTAAATCCATGGGATATCGCTTCTGGCGTTATTCGTGGTGATGTTGTCGCAAACGACGGCGGACCAGGATCTACAACTCCATTTGCATTCGGCATTCCAGTCATCAACGTTCCTCTTATGGACGAAACTCGTGATTCAGCGGGTAAGGCATATGGAGAAAGCGGTTATAACAACTCTTCAGGTCTCTTTGGAGATGTCCACTTGACATTCCCACAGAACTTCATAGTTGGTATTAAGCGTGACGTAGTTGTCTATCGTCTCTTCCAGCCAAAGAAAGACACAATTGAATATACACTATTCATCCGTGTCGGCTGTGCATTCGAGAACTATGACGCACACGTTATCGTAAAGAATGTTAAGGTTGGAGGTACTGATCTCGGTACACTCGGATCTGTAACTCACGGTTCATTGGTATCAAACCCAGTGACACACGCAAGAGGCACATTCTAATATAACCTTTAAGGTGCAAATAAGCGGGGAAGATTTAATTATCTTCCCCCTTATACTTTTATTAATACAAATGGTATAATTTACTTGAGATGAAAGGATTACTATGTCATTTAACACATTGAAGATCTCAGAACTTAAAAAAATTGCAGAAGGTTTTGGAGTAGATGTTCCAGAAAAACCTTCAAAGCAAGCTATAATTTCAGCCCTAGCAGAAGAAGGCATCACATTTGATGCTTATGCACAATTTAGCGGTGCAGATAAGGTTGAGCTAGATGAACCAAAGCCTGAAAAGAAAATTAATCTTAATAAGGCAAATACTATCTTGGTAAGAATGGATAAAGCTAATCCATCATATACTGTTTATGGATATACGTTTACACAACAGCATCCATTTGTGGCTATGTCTGAAGATGACGCACAGCGTATCTTTGATACAGAGCCAGGCTTTCGCCCAGCAACCCCAAGAGAGGCACAAGAGTTTTATAATTAAATAGGGGGTAATAAATGCATCAAATAGTTAGAGGAACAACTGAAAATGCAGAATTTGAAATCTACGTTAGAGGAGAACTTGCTAACGCAGATGGAGACGTTTTAGTTTCTGTTACTGATGCAAATTATGGTACCCCAGTTGGCACTGGCGGGGTTGCTTTTAATGACCCCGCTATTGGCAAATATACATTTGATTTAGATCCAGAATATACTAACTTAAACCGTGTATTAAGACTTCAATGGGATTACACAGTAAATGGTAAAGCCATATCTTCTGAAGATTTTTATGAAGTATTTACTCCATACGCTTATGCAAGCGATATAATAGATTATTATAACTTTGGAACACGTCCACAAGATTTAAATTACAAAAGCCATGATGAAATAGTTTATGCAGAACGTCTTGCACGTTATCAAATTGAAAGTTACACAAGTCAAACATTTGGAAGAGCCTGGGGAGATCAAGAACAATTTGGATATGGTTCTAATCAAATGGAGCTTTTGCAAAGAATGATAAGCGTTGAAAAATTATATGAAGATGGCGTTTTAATTATTGATTATACTCAAGATCCAGTATATAACACATTTGGTTCAGATATTGAACTTTCTACAACCAATAAAGCTTTAAGAATTGTAAGAGATTCATATAATCCTGAATATGATGGACAAATGGATGTAACAACACTTTACGGTGGAAGATTTAGAGAGCATTCAAGGTATAAAGTTTATGGAGAAATTGGTTGGACATATGTTCCAAACGATGTTAAATTTTGTGCAATAAGACTAGTTGGGAACTTATTGTCAAGAGACGCTGAGTGGAGAGAAAGATATCTTAAAAAAGTTAATCTTTCTGAAATTTCATTTGAACTTGATGGTGGAGCATTTAGCGGAACTGGTGATTTGATTGTTGATAATATTCTTGATAATTACCGCACAGTTGGGATTGTGATTATTTAATGCCTAACTCATTCATTGGTAGTATCATGAACATGTCTGCTGATGTCTTAGTTCAGCAAAATAAACAATCATCTGAAAGCGGGACTATTGTAAGAGAATGGGTTTATGATAGAACTATTCCTTGTAAGATAGAACCAATCAAATCTAGTGGTGCTTCAAATAGAGCAGATAATAAAAGATTTGATATTGGCAAACATAATGAATATGATGAAAAGCTTCAGTTAAAAATGAAATGCCTAACCCCATTTTCAAAAAGATGGAGAGTCTCAGGTATAAAATCAAATGATGGAAAACAAGTTTATTTTGAAATTGATAAATTTGATATGCCAGATACTATATTTGACGTAATGTCATCTCATGCTGTGCTAGATCCATTTGGTAAAGTTTCATATTATGAAATCACGTTGCAAAGGGTACATATACAAAATGATAACACTCTCGGCAAATAAATTTGATATTTTAAAAATAGAATCAGAACTTGATTTAAAATTAAACGGAATTAAAGAACTTCAATCTAAAGCTGTATTGACGGAATTAGCAAATGCTATATTTACATTAAGTGGTAAAGCTTTCATTAAAGCAATTAATACTGAGGCAAAAGCAAAACCTAAAGCATATCATCATATTTATGAATGGGGAGCTACAGGTAATAATTCACAAAGATTATTCTTTTTATACAAAGAATCAGCTTCAAATGGAAAATTAATTATAAAACCAGGTTTTATGCAATCAAAGAAAAATGTTCCTATTGCTCCACAACTATTAACGCCAGGTAGAAATGGTAAAATAGTTTCTTCAAAAAATATCTTTAAAGATAAAGCTTCTGTTATGGAAAAAGGCAACCCTATAATTTATAGAACTTCTAAAAATACTCCTATACCAGATGGATCAAAAGTTAATTTTGTAGCAGCTGGAACCTTAATAAATATACAACACCCAGGTGGCATTCAAGTTAAAGGATCTTTTGAAAAATTTTTTAATACATGGTTTCAAACAAAAGTTGAATCTATAATTAATTCTTCTGGAATACTTCAAGCAATTGATTCAGAGACTGCAAAAATTTTAAATAATAAAGGTGCGGGAGCAGCACAAATTAGAAGTGCAGTTACCAATCTATTAAAACAATACTCAAAGGATGAATACGTATTATGACAGATTATAATAAATTAGCTTCGGCAAATATTAGATCATATTTGTGGCAAAAAATTCAAGATTCAGGCTTGCTAGATATAAATGATTATTATGCAGATGGTTTTGATGAAGCACTTGTGCCAATAATTCCTGTTCAACAAGTACCAGAATTTAACAATTTGCTTCCAGGTAAAAGCTATATAATTTATGATTTTGAAGTAAAGACTATTCCAGTCCAATGGTGGATGTCAGACGAGATGATGACCTTGGCAGTATTTTCACAAAATTATGAGCTAATAAACAAAATAACAAATTTAGTTCAAGACCTATTTAGACGATATGATGAAAGTGCAAAAGATGTTAATACATATCTTGCAGGAGATACAGAATTTCAATTTCATCATATACTTATAGATAATATTTTCTCTCCAGAACCTTATAGTTCTGAAGGTGATTTTCAAACTGGGCAAATTGCCCTTTCTTATTCCTATTCCAGAAAAACTGACGGAAACGGAAGATTTTAATTGGCATTATTCTTTCCCTATGATACTATTTACATACGAGGAAAGATTTTAGCCCAATTTTATAAAAAATAAGGCGGTGAAATAAATAAATGGCAGCAAATGTAAAAAATATAATCGTAGGTGCAGCACAACTTTTTATCAGTACAGCTGACGGTGCAGATCGTCCATCAACAGTTCCAGGTTCTGGAGACTTAGCATGGGGAACTCAAAAGGCAGCAGGTTACCTTAATGGTAAGGATGCATGGAGAGATTTAGGTTACACAAGTCAAGGACTTGAAGTATCATACGAACCAGGATATGGTGAAGTTATGGTTGATCAACTTCTTGATGCAGCTCGTCTTTTCAAGCAAACAGTTAAAGTTCTTCTTAAGACAGAACTCAATGAAGCTACTCTTGAAAACCTTCACATAGTATTTGGCCAGCAAGACCAGTATGTTACATACAGCGGTTCTGTTGGAACAGCAAATTCAACACTTACTGTTGGAACATCTGCTTCTGCAAACGCAGCAAATGCAAAGTTGAATTTAGCAGCAGGTGCTCTAGGAGATGCTCCAGTAGAGCGTTCACTAGTTGCAATCGGTAATGCCCCAGGCAATATCGGTTCAGAAGCAGCTCCAATAGATGTATCTACAACAACAAAGAAAGAACGTATTTACGTAGCACGTAGAATCGTTCAAGTTGAAGTAACATCACATGCTTTGAAGCGTGACTCTGCAACTGTATTCCCAGTTCAGTTCCGTTGTCTTCCAGACGATAAGGATGATTACGACGGTGCAGAATATGGCGTTATCGTTGATAGAGTTTACTCAACATACTAATAATTTAATATAGTGAATAAATGCCCCCCATTTTATGGGGGGTGTTTATGTTTTTATTATAAATTTTGATATAATTTTGATTAGACCTAAAGGAGCAAAATGCCAACAACAGTATATGACACACTTGAAATTAAGTTGTCCAATGATAAAACAATATCAATTAAACCATTAACAATTAAACATTTAAAGAAATTCCTAGCAGTAGTAAAAAAGTTACAAGATGATTCAGTTAAAACTGAAGAAGATGCTATGGAAATTTTTGTAGAAGCTGGAATGATCTGCATGGAACAATTTTCCCCAGACCTGGCTTTAGATAGAGATTTATTTGAATCAACTATCGAAATTCCAACGCTAATGAAGATTCTTGAAATAGCAGGCGGGTTAAAGTTAAATGACACAGACCCAAACTTCCCAGGGGCGAATCTAACTGGGAATCTCTAGATCTCGCCACTTTAGAATCTGAAGCTTTTCTTCTAGGTCACTGGAAGAATTACGAAGAACTTGAATCTTCGATGTCTGTTGAAGAACTTATGCTTACATTAAAAGCAATAAGTGAAAAAGACACAAGAGATAAAAGATTTTTCGCAGCCTTACAAGGCGTGGACCTAGATGAAAATTCATCGTCTGAGGATGATGATATAGCCAAGGTAACTGGTTTCCGAGCAAAGCAAGACGGCTTTGGAATTGGTTTAGGACTTGGACACGTTGTGGAGGGCTAGTGATTGAATAATATTTCTTTAAACATTGTTGCTAACGCTCAGTTCCAACAAGTTTATGCAGAAGTTGCAAAATTAAAAGAAGCAATGGCATCTATGCAAAAGATGTCAGTTGGCGGACCCTTTACTCCTCAAGCAACCGCATCTATCAAGCAAGCACAATCTGCTTTTGATAGTGCGGTTTTGTCTACTCGTGCATTTACAATTCAGCATGTAGCTATGACAGACAGTGTGACTAAGTTTGGAAAACAACTTGCGTCAGGACAATTAAGTTTAAATAATTATTATAAAATTTGGCGGGATAGTGCAAAAGGTACTTCTAAAGAATTAGACGCACTAGCTACATCACAAGCTAGATTAAATAGATCAATTGCAGTAGCAGATCCACTTCGACCAGGATATGCAAAATTAGTAACAGATATCAATGGTGTAGTTACTGCTGAAGAAAAAGCTATATTTTATCAAAAAGCATTAAACACAGCACTTAATGATGGTGCTATGAAGATGATCAATTTTGGTAAAAATACACAATGGATGGGACGCCAATTAACTGTTGGTTTGACTATGCCAATGGCTATGTTTGGAATAACAGCCTCTAAAACATTTTTACAAGTTGACCAAGAATTAACAAGATTAGCTAAAGTTTATGGAACTGGTTTACAGCAACCAACAAAAGAAGTTTTAGCTGGAGTAAGAAAAGATGTAACAGCACTTGGAACAGAACTTGCAAGAAGTTTTGGCATTTCTGTACAAGAAACAGCTGCAATGGCAGCAGATTTAGCTGCAACAGGACAAACAGGAACAGGTTTAATAAATGCAACAAGAGAAGCTTTAAGGCTTGCAACACTCGGAGAATTAGACCATGCACAAGCAATGAAAGCTACCGTTTCATTGCAAAATGTTTATAAATTAAATACACAAGGATTGACTCAAGCAGTTGATTTCTTAAACGCAGTTGAAAACCAAACATCAACAAGCTTACAAGATTTAGTAGATGCAATTCCAAGAGTAGGACCAATTGTTGCACAATTAGGTGGATCGTTTAAAGATACAGCAGCAATGATGGTTGCAATGAAAGAAGCAGGTGTGCCAGCAGCTCAAGCTGCAAACGCAATTAAATCTGCTATTGCTTCATTAATCAATCCAACTAAAGCAGCACAAGATGCTTTTAAACAATATGGAATTAGTGTAAAAAATATAGCATCAACAACTGGAGGAAATCCAGTAAAAATGATTGAAGCATTACAAGTATCTATGCAAAAATTAGATCCACTTGTAAAAGCTCAACTGATTGAAAAATTATTTGGAAAGTTCCAACAAGCAAGAATTCAAGCACTTATTGATAATTTAGGAAAAGCTGGAAGCCAAACCCAAACAGTGTTTCAATTAATGGGAGCTTCTTCACAAGATCTTGCAAAGTTAGCAGCACAAGAATTAAAAACTCAAACTGAATCTGCAAGTGGTAGATTTAAGAGAATGACAGAAACAATAAAAGCAGATTTAATTCCTATAGGACAAACATTTTTAAATTCATTCAGCGGATTAGCTGGAGCATTAGATAAAATAATTAAATCATTTGAAAAAATTGGTCACATGCTTGGGCCTATAGCTGGTATATTAGGAAAAGTATTTGGTGGCGGATTAGTTGGAATGATTGTAATTGGACCAATATTAATGTTAATTGGTTTATTTGCAAACTTAACAGGTAACTTATTAAAGGGTGCTAATTATATTAGAATGTTTAGGCAAGGGATGGATGAATCTCTTCCTACTCAAAATAAGTTTATGGCTGGCATTCATAATATGCGTAATTTCTATGAAAATCTTGATACTGGAATTATTGCTGCAAGAAATCAAATGGATCTTATGCCAGAATCCATTACAAGTAATGCAAAAGCATTTGATATTTTAAGTAAATCAATTACAGAATTAACCACGCAATTTGAAGCATTGGCCGTAGCACAAAGAGAAGCTATGGGAATTGGCGGAGGAAAAGGAGTACAAGTAAGACTTCCAGGATTTGCATCTGGAGTAGTTGGATTACCAGGCTCCGGAACAAAAGATTCTATTCCCGCAATGCTTGCTCCAGGAGAATCTGTAATAACTGCAAATGCAACTAAAAAATATGGATCAGTATTAAATGCAATGAATAACGGAACACTAGGCGGATACGCTGGTGGAGTAGTTGGATTAACAGAATTTAGTTTTAGAAGATCTACAGAAGTATCTAGATTGCAACAAATGTTTGCAGAAGATACAGCAATGACTGATGATATTAAAACAGCAGTTGTATCATATCTTGAGTCTTTTGTAAAAGAAGGAAAAGTATTAAAAACATCTCTTCAATCAGTAAGAGATCAGGTAGCAGCACTTGGTTTACCAGGATTTGAAAAAACTCAACTTTATACAGTAGGTCTTTCAAGTCGTGGCGGAGGTGCATCCTCTCTTGGTGCAAGAGTTCCATTTGATAGATCATTAGGAAATAGACCATATGAGCTTGAATCTATGCGTAGAGAACAAAATGCAATTGCCGAAGCTGCTCGTGATGCAGGAATAACAAATCCAGATTTTTATAACGCTTCAAGAGCACACCTTGTAAATCTTCCAAAAGTTGTTCGTGGACCATCAGGTTCATTTAATCCAATGCTGTGGGCTGGTATGGCACAAGTTCCAAATCAGCTTGCAAACATGATGGTTGGACAAACTGGTGCGGGAAATAAAGATGTATACTTAAAAGCATTACAATCAGCAAAAGAAAAAGAACTTGCTGCAACAAAAGGAATGGCTAATGAAGAGCAACAAATTGCTAAAATACAAGCCGAATATGCAGCCCTTGAAGGAAAAGTAACAAAAGACTTAGCAGCAACAGGCAAAGAATTAATTACTCAAAACAAAGTTCTTACTGAAATTTTAACTTGGTCATTAGAAGATAAAGATAAACTTCAAGGAATTACAAAAAACTTCTTGCAATATGCAGAATACACAAAAATTGGTGTACAGGCAAGAGCAAATTATTATGAAGAATTAAGACAACAAGGCGTAACTGAAAAAGAAATTGCAGCAATTGCAACAAGAAATGTAGAAGAGCTAACACTTGGAATACAACAAATGTATGAAAGTGCTATATCTCAAGGAGCAAATACTCCACAATTAATGGCAGCAGTCATACAGCAATCTAAACTATTAGGTTTAAATATTACAAATGCAACATTAGCTGGTTGGGAAGAAGGAATAGCAACTGCTGCTCAGATGAGATCTCCTTCAAAAAGAGCTTTTGCACAAGGAGAGCAATTAGTTGAAGGAGAAGTCCTTGGTGTTGCTTCAATGCTCCCAGAAGCAGAACTAGTTGGGCAACAGCTTGCAGCATCAACAATGCTTGGTTTTCAACAGATGTCTCTTCCTGGTATGGGTGGGGGCTCAACGTTCCTTGGGATGCCAAATATGGGTACTCCAGGAAGTCAGTGGTCTCCAGATAAAGGTATAGGATCAGTTACAACTTCAGCAAACAAAATGTCTGGACTAATGGGTAGAATTAAAGGATTTGCTGCAAACCCTATGGCATTAAATATGGGATTGATGATGGGTGTTCCACTTGCAATGCAAACTATACCAAATTCAGTTGGGGGAGCAGATCTATCTGGAGCAAAAGGAACTGCAACTTCAGCAGCAATGACATACGGCATGCTAGCTATGACTTCAGCAACAGCTGCATTTGCTGCACCTGCAGCAGCTGCAGTAATTGGACTTAAAATATTTAGTAATGGAATGACAAATGCTGCAAACGCTGCAAAACAAGCTAACGGCGAAATAGCAACAAGTTATGCAAATGCATCAAATAATATTAATGCATATAAAATGGCAGCAGATGGAGTTGCAACACATGCAATTACAATTACTCAAGCAAAATTAACAGAATCATTATTAAATGATAAACTTGCTGCATCTCAACATAAAGTAATTGCATCTACAAAAGCATTAACTGATACTTATTCAGGTGTAATATCTAAAGCTGGAAATTCTTTGGGCGGACAAATAAATGCTGGTCAAGTTTTGGGTACAGCTGAAGGCGCAAAAGCAGGCGGTTCTTGGGGAAATGTAATGAAGTCCGTTTTGTTTGGCGGTGAAGCAAATATATTTGGTAAAAATTTAAATTCAAATAATGGTGCGGGTAGAGTATTGAGAATGTTAGATCCGTTCTTATTAGGCACCGCTGGACTTGGAAAAGTATTCCCAGGCCTCGCAGGAAAAGGACAACAAAATTATCAAGCACAAGCTCAAGGACAATTATTAACACAATTAACTAAAGCTCCCACAACATATGAAGAGCTTGTTAACCCAAAATATATTACTGGTTTTCAATCTGCATTTGCAGCATTAACAAATGTTCAAAAAGCAACACTGTCTTCAGATGGAGCTTTTAAATCATGGAATGATACTGTGGGCAAATCTGATCCAGTACTTCAAAGTTTAAATAATACATTAAAAGCTCATAAGGTTGCAATGCAAGATATTATTGCAATTAATCAGATGGCTTCTGCAGGGTTTTTCTTGTCTCAAAACGCAATACTTGGCGCTGGAACAGCAGCGGGAGTAAAAACTGCAACATCAGGATTTGCACAATATCAAAATGCTATAAAATCTGATACTGCATCAGCACAAGCTGCGGTAGATGCAGCACAAGCAGCAGCAGATGCTGCACATGCAAATGCTGCAAAAGCAGCAGCGGGAGATACTTCTACAGCAGGAGATAAAACAGCAATTAAAGATTATCAAGACAAGATTAAATTAATAGAAAAAGAAAAAACAGCTCGTGATAACTTATACAATTCACAATTAAGAAATATTGATGCTCAGCAAGCACAAATGAATCTTGAAGCAGAAGCTGTAAAAGCAAGAGGATCCGGAGATCTTATAGCTCTTGCCGTTCAGCAACAAAATCAACAAATTCAAAAAACCAAAGATGCTATGGCAGCTGCAAAGGTTGCAGCAGATTTATCTTCACAAAATAAAATTGATGCACTTCAGGCAAAAATTGATGAACTTCAAGCAAAAACTTCAGGACCAGGCAAGACGATTAGCACAGCTACACAAGATGCTGCACTTGCTGCAGCACAAGCTGCATTATCTGCAGCACAAAGCGGTAAAGGTGCGGGAGCTTCAAAAGTACAATCAGATATTAATATTCAACTTGAAAAAGAATATAATGATTGGCTTGAAAAACATAAGAGTTTATGGCAACAAATTGCACAATATGTAAGCGACGCCTGGGGATGGATTCAAAAAATTTGGGATAAACTTACTAAACCTGTAGGACAATGGTTTTCTACAATGTGGAAAGACACAAAACAGCTTGCATCCGATATCTGGGGATTCATTGATAAAATTTGGAATAAAATTGAAAAGCCCGTAGCATCATGGTTTTCTCAAATGTGGAAAGATATAAAAACATGGGCAAGCGAAACTTGGGGATTTGTTTCAAATATATTTAATGCAATATCTAAACCAGTTTCAGGTTGGTTTACTGGAATTTGGGATAAAATAAGTCAAGTTATTAAAGATATAGCAAATTCAGTAACATCAGTTGCAGGAATAATAAAGTCAATTGCAAGTGGTCCTTTAGGGTTATTAAATAGTCTTTTTGGAGGACTTATTTCAAATTTGGTAAAGAAGTTAGGATTAGCAAGCGGTGGGTATGTAATGGGTCCAGGAACTTCAAAGTCTGATTCTATCCCTGCAAATCTTTCAAATGGAGAATATGTAATTCAAGCAGATTCTGTAAGTAAATATGGAAAATCTTTCTTAGACGCTGTAAACAATAAATCATTTACCGTTCCACAATCTGCATTATCTGCTGCAAGATCATCTGCAATATCAGATGCAGTATCATCAAACAATGTAAGGTTTGGAGATAACACAATTAATGTATATCCTCCACAAGGGGCGGATGCTAATCAAGTAGCAAATCTTGTTATAACTAAAATTAATCAATCTGTTCAAAAGCAGATGACAAGGAGAAATGTATAATGGCTTGGTCAATAGCATCAGGAATTTGGGTATCAGCAGATAATAATACCTGGTATAAACTTACAGACGATAATAGAGGTCCTATCCAATCTGCTCCCGTTCGTATTGAACAGGTACAAAGAATGGCAAATGGAACTATGCGTAAATTTGTCATTGCTAATAAAAATGTTATTGATTGTTCATGGTCATATATTCCAGCTGCAAGTAATACTTTATATACAAATGGCGTAAGTCTAGGTGGATTTAAAGCAACAACAGATGGCGGTCAAGGAGCAGCTTTCATGAAAGCATTTTATGATAAATATGTATTCCAACCAATATATGTAAGATTAATTAATTCAACTGATAATGCATCAGGAACAGCTTTTAATTCTTCTCAAAAAGGAACTTTGACAAATCCAATACAAATTGTTACTGTTACGCCAAATCAATCTTTAAATTCACCTTCAACTGGATCTGTTACATTTACTACAACAACTTCACACGGATTATCTGTTGGACAAATTGTAGACATTGCAGGTATTTTTCCAACAGAGTATAATGGCAGCTATATAGTAAATGCCGTTGATTCAACAAGATTTGTAGTTTCTAATATATCATCAGCATCAGCATCGGGAACATATAAAACTGTAACCCCAAGAAGCGGAACTGAATTATATCAAGCATTTATGACAGACTTTAAATATACTATAACAAAAAGATTTACATTAACAGATTATGTTGATGTAACTTTGCAATTTACGGAGATATAATGCTAAATGTAAGCGATACAAATGCTAAACAAACTTTTGCATCTTCATCAGCTATAAACTTAATTCCTAATGTTTATGCCGAATGGAATTATAATGCATTTTATCAGCCTTACGTTACCGCATCATCATGGACAAATGACAGAATAAATCAATATAATCCGTCATTAGATTTATCAGATCCAACAAAATGGTCTTCTTTAAATGGTGCAACAATAAGCACAACAGTAGGAAAAATAACAGAAGTTGATCAAAATCCTTCCTGTCCTCAATTTTATATATCTGGCAATGGAGATCAAATAACAACTGTACCCATAACAGTTTCATCTTCAGCTCAAAGCAAATATTACAAAATGGTTTTTTATTTAAGATCTAAAACCATACAAACTTTTGGGACCCCTATTTCTATAGGAGATTACTCTGGTACTCCAGTAAGTTTACATCCAGGCTCACCAGGCGGGACTACAAATTGGTATTATAGAATTGTACCAATCGGCTCAGATGGAGAGTCCTATGGTTTAGATTATATTTCATTTACAGATCAAATTGGATTTTCTAATTTATCAAGCTCCCAAGTTATTTTAGATATTGCAACAAGCAAAAATGCTTCCGGGTATGAAATATATCGTTCAGAAATTGAAAATGATAATAATCCAACTTACATAACAACTTTATCAAGTACTGGAAGCATAATAACATTTACTGATAATATAATTGCTGGGTCAAATAATAATAATGCACCAGCAAGTAATTTTACAAATAAAGTATATGTAAGTCCAAAAATTGATTGTTATAACAATACAACATTAATAAATGGATCCTATTTTGTAAAAATTTATAATGATAATAATTCTGAAAATTATGTTCCGTCCGGTACTGCAATGGTAGATCCTTCCTCTTGGCAGAAAGTAGAGGTATGGTTTGGAACAAGGCCAACTTCTACAAGTCAAGCTTTTGATAAAATTAAGTTAACTTTAAATGTTTATGCAGATTATCAAGGATATACTTTTTATTCTGACAAGTTTGAGATATATGAAATTACTGAATATGATTTCTTATTTAATAATTATTATCCAACTGAATCTGTATTTCAAGCGGGGAGACCTGGAGAAACATTATTAAATACATTATTGCCTTCTACTGATCCATCCAGATTTATTAATTATGGTTCATGGAATCAAGCTACTAAACCTTGTTCTTTTTATACACAAAATCCAGAAATAATTATACAAAATACATATCCGTATAAACAATATGTACCTTCTATATATGATAGATTTAAATTCTATGTCTCTGAACCGGGCATAAACTACACTGGTATTCAAGCACAATATGAAAATTATATGAAAGTAAACAAAATTGTAATTAAAGCAAATACTTTTTTTTCTACAGCACAAACAATTAATATTGTTTTAAATACAAATGCAGGAGATGTAATTATTGCTTCTGATATTAAATTTAATAATGATGATACTGCAGTTCTTTATTATAATGGTGCTGGATGGTCTCAAAATAAATGGGCTGTCCCACCTCAATTAAATCAAAATGGACAAATACAAACATTTGCGGGAAATGATTTATTTGTTTCAATAAAAGGTTTACATATACAAGTTAATACAATTGAACCAAATTCTAATAATATAAATATTGATGCTCAAAGCAGCACCTCTGCTACATCATTTAGTATTATTGAAGTTTCTCCAAGACTTGAAATAGATATATCTCCGCTAATAATGTCTAAATCAATTACAAAAGAATCATCTTCTACAGGAGATCAATCTTTTCCAATAGGTTATATCAGTTCAAATAGTTTAAATTTAAGCATAAGTAATATTCCAATTACATATAATAATCAACCTTTTACTATATTTGAAAATGATGCTAAAGAAGCTACATTTTATAATTTAATGAGACAAGGCGTAAAGTTTTCCTGTTTTTATACTTCCCCCATGAGTACATTTGCTGGCTCCATACCATCTGGAATATTTTATTCAGATGTTTGGCAAATTAATGATATTGATAATGTAACTGTAAGTGCTTTTGATCAATCAAAATATTTAATGATGGCAATGGCAGCACCACAATACTCTGCTACAAATGCTGGGCTTTTAGAAATTATAACTGATTTATTTAACATATCTGGTTTTAGTGATTACGATTACGATAGCCTAGTCAACGCATTAGATCAAAAAGCAAAAATTCATTATTTTTGGACTGATGAGCAAATAACTTTATTTGATGCTTTGCAAAGTTTATTTGTAGCACATCAAATTTCTGCATTTTTTGATGAATATGGAATGATGAAATTTATAAGTTTAAAATCAATTTTAAATAAATTTAATGCAAACACTTTTGCAGCAGACTTTTCGGTTACAGATAAAGCAGAAACAGTAGATGGAATTTCTTATACTGCTAATATAATTCCTTCTACATTTCAAGAATCAATAGGACCAAAAGTTGGAAAAGTAATAATAAATTATAGAATTCCCAACACAAATTATAGCGATTATGTTTCAGATTTAAATTCTCAAATTGGATTAATATCCAAAAAAAGAGATACTGTTAAAACTGTTTGGCAAGAAGATGTAGAAAATGCACTTCCTTGTACAGAAATTTCAAAATCAATGACTACATATCAAAATTATTTTAATTTTGATCCTTCTATAATATTAAGTTTACCTAGAACAATTGCAAACAATAAGGGTGATGTTTTTATAGGATCTGAAATATTATCTTATGAAGGTTTGGAATATAGATTCTTTCCAAGTAATAATTTTAATTTAAGTATAAATAAAATAATTACGGGTCCATCAGATATAGATAATGCAATAAGAGAAATAAAAGATTATGTAAATTCTTTAGGTCAAACTTTTGAAGAAATTAGATATTACCCTACAGGAAAAGCTGTAGGTGTAATGCGTGGAAAATATAATACTCCAATTAAAGATCATAATATTTATGATAGTGCTGCGGACACAGCAAATGCCATATCAGGAACAGTTGATCCATCATCATATTTTAATTCAGCAAAATTAATGACTGGAACGACTACAGTTGGATTTGGATCTCTTGGAGATGGTACAGCATTTACTTATGGAACTGCAAGAATGTCAAATTCAATAGTTGGACAATCTACATTATTATCTCCAAATGAACTTTCAAAAAATTATAATTATTTTGCAGCAACATTTAATTCAAGTTATAGACATGCTGATCAAACTCAGTTTGGATTATTTTTTAATGTTGTTGCTGGAGATACTTCAAATGCACAATTTCTTACCGTATCAAGATATGGACAGGCTAATACCAAAATAGAATTATTTACCGGAAGTCCAAATGGAAATGCAACAACATATTCAAAAGCAATTAACAATAAAATAAATTCTGCAGTATATAGCCAAGTGCTGTCTTTAGATTTATTTGATGGTGTAAATCATAGAATTTCTGTATATATGTCAAGTCCATATTTATATATATATGTTGATGGCAGAGAAATATCTAAAATACAATTAGATAGCTTTATAACTAGCATAGTCCCCAATGGCACATCAAATTTTGGAGCATTTGTTTCATGTATTAAAAATGGAATTGCTTCTGCAAAATTAACAGAAATATATGCATCTAAGTTTCCAGTAGTTGATGAATTAAATAATCAAGCTGATTTTAAATATCTTCCAAGATATCATTTTAATACAGAAAAGTTTTTGGATAATATTGTTCACGGTATACAAAATTCAGTTGATCATTATTTATGGCAAGCTAAACCACAAGTTCGTGGTTTTAAATTTTATGATGTTAAACATTCATTATCTCCTGTTTTGCCAAATACAGCAGTTTTACAAAAAGTATTTTATGGCACTGCAACTGCTAATAATAACTTAACTAACATTATTATGGGTAGAGTTGATTCATGGGATGGGTCATATTCAAAAGTTGCCATGACCCCGTTTAGATCAAGATTTGCTGTTGTAAATAATCATAATCAAATATTATGGTTAAAGGCACCAGGCGATAACATAGGAAACTTAACAATATTTCCTTTGCAAATTCAAGCAAATTATCAATTTTTAACTAATCAAATAGTGCTCGAAAAAGTAATTGACAGAAAATATTCAAATACATCTGTTCAATTAACAACAGACTGGGTTCAAGGAGAAAATGATGCATATCGAATATTACTTGATTCTGCAAGCTTGCTTACTGGATTTCATAAAGAAATATCAATTCAAGTATTTGGAAATCCTTTAATTCAAGTCGGAGATTTTTGTAAGTTTACTTATTCATTAAAAAGAATAGGAACTCAAAGTCCAACATATTATTTTGTAAAATCAGTTACACAATCATATAACAATGGTCTTACAACACAATTGATATTAAAACCAATGATTTTTGCATAAATGATATAATATAGAAGGTGGTGATTTAATGTACGATAGAATGCTAATTGATGGAGGTAATGAACCTAGTCCAAGTGCAACAACTTGGACTTACATTGATCCTGCTGCAAATGTACCAACTAATCCAGGACCAACAGTTGATACAACAACACTTGCTGGGATCATAGCTGCTTCGGGACCATCAACAACTTCAACAACTTCGTCAAGTTCAAATGTATCAAGCTATACTCAACCAATTTCAAATCCTACAAATACAACAATTCAACCATTGTATCCAACAGACCCTAGGAATACAGAAGCTTTTGCAATTGCTTTTAGAGCAATAAATGGCTATGTTCCAACTGCTTCAGATTTTTCAGCATGGAGAACATCTTTAATCCCACCAATGCCAACAGATGCTGGTGCAAATCAACACTATCAATATTATCCTCAAACTGGGTGGAAATTATATTGGGACGTTGGTTACGGACCTGGAGCCTGGGGAAGCTCTTTACAAACACTTGGAACTGATACAAGTGTTTCAACATCTACATATTCTTCCAGCTCTTTGGGATCTGTAATAGATTATAGCTCAGTTAACTCTTCTCCAATTATTGATGCCCCCACACTTGATATAACTATACCTCCAGCAAATGGCGGATCGGGATCTGTAGAAAGTGCTCCATCAATATCTACTGATGTGCAATCTGTTCCACAACCTACTTCAGCAATTCCTGCTCCAACCTATGCTTTGGATACTCCAGAAAATATTTATATAGATCCATCATCTTTTATTGCAGTCCCTATAACAGAAACTGTTATAATTAATGGATCTGCAACAATAATTTCATCTACTGTATATACAACAAGCGTAAAGTTTGATTCAGTGGGTGGAGCTGTAAGTTATAATTTTAGGATAAGTGCAACAGTATGATAAAAGGTAAATATATAATAAAATCAAACGGTAAAATTATTGCCGAGCAAGAAAATTTAATTACTACAAATGGTTTCTATATGATTAATAGACACCTGGCTAAGTCAAGCATTGACTGGGCGGGTGGATTAACCATAGGTGCTGTTCCAGTATCACCTGCATTAACAGATAAAGTTTTATATTATGAAATAGATAGAATGCCAATTACTTTAAAGTCATATGCAAAAATGAGTCCTAAATTTGCTATTCTTAATAAACAATTAACAAGCAATGTTGCATATTTAAACTTTAAATCAATATCATCACCTTTGCTAACATCAGGATATAAAATACAAGTGACTGGTATAGATTCAGTATTTAATGGAACATATAACATAACATCAATTCAGCCATTGCAGGCTACAATAACAAATGTTTCTGCAACAGGTGGAACAATTACCTATACAGCAACAAATTCATTTACAGTCGGAGAAACAGTAGTCATTACTGGAGTAAATCCAGCAACATATAATATAACTGGAGTTATTGCTTCCGCTTCTACATCACAATTTACAATAACAAATGCAGCTACAGGATCGTATGTTTCCGGAGGAACTGCAGTACAATCATATGGATACCAAGTTCAATATTTAAAAACTAATACAGATGTATCTTCTACTGTAGTTTCAAGTAATACAGCATTATTAACAGTGCTAACTAATAATTTAGGAAATTCAATTTTTAATAATGAAATAATTGTAAAAGCTACTCTAGATCCAGCTTTATCAGCAAGAATATCTGAAGTTGGCATTATTCCAATTAATTTAAAACAAAGTAATAATGCAAGTACAAGAAACCTTACGGGCTTTTCTGAAAAATCAAATACAGATTCTTCTTTAAGTAAATGGTCAAGTTCATCAACCGGATCGCAAGTATCAGTATTAGGACAAACAACAATAAATGGTTCAGCATTATCACAACAATCCGGGTATACATGGTTAACAGGAACTTCAAATGTAACTTTAAATATTGGAGATGCATCGGGACTTAATGTAGGAAGTTCCGTTTATATAACAGGAGCAACTGCAGCATCTGGATCAACATTGACACCATCTGGAGCAGGAACAGTTTATCAAATTAATGGTAACTATCAAGTAGTAGTAACCATGGGATCTTCTAATTCAACTGGATCAACACAATATGGATACGGTGGAACATTGTCATTAAACTCTACAACTTTACAACAACCAAGCACATATGGTCAATTTAATATTGCATTAAATTCTAATGATACATTATCAATTAATAATATATCTTTGGATACAACAGGACATTCATCATCTGATAGTTTATTACTATTATATTATTCTGGATCAGCAGCAAATAATACTGCAATAACAGTTAATCTTACAGACAATACAAACTCTTCATCTCCATTTGTATGTGCAGCAACAGGAATTGTTACAAATGTAGGATTAAATGTAGCAAGAATTCCATTACCATCAAATTTTCCATCAGCAGGAATAACTACAAATTCTATAAGCATAACTATGTCAGCAGGACCATCTGTTATATATCTTGATTCTTTAAAGATTGTAACAAATGATTATTGGACAGGACATCCGTATGCTGGAACATTGGCTATATCAACAGTCACCCCATCATCACCAAGTTCTGGATACGTAAAATATACAACTTCTGGTTCTCATAATTTTGCAATCGGTAATCAGGTGGTTATATCTGGTATAACTCCTTCCGGCTATAGTGGAACATTTACAATTTATTCTGTTCCAACACAGAATACATTTGTGGTTGCAAATGCCACAACGGGGACAGCAACAATAGGATCACCAGCCAAAGCTGTTTCAGCTACAGTTGTTATTCTTCCACCAGAATATCAGCTTACAAGTAGATCTTTATTTACCACACCAATTATTAAAAATTCAGGACAGCAAATGGATATTGAATATCATTTGCAGGTGACATGATGGTATTAGCAACTCCAGGGCAAATAATATATGATGCAGCAGGAAATCCTTTACCAGTATCATCTGTAACACTTACAGGATTAAAAGCTGGAACATCATATGTTGTTCAAGTACAAGCAGTTGGCGGAGACAATAATGCTGTTTCTGATTGGTCTGTAGGATATGTATTTGTAGTTCCAAATTTAACATAAGGTATAATAGTACAAGGAGAAAAATATGGCAAGTAATGTAGTTATAGATGCAACAGTAATAAGCTCTTTAAGCTCACAAGTGGCATCAGTTCAACAATTTTTGTCTAAAGGGCAATATTATTATAAAGGCAGAGATTATGCTTCAGCCTCAGTTTTTCCATACTTACAATCAGGTACAATACAAGCAATGTCTGTTTTTCAGACTACAGTGGCTATTACAATTAATGGGGCAAAAGAAACCCTAGATCTTGTTGTTCCACCAAATGCTTTTAAAAATAAACCAGTGGTAAGTGCTGTTGTAGAATGCTCAGCTGCACCAGGTCCTATGATTCCAGTTTTAACTAATATTGATACTAGTTCATATGCAATGAGCTTTGATGTGCATACAATTACTTCAAGCACATTTCCTGCTGGTGGTATCCCAGCTTTTGTACATATTACTGCAATTTCATACGAGTAATATTGACTTATAAAATATAATATACAATAATAAACCCAAATGAAAGGTTTTAATGACAAACGATCTTAAATGGATGTTATCGTCTGATCAGCAATTTCCATATCAAGATGACAAAGCTATAGAATTATGGTTTAAAGTCATGAAATGGTTTAAGCCAGAAGTTGTTGATTATCTTGGAGATACAGATGATCAAGCTTGCTATAGCAAGTATACAGAGGGAAGATCAGCAGAATTTCTTCAGCTTCACAAAAATGATAGTAAAGACCTTATTGTTCCTATGATGAGACATGAAGCAAAAGGTGCAAGAGATTTTTATGCTAAGACAAGAGATATGCTTCCAAATGCACAATTGTTTTCAGCACTAGGAAATCATGATATTAGGGTGTTTGATTATCTTGATAAAAAAATGCCAGAATATTTGGCAGACATCACACCAGAATCACTTTGGTCTTTAGATTCATTAGGATATGAATATATTTATTATAATGAATTGCCAAAGCAACGTTTTGGAGATATACATGTTCATCATGGGCTTTCAATTGCAGATACAGGTGCAGTAAGAAAAGACATTGATGATTTACAAATTTCTTTAATTAGAGGACACTCACACAGAATTGCCTCACATTTTCAAACATACGAACTTCCACTTGCAACAAACGGTAGAACAATTCGTGGATATGAAATTGGACACATGTGTGATGAAAAAAGTGATGGTATGAAATATACACAAAATCATAATTGGCAAAAAGGTTTCGCAATCGCACACATTGAGAATGGTGAACATCCTCATGTACAGATTGTGGAAATTTCTCCCAACTACACTTGTGTAGTTGATGGGAAATTATTTAGCGTCTAAAGGAGACAATAAAATAATGAAAATTAACCAAGCGTTAATTCAATCATATGTTCGTAACTTGTTAGGTCAAGTTATTGCAGCTGCAACAATCGTTTCGCAAACAAGCCATATTTCGATTGTTGATTTTAAGGGTGCACAGATCGCACTTGTAGCAAACGCACTCTGGGGTTCATTAGTTCCAGTAATCTTGCGTTATGTTAACAAGAATGATCCAGCATTCGGTATTGTTGCTGAACAAGCAACAGATGCAGTCACAAAAAAGTTAAAGGCAACTAAGTAATATTACTTAGAAGACAAAACTTAATATGTGGTGTAAAAAATGCAATGGAAGAGTTTTTATAGATCGTGTCTTTTCTCAGAAAACACGAGTGGAGCTCTACTGCATTTCCTGCGGTAAACGCTGGATAGTAAAAAAAGATGGAAACGCATTAGGACAATGGCTAGAAAAAATCGAAAAGGATCTCAACAAAGAGTTCTGTATTTCTATTTAAATAATGTTCTTCATAGAACTTTACAAGTAAATAGACCAGATGATACTATAATAGCGTGGAATTTCTTAGAGGGAAAGCGTGTTGCTTATAACTATTCTGATGTTCAGAAAAATAAACAACACGCTTACTCCATCTCTGAAGTTGGCAAGCTAATAAATAGACATGTTGATACAATCAAAAGACACCTTAGATCAGGTGATATAGAAAAACCACAAAGGGCTTTTTCCCTAGACGGGTCTAATCGCCCTGGTAAATATTTATTTTCTGAAAATGATATCAGAAAACTTAGAGAATTTTTTAAAACAGTACATATTGGAAGACCAAGAAAAGACGGGAATGTGACAGCAAGTAATATTCCTAGTAGAATAGAGTTAGATGCTATGCTTAGAAATGAGACAATATTATATGCAAAAAACAACGATGGAACATTTGTTCCAGTTTGGAAACAACCTGAATGGTAGATAATAAATTAAATAAAGATGCAAAGCATGCACTAGATTTATCTTTAGTTATTCTTGAACATGCAATGGAATTAGCTTTACAAAAGGAAGATTTGGATGCTATAATTGCTATCTCAGATAGAATGATGATGCTATATCAACATTTAGCTGATAAGAGTGTTAAAAAATTTAAACCAGGATTTGGCCTACCTATAAATAAAAAGGATGAAGTTAATGACGACGCAGAATCAGACTAGCGTTAAAGTTGAATTGCACTTTACCAGAAATTTAGGTAATTATGAAAGTGTTAAAATTGGTATAGGTATTGAAGATTGGGTAAGAGATGGTGAAAACACTACCACCGCAACTGATCGTGTATATAAATTTGTTGAAGATAAGTTAGTTGAAAAAGTACAAGAAATCGAAAAAGAGCTTAAAGGAAATAAATAATGGCAAAGGATGATGCAAAGCAGGCATATTCGCTTGTGTCTCTTTATCTGGCATTATATAAAACAAAATATAATAAGCAACCTGTTGTAAATAGATATCGTGAAAAATGGGCAATGCAAGATGTTATTGACACAGTAGGATTTGAAAGATCCAAAGAACTTCTTGAATATTATTTTCATTGCAAAAAGCCAGGGCATCCATTAAATTGGTTTTTATATAACTTTGACAAGCTTAATGACATAATGATAAAATCTGAAGAAGATATTGAATATAGAAAAGAATTAAGAAAAAAAACAAGATTATTAGTGGAACAGGAATTAAATGAACACTGAGGCTGCATTACTATCTGCAATCTGCAAGAATAAAGATATTGCAACGGTTCTATCTGATAATGTTGATGATATTTTTACATCACATAGAGATGTCTGGGAAGGCCTTAAATCTTATTATTTAAAGTTTCGTGCTGTTCCTGATGTATCTGTAATTCAAGAAAAGTTTAAAGACTTTGAACCAGAATCTGTAAAAGGTGAAACTGGATATTATTTAGATAATTTAAAGAATGAATTTTTAACCACAAGAGTTAAAGATGTTCTTTTGCGTAATGGAGCAAGTTTAAAAAATAATTCTGCTACAAGAGTTATACTTGAAATGCAAACGGAATTAAATGCATTATCTAGACTTACAGGTGCAGTAAGAGATGTTGATCTTACAGACTTTGAACTTGCTGAAAAACATTTTGAATCAATTCGTGAGCGTTCGTTAGCTATGGGAGGAAGTCCAGGAATTAAAACTGGATTCAATGCCATTGACCTAGCATACCCTACAGGAATGGCTCCAGGACACCTTATCGTGATGATTGGTTGGCCAGGTAGGGGTAAGACTTGGTTTTCTTCCTACCTAGCTTGTAAAGCTTGGGAGCAGGGTTTTAGACCTATGATTATATCTCTTGAAATGTCTCCAGAAAATATGCGTGATCGTATTTACACGATGATGGGATCAGGACTTTTTAGAGCTTCAGATTTTTCTAAAGGAATGGTAAATACGGATGATTTCCATTCATGGGCAACAGATAAGTTTATGGATAAGAATAGTTTCATACTTATATCAAATGAAGGTCAAGGACAAGTAACTCCAAATACAGTTCAAGCAAAGATTGACCAATACAAACCAGATCTTGTTATCCTTGATTATCATCAATTATTTAATGATTCATCTGGAGCTAAATCAGAAGTAGAAAGAAATAGAAATATTTCTCGTGATTTTAAATTGCTTGCTGTAAGAAATGCTATTCCGGTAATTGATATTACTGCTGCAACAATGGATGATGTATCAGATCAAGATTCTCCACCAATGCTTTCACAAGTGGCATGGTCAAAAGCAATTGAATATGATGCTGATATGGCAATTGCAGTTCATAAACAACCAGATACCAATATAATGGAAATTGTAAGTAGAAAAAATCGTCATGGAACTAATTTTGATTTCTATTTGGATTGGGACTTAAATCGTGGTGTGGTTAAAGAAGTCTATGAAATGGACATTCAACAATAATTTGAGGTCTGGCACTCTTTTAGTATAATTAGTTTATTATGCTAAAGAAACAAATACATAGCTTTTTAATTGGTGGGGTCATTAAAGATGATGCTTCAATTAAAAGAATAAGGGAAATGCATGAACGTCTTCTTATACAAGATATGCGTTCTAAAGGCTATGTACCAGTACTTGATCTTGAACCACAATTTTCAATTGAATATAATGTAAAAAAAGATAATTACGGGTTCAACCTAGAAATATATGGTGTATATGTTGGAAAGAAAAAAGCATATCAACTTGAAGGTTTTTCAGGACAACAATTCTATAAGAGATAGACAAGAAATATCAAATTTGATATTATGGAGTTATGTTGCTTGCTGAAAGATATAATCAAAAACAAATAAAAGAAGTATTAAAAACTGTAGGGGTGCATATTGCATCTGAAACATCTACAGATTTTTTATGTTTATGCCCATTTCATGATAATAAAAAAACACCTTCATTTGCCGTAAGCTATGAAAAAGGTTTATATGTTTGTTACAATCCCTCATGTGGAGCAAAAGGCAAACTTGTAGATCTTGTAAAAAAAATAGGGCACTTAAATGATTTTCAAGCTATGCGTTTAATGTCAAATCTTAAAAAAGAACAATATGAAACATTTGATGATGACCTAGAAGCATTGATGGAAGATAAGCCAGAGTTTGAAGAGTTTTCTCAAGATACACTTGACAAGTTATTTAAAGATTTAAATAGCTCAGAAAGAGCTAAGCAATATTTTTTATCTAGGGGTATAAACCATGAGTCTATTAATTATTTTAAATTAGGTTATTCTGAAAATCAAGATATGGTTATTGTTCCAGTACATAGCCCTACTGGGATACCAGTAGGGCTAGTAGGTAGATCAATTGAAGGAAAGTATTTTAAAAATAGTACAAATCTTCCACGCAGCCTTACTATGTTTAATTTACACAGAGCAAGAAAGCTAAGCGATACTATTATAGTTTGTGAATCATCATTTGATGCAATTAGAATTCATCAAGCAGGTTATCCAAATGTTGTTGCAACTTTAGGCGGAAGTTTGTCAAAAGAAAATTTAGCAAATCTAAATAAATATTCCTCATCTATTATTATTGCTACAGATGCAGATGAGGCAGGAAGAAAACTAGGAAAAGAAATAGCATTTAGGCTTAAGAACAAATCAGTATCTTGGGCTTCATATGACATGGATATCGTATACCCACATAATGCAAAAGATGTGGGCGATCTCACAGATGAAGAAATAAAACAATGTATCAAAAATGCAGTAAGCAATTTTGAGTATTTAAATTAGTGATATAATAGGTTCACAGGGCATAATACAGCCCCATACACAAGGAGATATACATGGGAGTAATAACAGGTCTAGCAGCAATCAACAAGGCCATGGACAAGCCAACATCAAGCGAGTCTGGCGTAAAAGGCAGATGGCTTCAAGTTAAAGATGGACAATCAGTAAAGATTAGATTTTTACAGGAAATTGATCCAGATTCAGAACATTACAATAATAAAGCTGGCTTAGGCTTTATTGCAATTGAACATACAAATCCAAAAGATTATCGTCGAAAGGCACTTTGCACAATTGATGATTTAGGTCAATGTTTTGGTTGTGAACAACACCGTCGCAATCCAAAAGATGGCTGGAAGGGTCGTCCACGTTTCTATATCAATGTTTTAGTTGATGATGGAACAGAAGATCCATATGTTGCAATCTTTTCTCAGGGAACTGGGCCAAAGTCAGCAACACCAGAAATTAGTCAATATGCTACAGAAACTAATAGCATTACAAATCTTACATGGAAGCTAAAGAGAACAGGTGAAAAAACTGATACAAGTTATAGCATCATTCCACTTCCAACAGCTGAAGTAAAGCCAATTGATTTTGATAAGCTTGAGCTTTTTGAACTTGAAAAGACAGCAGTTAGAAATGTTCCTTACGTTGAACAAGAAAACTTCTATATGGGAGTTACCTCAGACTCATCTTTAGAGTCATCCACATCAGCATCTGTTGAGTGGTAATCTAAACTAAAACTGGAGTATTGGTGAATTTCACACATTTACATGTGCACTCGCACTATTCTTTAATGGATGGTTTGTGTTCTGCTGAAGAGCTTTTGACTGCTGCAAAAAATGCAGGGCAAACAGCAATGGCCATAACAGATCACGGAACATTGGCATCACATAGAGAAATGCAAGTTGCAGCTAAAAAGCTGGGAATGAAACCAATACTCGGTATAGAAGCATATATATCTGCTACAGATCGTTTTGATAAGCGTGACATTAAAAAGCGTGATGACAATACTCAGGTATTCAATCATATTATCTTGCTTGCAAAAAATAATGATGGATTAAAAAATTTGCAAAAGCTTTCTGAAATTGCATGGACAGAAGGATATTATCGCAAGCCACGCATTGACCTGGAGGTTCTTGAAGAATACGGAGACGGGCTAATAGTTTTATCTGGATGCATGAATGGTCTTATTGCAAAAGCTATTCAGCGTAATGATATGGATAAAGCTTTTGAGTATGCGAATTGGTTTCAAAAAAGATTTAAAGATGATTTTTACCTAGAAGTTCAATCACATAACGATAAAGAAATTAATGATGGATTGGTTGATATAGGCAGAAAGTTAGGAATTAAGTTAGTTGCAACTGGCGATTGCCATTATGCAACAAAAGAACAAAAAGCCTTAGAAGAAGCTTTATTAATTCTTTCAACAAAGCCTGATATTGCAGAAGGTGCAAATTACGAATCAGGTAAAAAGTTTAAAGATATATTTGAAAGATTTAATCATTTATATCCTGACCGTCCAATTTCATTTCAAAACATCAACGTTTATATTCAAAATATAGATGAAATTAGATTTGATTTTGGAAGTAACTGGTCAGATGAAATTTATTTAAATACTCAAGAAATTGCAAACAAGGTTGAAGAGTATGAATTTCATGAAAACCTTCAGCTTTTGCCAAAGCCAAAAAAAGATGCACATAAACAACTTATCGAGATGTGCAAAGAATCTTTAAAAGAAAAAGGATTAGAAAATGATCAATACAAAGAAAGACTTGAAGAAGAACTTCAAGTTATTAAAGATAAAGAATTTAGTAGTTATTTTCTTGTTGTTGGCGACATGGTACGTTGGGCAAAAGAAAACCAAATCATGGTTGGCCCAGGACGTGGATCAGCAGCAGGATCTTTAACATGTTATCTATTGGGTATTACTGAAGTAGACCCAATTAAGTTTGACTTATTGTTTTTCCGTTTTATTAATCCTGAACGTAATGACTTTCCAGATATTGATACAGACTTTATGGACCGCCGTCGTGGTGAAGTTAAAGATTATCTTCGTAAAAAGTTTAAAAATGTAGCATCAATTTCAACATATCAATATTTTAAAGATAAAGGTGTTGTGCGTGATGCAGGTAGAGTATTTGACGTACCTTTGGGTGAAATTAATAAAGCCCTTAAAGGTGTTGAAACATTTGAAGAATTTGAGTCAAATAAAAATGTTGATTGGTTTAAACAAAAATATCCGGAGGTTTTACAATTTGCATCCGATCTTCGTGGACGAATTCGTTCCGTTGGAATTCACGCAGCTGGAGTAGTTGTTGCTAAGGAGCCAATTTCTAAATATGCACCAATTGAAACACGAAGCGATAAAGATGAAGAAGTCTCAGGTCGTGTCCCAGTTGTTGCGTATGATATGGATCAAGCAGCAGATATTGGTTTGATTAAATTTGACGTACTTGGACTTAAAACTTTATCTGTTATTCAAGATACTGTTAACATGATTAAAGATAGACACGGAAAAGATATTGATCTTAATTCATTACCACTAGATGATAAAGAAATTTTTTATGATCTTTCAAATGGATTTACTAAAGGAGTCTTTCAAGCAGAAGCAACGCCTTATACAAATCTTTTGATTAAAATGGGTGTTAGCAATTTTGAAGATTTAGTTGCATCCAATGCACTTGTTCGCCCAGGAGCTATGAATACTGTAGGTGCCGAATATGTTGGAAGAAAAAATGGCGATAAAATGGTTACGTATGTCCATCCAGTCATGAAGCCTTTCACGGAGAGAACATACGGGGTTATTATTTATCAAGAACAGGTTATGCAAGCTTGCGTACACTTGGGCGGGATGTCATGGTCTGAAGCTGATAAAGTAAGAAAGATTATTGGTAAGAAGAAAGATGCAAAGGAATTTGATGTATTCAAAGATAAATTTATTGAGGGTGCAAGAAATTATATTTCTAAAGAAGATGCTGAGCATTTGTGGCATGATTTTGAGGCTCACGCTGGCTATTCCTTTAACCGTTCTCACGCTGTTGCTTACTCTATGCTTGGCTATTGGACTGCTTGGCTTAAGCATTATTATCCGCTCGAGTTTGTTTTTGCTCTTCTTAAAAACGAAAAAGACAAAGATGCCAGAACAGAATATTTATTGGAAGCAAAGAGACTTGGAATAAAAGTACTTCTTCCACATATTAATGAATCCGATCTTGATTTTAACATTCAAGGTAATAGCATTAGATTTGGGCTTGCTAATATTAAGTATATATCTGAAAATATTGGAAAAAAGATTGTAAATGCAAGACCGTTTACTTCGTATAAAAATGTTTTAGATATTGCTGGAACAAAAGGTTCTGGCATTAATTCAAGAGCAATATCTGCTTTAAATGAAATTGGAGCATTGGCTTTTGATGACAATCCAAGAACTGGTGAAGAGTCTAAAAATTATTATGAATATTTAGGTATTCCAAAGTTTGATGTCAAAGGTCTTACTCCTTATATTAGATCTCAAATTACTCCACTTGAAGAGTTTCTTGAAGAAGGAACATTTATTCTTCAGGCTATGGTTAGATCAATTAAAAAAGGTAAAGGTTGGTCTCGTGTAGAATTGGTAGACGACACAGGTTCTATTGGTATTTTCCATAATGAAAATACACAAATTGAGACGGGAAATATGTATTTCTTTTTAGTAGGCGACAATAGAATTCATAGATATGTTACAATAGAGGATGTAGTTAATAGCAAAGAAGATCCATTTATTAATTATATGCATAATAAAGATTTGGGTATTCCAGAAAATAAAAAATATGTTGTGGATTTTACCCACTATAAAACAAAAGCAAATAAAATGATGGCTCACATAATTTATTGTGACGAAAATAAAGAAATGCAGCGTGTTATTGCTTTTCCAAAGATGTACACAGCTGCTTTAGGAAAGATGCGAGTAGGGTCTTTCTGTTCACCCGTCGTTTCAGAATTGGATGACGGAACTAAATACGTAAAGGATATACAATGACAGAAGAAAATAATACAGGATCAGTAGTAGAAAATACTCTTGATGAAGCAACACAACCATCAAATAATATAAATATTTCAATTGAACAAATTCTTGCATCAATTGTAAAAACTGTCGGTGAAGTTAATGTTAAGATTGAAGATTTGCTTACAGATTATAGCAACTTTACAATTGCACTTAATCAACAAGAAGATAAATCAGTTAATTTTACATTAGTTGAAATGAAAGATGTTCCAGTTGCAGAATCGGTAACAGAATAAAATATGACAATGCTAGCAGAAAAGATACTCGCTGCACTTGATCCAAAAACAAGACAACGAGTTCAAATGGCTACTGGAGTAGATGCAGAACGTCAAAAAACTCCAAGCATCAGCTTAAACTTAGCTTTAAAGGGCGGTTTAGGTTATGGTAGGCAGGTTCTTGTTTGGGGAAACAAGTCTGCTGGTAAGTCATCATTTTGTTTACAAATGATTGGCATGGCTCAAAAAGAAGGAAAAACATGTGCCTGGATTGATTCTGAGCATTCTTATTCCGCTGAGTGGGCAGAAAAACTTGGAGTAGATTCATCTTCTCTTATTTACTCACAAGCTAAAACTATTAATGATATGGTAGATGTAGCACAGCAGCTTATGGAAGCTGGAGTTGATATAATAGTAGTAGATTCAATTTCAGCATTGCTTCCTGCAATTTACTTTGAAAAAGATAGTGATGAGTTAAAGAAACTTGAAGACACCAAACAAATTGGTGCAGAAGCAAAGGACATGACGCATGCAGTTAAAATGCTTAACTACGCCAATAAAAATACGCTACTCGTTCTTATTTCTCAGCAAAGAAATCAATTTGGTTCTATGCATGCAAGCCACATCCCGACAGGGGGAATGGCAGTTAAATTTTTCTCCAGCACCGTCATCAAGCTTTGGTCATCAGAAGCTGAAGCGAATGCTATTAAATCTGGAATCCAAGTTGGGGACAAGATTCTTGAACAAAAAGTTGGAAGGCCTGTCAACTGGATCGTTGATTATAACAAACTCGGACCAATGGGACAATCTGGTCAATATGACTTTTACTACCAAGGTGAAAAAGTAGGCGTTGATGAAATTGGTGAAGTCTTAGATGCTTCTGAAATGATGGGCAAAGTTCAAAAAGGCGGAGCTTGGTATACTGTAGGAGAAGAAAGATTGCAGGGAAGAAATAAAGCTATTGAATATTTACGATCTAACCCTGAAATAGTAGAAAGTTTAAAAACTTCTTTATATGAGTAAGATTAATGATTTTGTAAATAATTCTCAAACAAAAGATTTAGAAAAATGGGAAAAGCTTTATGGAAGTTATGGATGCAAATACTGTAAAGAATCTTCTAATATTGCATATTGGGATAGAGGAGCTTCTAAAATAGTGTGGGTATGTTCTCAAAATCATAGATCGGAAATGCAACTTGACTGAGCGTGGAGAAGTAAAACGTGATGGAGCAAAAGCACAAAAAAATTCAGGACGTGGAGCTTATCAAAAAGGTGATGCTACATGGCATGATTTTGTCGTTGATTATAAAGAGTACTCAAAGTCAATTTCCATTAGTAAGGAAATATGGGCAAAAATATGCACAGACACTTTTAAAGTCAGTAGAGATAAATATCCAGTTCTTAAATTAATTTTAGGAGAAGAAAGCAAAAAAACTCGTCTTGCAGTTATTGAATGGGAATTATTAGAACAATTAATAGAATGTTGGGAGAAAGAAAATGGGAAAGCATAGAGGATCTCATCCATTTAATGATACTCAAATCAAAAATGGGAATATCGTTAAAATGCGTAAAGATGGAACAATTAAAGCAATCATTGGTCCATATATTGTAAAACATACACAACAGTTAGTTAAAAAAAATGATCGTTGAAATTATTAAAACAACAGTAACTGGTATGGGTGTAGGAGCAGTTTTTGCTTTATTTAAACTTCCAGTTCCAGCACCTCCAGTTTTTGCAGGTCTTATGGGTATATTTGGGCTATGGCTTGGCTATGTATTGATTGGTAAATTATGACAGAGCAATCAACAGTAATAGAACAGATTAGTCAAATAACAGAATTTAATGACATGTCTGAATTTATGAATGATAAAGATTTAGATGCAGCACTTGATTTAATTATTAAACTTATTACTAAGCCAGACGTACCTTCTGCCAAAGCATTATCTTTAATTGTGCAACTTCAAGCCATTAGTGCAAAGTTTGCTATGCAAGCTAGGTACTACACCACCTTTGAAAAAGGTGGGGATGCTTCAAAGAAAAAAAACACATATTACACAGCAGCTGATACAGTAGATAAACTTGTTGATGCCCTGAAATACTCAGCAAGATTTGGAGCATAATTGGGATCTATATCCACACTTAAGTTAAAAAAGAAAAATGGATTTGATCCAGTAAAATTTGCACAAGAATTTGAAGATACTTATGAAAGTAAAGCTGGATTTACCGAAAAGAAAACTTTTTCCCCCAGTACATTAGGATATGGACATGGAAATTGTGCACGTTATTGGTTCATAGCTTTTAATGGTGCAGATTTTAGGGATACCGCCAAACCACAGGCAAAAGCTAATATGGAAAATGGAAGTTTTGTCCATGATAGATTGCAACAAAGATTGAGCAAAATGCATAAATCTTATAAAGTTATTGCTCATGAAGTTGAAACAACTTATGATGATCCACCTATAAGAGGATTTCTTGATACACTTATTGAAGATATGGACAACGATCAAATTGTTCCACTTGAAATCAAATCTGCAAAAGATGCACAGTATAATATAAAAGCTATCAGTAAAGAACCATCAGATAACCACAGAATTCAATTATTAACTTATATGAAAATTTGGGGATACAAAGAAGGTTGCTTTGTTTATGAAAATAAAGATGACAATTCCCTAGTCTTTATACCAATTCAAATGGATTTAAAAAATCAAGAACTAATTGATTATGTATTTGATTGGCTTCGTGGAGTAAAACAATTACATGTTGATGATACTTTACCAAATAGAGCTTTTACAAAATCTACATGGGCCTGCAAAGGATGTCCAGTATTCGATGCATGCTGGAAAGATATGAAAGACAAAGAAGGAGAAGTTCAATATCCCGCAATGGAGACTAAGTTATGATTACACTAAGTAGAAAAGCAATAGTATTTACTGCATTTGACCGTACAGAATATTTAAAACAAACTTTAGAATCCTGGTCAAAAGTAAGATCAATTCAAGAATATGATATTTATTTTAAAATTGAACCTTCTGACAAAACAAATGAGATATGTGAAATTATAAATGATTTTGCTACAAAAATTGGCATAATGATAAATGTAGATATCAATAATAAAGTTATGGGCTGTGCTGCAAATACTTGGTTTGCACTGGATAGAACATTTGAAGAATATGATTTTGTAATTTTAGCAGAAGACGACATTATGGTTTCTGAAGATATTTGTGAATATTTTAATTATTTAGAAAATAAATATAGAGATGATTTATCAATAGCAACAATATCTGCTTCAGGAGAAAGAGAAGGATTTGACCCATCTTTAGTAACTAGAATATCAGGTTTTCAAGGTTTAATTTGGGCTACATGGAAAGATGTATGGGTTAATTATTTTAAAGATACATGGGATTGGAATTATTCAAGCGGACGTGGCGGTCCATCTGGCTGGGATTGGAATTTAAATTTAAGAGTTATTCCAAACAATTTACTTAAATCAATAGTCCCACATTCAGCAAGATCACTTCATATTGGAGTAAATGGTTTACATTGTAACGAAGATATATTTGATGAAACTCAAACAAAGTCTTTTAAAAATGATTATCAGTGGGAGACATTAACAGAATTATGATATGTGCATATGAAGATTGTCAGGGTATTAATAAATTTGAACCTAAAACTCATAATCAAAAATATTGTTCTGATGAATGTTGTCGGATAGCAACTAATTTAAAGATTAAAGAAAAATATCAAGCTAAAAAGGATAGATTAGCAGGAAAAAAAAGAATTTGTAAAAACAAAGGTTGCAATCAAGAGCTAACTATGTATAACGAAGATGATGTTTGTTATGGATGTCATGGAAAAGTTAAGGAAAAAGAAAGACAAGAATTGCTAGGAATGCTCAATGGCTCATCTAAATGATCTTATCAAGAGTGCTCCTAAGAAGATTTTAGGCATTGATGCTAGTACAAATAGTTTTGCTTTTTGTATAATTGATAATGGAAAAGCCGTTCGATGGGGTGAAATTCACTTTACAGGAAACAATATATATGATAGAATTATAGATGCTAAGAAAAAAATTCGTGCATTAAAAGCCTCGGGAGAGCTTGATGTAAGTCTAATAGCCTTAGAAGCAGCCGTAATGGTAAGATCAGCTGCTACTGGATTAAAAATGGCTTATGTTTTCGGAGCAATTTTGGGGGAATTGATAGATGAACAGTTTGAGATACTTGAAGTACATCCTATTGAATGGCAGAGCTTCATTGGCAACAAGAACTTTACAAAAGCTGAGAAGATTAGAGTCAAAACAGAATACCCAGGAAGATCTGAATCCTGGATCAAAAACAGAATAAGAGAAATGCGTAAACAAAAAACTATAGATTTTGTTAAATCTTTGGGTGTTGATACAGATAATAACAATGTATCCGACGCAACTGGTATAGCTTGGTTTGCTTATAATAAAACAAAATGAGTAAATTATATGAATCAAAAGATTGGCTTTATAAAAGATATATTGTAGAGCGTAAAGATGTTATGACAATTGCAAAAGAAGCTGGGTGCAGCCATATGACAATAGTTAGATATTTAGAAAAATTTGGGATAAAAAAAAATAAATAAAATGATTATTAATGAAGACATAGAAGAAATTATATTTAGATCTAAAAATAGTTTAAATAAAATAGATGGGTCAAAAATACTAATAACTGGTGCTTCTGGTTTTATAGGACAATATTTTATAGAAGTATTTAAAAAAATAAACGTTGAAGTTGTAGCAATAGATAATAATTTAAAAAAAGAAAATATTAATGTTAAAAATATTAAATGGATTGAAGCAAATGCAAAAATAAGCGATTGTATTGATGAAAAATTTGATTATATAATTCATTTAGCTGGAATTGCAAGTCCTCAAAATTATAAATTAAAACCTTTAGAAACTATATATTCAGCGGTAGATATAACAAGATTATTATTAGAAAAATCAAAAAAAGATAAATCTAAATTTTTATTTTTTTCATCTTCAGAAATTTATGGAGATCCAGCAGAAAATTTTATTCCTACTCCAGAAAGCTATTTTGGAAATGTTTCAACTTTGGGGCCAAGAAGTTGTTATGATGAATCTAAAAGATTAGGTGAAACTTTATGTTATATTTATAAAACAGAATTTGACACAAAAATTTCTATAGTTCGTCCATTTAATATTTATGGCCCAGGAATCTTATCATCTGATTTAAGAGTATTACCTAATTTTGCAAATTCATTAATAAAAAATGAAAAAATAAAAATTTATGGTAATGGTAAACAAACAAGAACATTTTGTTATATTACAGATGCAATGGTGGGATTTTTAAAAGTTTTAATAGATTCAAATGATCCATATGTTTTTAATGTAGGAGCAGAAGGACCTGAAATATCAATGATTGATTTTGCAAATAAGTGTTGCAAAATTTTTAATAATTTTGCAGAATATGAAATTATTCCTTACCCAGAATCCTACCCTGGCGCAGAGCCTTTTAGAAGATGTCCAGATATTTCTTTAATAAAAAAAGAATTAAATTATAAAGCTATAGTAAGTTTAGACGAAGGCTTAAATCGTTTCTTTTTATGGGCAAAAGAAAATTATTTAAATTAAGGAGTATAATATAGTATGCCTACATATGAATATAAATGTATAGATGATGAAACACATGTAATTGAAGAACAAAGATCTATAGAAGATAGAGACTTTCCTATAACTTGTGCTTGCGGTTCATATATGTCTAGAGTTATGATAAATAACGTAGGAATTCAGTTTAAAGGATCAGGGTTTTACAAAACAGATAATAGAGGTAAAAATGGATAATGTTGTAGAGTTAACAGATCATTTTGAACAAATGAATAAGGTTGTTGCTGAGTTTATCAAAGGCAATAATCCAAATCAAATTGCAAAACAATTTTCGATTAAGCCTACACAGGTAACACAAATGCTTGCAAATTGGCGTGAAATTATGCAAGGCGATAATGGTATTCGTGAAAGAGCAAGAGAAGCACTGGGAGCTGCCGATCAACATTATTCTATGATTATTAAAGAAGCTTGGAGAACAGTAGAGCAAGCAGATGCTCAAGATGCTTTAAATGTTAAAGCTCAATCTCTTAAGCTTGTTGCTGATGTTGAAGGTAAAAGAATTGATATGTTGCAAAAAGCTGGAGTTCTTGAAAAGAATGAAATGGCTGAACAAATTCTAGAAACAGAACGCAAACAGGAAGTCTTGGTTGGAATACTTAGAGATGTAACTTCATCTTGTCCAAATTGTAAGCAGGAAGTAGCAAGAAGACTTTCAGAAGTAACTAATCGTGTAGAGGTAATATCAGTTGACTGATTTTAGTGCATTCTTAGAAGCACTTGAAGAAGATGCTTTTGAAGAAAAACCAGTAGATATTGAAGTATTTGTTACTGAATATTTATCATTGCCACCATTATCTGAATATCAATATCAGATGATTAAAGCTTCTACACAAATATATAAATTAGAAACATTAATTAAATTATATGGTGAAGAAGAAGGAAAGAAAAGATATGGCCAAACTTGTAACGAAGTTATATTTCAATTGGGTAAAGGTTCGGGTAAAGATTACACTTCTACAATTGCTTGTGCTTATATAGTTTATTTACTATTGTGTCTCAAAGATCCTGCTCGTTATTATGGCAAGCCTCCAGGTGATTCTATTGATATTATTAACGTTGCTGTAAACGCAGTTCAAGCACAACAAGTTTTTTTTAAAGGATTTAAAAATCGCATCACCCGATGCCGTTGGTTTGATGGAAAATATAATGAAAAAGTTGGAAGTATTGAATTCTCAAAAAGCATAACAGTTCACTCTGGTCACTCCCAAAGAGAATCTTGGGAAGGATATAACCTTTTATTTGCAGTACTTGATGAAATTTCAGGATTTGATTTAGATTCTACAAGCGGTAATGAACAAGCAAAAACTGCTTCAGCTATATATAAAATGTTTAGAGGATCAGTAGATTCACGTTTTCCACAAATTGGTAAAGTTGTTTTACTTTCTTTTCCACGTTTTAAAAATGATTACATTCAACAAAGATATAATGAAGTTGTTGCAGATAAAGAAATAGTTATGCGTCGTCACACATTTAAAGTAGATGAAGATTTACCAGATGGAACTGAAGGTAATGAATTCTCAATTGAATGGGAAGAAGACCATATTATTAATTATACGGTTCCAAGAGTTTTTGCATTAAAGAGACCAACATGGGAAATTAATCCAACAATCAAGATTAATGATCTTGCTATGAATTTTTATTCAGATCCAGTTGATGCATTATCTCGTTTTGCTTGTATGCCACCTGAAGCTATTGATGCTTTGTTTACATCTCGTGAAAAAGTTGAAACAGCATTCAGTAATTTAAACCTCGCATTAGATGAAAACAATTCATTTAAAGATTGGTTTGAACCAGATTCAGAAAAATCATATTATGTTCACGTAGACTTAGCCCAAAAACATGACCATTGTGCAGTATCTATGGCTCATGTTGATAGATTTGTTACAATGAAAATGGCGGGAGCTTATACAGATGCACAGCCATTTGTAGTAGTAGATGCTGTTAGGTATTGGACTCCTACAAAAGAAAGAACAGTTGATTTTACAGAAGTTAAAAATTATATAATTAGTCTAAAGCAACGTGGGTTTAATGTAAAAAGAGTTACATTTGATCGCTGGAATTCTTTTGACATGATGGAACAATTAAAATCTTATGGGATGAATTGTGAAATTCTTTCTGTTGCTAAAAAACATTATGAAGACATGCTTCTTACTGTTATGGAAGAAAGATTAAGCGGTCCAAGATTACCATTGCTTATTGACGAACTTCTAGAGCTAAGGATTGTTAAAAGGGACAAGGTTGACCATCCACGTAAAGGATCAAAAGACCTTGCAGACTCAACTTGCGGGGCAATTTATAATGCGATAAGCTTAACTCCTAAAGGTGATGGAGAAGTCCATATTTATTCGTATGATGCTTTTGATGAAGAATTAGTTGAAGAAGCATATGAAAAGAAAGATGGAGTTATTCGAGCACCTAAGATTAATCAAATGCCTGCGGGTCTTAGAGAATATTTGGGGTTAGATGATGAAGAAGATAACCCTAATTCAGACACAGGATTTATTGACAATTTTACTATATTGTAGGCAATATGAAATTTAAGTTACCAAAGAGTAATAAAAATATAATTGATTATGAGCAACTATATCATGATTCTCAGCAAAAATTAAGCTGGTATATAGAAACCTTAGAGACAAAACAAATGCAATGTGATAGAATAGAACATGTTGCTTCAGAATTGAAGCAAGAAAATGCAAAGTTAAAAAAAGAACTTGCAGCCCTAAAACAAGGGCTTTTAGATTTGCCTAAATTATTAGGTAAAAACCTAGGAAAATAAACCAAATAAGAAAAGGAAAAAAATGAAGACAAATAAAAAGATTGCCTTTGCTATCGCTGCAGCCCTAGCAATTACAGGTATCTCAACATCAGCAAATGCTGCACCTCTATCAGTAACGGTAGCTGGATCAGCAAACGCAACAACATCTGCAGCCCCAGCAACAGTAGCAGTTCCATCAACTAATGTAATTGATGCAGGACACTCTGTAGCATTAGCAGCAACAGCAGACACAGGTACTGTTGTAACATTCGTAGCTTCAGGCGTTTCGCTTGTATCTGCACTTAACACAACAGATGCTCCTAAGACAGTAGCGTCAGGGGTGTCATCAATTTCAGTAACATCAACAGGTGTTGCTTCAACAGTTTATGCTTATTCAACAAGCACAACAACAGGATCTGTAACCATTACAAATGGTGCATATTCAACAATCGTTTACATCAAGGGAACAGCAGGAGCAGCATCAAGCATCGCAATTGCAGTCCCCTCTGCAACAGCAGTTGGTACAGCACCAGTTGTTTCTGTTTCAGCAAAGGACGTATTTGGTAACTCAGTCGGTGGAGAAACAATTTCTGTAACAGTTATTGGTTCAACATTTGCAGACCTTACACTTACAAAGTCACTTGTTACGTCAACAGCAGCAGATGTAACAGCAGATTCAACACTAGTGTTGGGTTCAAAGTCAGCAACTCTTGCAACAGCAGTTGCAGGGACTATCACAGTAGTTGCAACAGATTCATCAATTGGAGCAGCAGTCACAGGACTTGCAGCCCCAGTTAAGTCAGTTGCATCACAGTTTGTTGTATCAGATCTCAATGCAGCGATTGCATCACTTAACGCAACGATTGCATCACTTAACTCACAGCTTGCAGCTTCAGTTGCAGGTCGTGAGGCAGACAAGGTAGCAGCAGATAAGGCTCTTGCAGATGCAACAGCTAAGGCAGCAGCACAGGCTGCAACAGATGCAGCAACAGCTAAAGCAGCAGCACAGGCTGCAACAGATGCAGCAACAGCAACTTACAAGGCAGAGTATAATGCTCTTGCTACAAAGTGGAACAAAGCCCATCCAAAGGCTAAGGTTGCACTAAAGAAGTAATTCTTTAAACTTTGGGGGATAGGAGAAATCCTATCCCCCAATTTTACTTATAAAGGGATATATATGAATGTTTTAATAACTGGTGGTGGCGGATTTGTAGGTCATCATTTGTTAGAATACTTACTAGAAAAAACAAATTGGAATTTTTATATAATAGAATCTTTTAATCATGGTGGAATATCAAAAAGAATTTCTTATTTATTTGAACAATATCCTAATGCTTTACATAGGGTAAAAGTTATTACTCATGATCTTTCAACTCCAATAGATTTAGTTTTATCAAAAGATCTGGGCGATATAAATATAATAATTAATGTAGCTTCAAAATGTAGTGTAGATGAATCAATTGAAAATCCTGTTCCTTTTATTAATAATAATATCAATTTACAATTAAATATTTTAGAATATGCCAGGACTCTTAAAAATTTAAAAACATTTATTCAAATATCAACAGATGAAGTATATGGATCTGCTGATGAAAATCAAAGTTTTTTAGAATGGCAACAATTCAATCCAACAAATCCTTATTCAGCATCAAAATTATCACAAGAAGCAATATGCAATGCATATTGGAAAACATATGATATACCTATTGTAATAACAAATACTATGAATATGTTTGGAGAAAGACAAAGCACAAGAGCTTTTATAACAAAAACCATTAAATATATATTAAACAATAAGCTTGTTCCAGTATATTCAGAAAATATTAATGGAAAACTTTTACCATGTAGTAGATTTTATCTTTATATAAAAAATCATTCAGATGCAATAAAATTTTTAATAGATTATTATTTACAAAATCCACATAAAGCAAGTGATGGTATAAAAAGATTACCCAGATTTAATATAACTGATGGTAATGAATTATATAATGATGAATTAGTTAATATGATAGCAAAAATAATGAATATTAAAAAATTTCCATTATTTGAATATGTTGAAGGAATAAAATTTAGACCTGGGCACGATACAAGATATGATTTAAATGGCAATAAACTAATAGCCATGGGCTGGACACCACCTTACTCCCTAGAAAAAGCATTAGAACAAACAGTAATTTGGAGTAAAAATAATATAAATTGGTTAGAGTAAATGTTTGATATAATTGACTTAGTATGAATACACAAATTTGGTCTTGGACATTATCAACAATTGGAGTCATTGGAATATGGCTTACGGGACGTAAAAATTGGCGAGGATATGCAGTAGGTATAATAACTGAATGTGCATGGGTAGCATATAGTATTCAGACAAAACAATGGGGCTTTATATTTGGCTCTACAGTTTATATTTCTGTATACCTATTTAATATAAATAAATGGATTACAGAAGCAAGATCATTTAAAAATAAAATTAATTTAAATGTATTTCAAATAAGAAAGGTAAAATAATATGGGAGCAGCAAAACCAGTTCCACCAGTAACGGGGAACAAACCAGGATCAGCAGCAAGATTTGTAGAGATCGCAAGATCACAAATTGGAGTTGTAGAAGGTCCAAAAGATAACGAAACAGATTACGGTAAATTTACAAAGCATGATGGGCAGGCATGGTGTGGTTCATTTATTATGTGGTGTGCAAATCAAGCAGGAGTTAAACTTCCAGATGTTGTATATACACCAGCAGGAGCTGAAGCTTTTAAAAAGGCTGGTAAGTGGACAGATGCAAAAAATGCAACTCCAAAATTAGGAGATTTAATTTTCTTCCATTTTGCAGCAGAAGCAAAGCCAGGGGATCTTATTCAACATGTAGGATTTGTTGTTAAAGACAATGGTGACGGAACAATTGTTACTGTTGAAGGAAATACAACACCCGATTCAAAACCAGCAGGAAGTCCAGATAATGGCGGAGAAGTTGCTATGAATGTTCGTGGCTACAAAGTTGGGAATAAGCGTGGCAAGTGGGCAGTAGTAGTTGGATTCGGTCATCCAGATTACACAGCATAATTAAATAAAATGCCAGTAATTACTAATTCTATGGGAGATCAAATTGGAATATTTGGCGTTGAAGATATTAAAAATGAAAATGCTAATTATTTTATTTTTGGCTCTCATAGAATTGGATATAAAATATTAAATAACAATTTTGAGACTACAATATACAAAAAATTTGATAATTCAAAAAAAAATAAATCAATTAAAAAAAATACAAATTGTTTATTATTTTCTAACAAAAATCAAATTGAAATTAACGATGACGTAGTTCTTTTAGATATTTTCCCACAATATCATCATTTTTTAATTGATTCAATAGGAAAATTTTTATATATAAAAAAATATAATAATAACGCAAAACCATTTTTTATTAATTATATTGATGACAATGAAAATATAGCAAATAAAAATCATAGAAATCAAATAGAATATATTTTAAATAAATTTAATGAACATTTTAAATTTGAATATAATATTGATATAAGTAAAAATAAAAATGGTTTTTTATTTAAAAATATTTATAGTTTAGATGGCCCTGGGAATATTGGTCCTCAATCAATGGCTCATGTTCCAGATACTTTATTATTATTAAGAAATTTATTTATTCCAAAAAGAGAATCTAAAAAAAATAGAAATATTTTTATTTCAAGAAAAAAAATTTTTTCAAGAAATATTGATGAAATAGAAAAATTAGAATCTTTGTTCAGAGATGAAAATTATGAAATTATTTTTTGTGAAGATTTGTCTTTTGAAGAACAAATAAATATGTTTTTCGATGCAAAAAATATTGTAGCTATATCAGGAACATCTTTGACAAATATAATATTTGCAAATACAAATGTTAATATAATATCTTTTAATATTGATTTAGAATATGATCCACATGAATATAGATTTTTTTCTAAATTGTTAGGAATAAAACACATAGATTTTTATATTGATACTCATAATGCAAAAGAAATATTTAATTTATTAATTAATATTAAAAAAATAATAGAAAAGGAAAAAATATGAAAAACATTAAAGGCTTAACAATAGCTTTATTTTTTACAATGATAGCAGCTGGAGCATCAGCTTCAGCAACAACTAAACCAGTTGTCCAGGATTGGGTTTTGCCAAATGCTACACTTACTCCAGGTGCATTAAATCCTGCAGTTACGCAAGCAAATATTAAAGATAATGTTTGCAAAGCAAATTGGACAGGAACTGTAAGACCAACAGTTGCTTACACAAATAAATTAAAAACTACACAAATGGCTGGAGGATATAAATACTTACAGGCAACATTTGGAACAGCAGCATCAGCATATGAAGAAGATCATTTGATTTCTCTTCAATTAGGTGGAAATCCAACAGATCCAAAAAATCTTTGGCCAGAACCATACGCTGGTAATAATGCACGTAAAAAAGATGTTGTTGAATCAGCACTCAAGCGTTTAGTTTGTGCAGGAACAATGAAGTTAGTTGATGCACAAAAAGCTATTCTTAATTGGCCTGCTGCATATAAACAATATGTAACAGCAAAAGATACAGCAGATACCTCAGATAACTAATTAAGTAGTCATTCTGGTATAATATCTATGTAGACGCTTCTACATGGAGGTCAATAATTGACCAGAAAGATTAAATTTTTAATAGTAGCCTTGTTTGTAACAGGGCTACTATTTCTTTTTTCATCTAATAAATCTTACGCCGATGAAGTAGTTACTCAAATAGTTTCAGATCCCGCTCCAAGCACTGATACAGCCACTATAACGTCCACTGTAACCATTCAATCTATTGAAGAAAAATTGAATGAGGCACAAGCTAATTTATCTTCTGCATCTCAAATTCAGGGTGATGCAATCATATCAACTATTCAGGCAAATGTTCCTATGGTTGACACACAAACAGCAGTTAGTATTGCTATAACCCAAGAACCAATTAAGACGGCGGTAGAATCAGCTACTGTAACCATACAAGAAGCAAATTCTGCTATTCAATCTGCTCAGTCAGCAATTAATGTGGTGTTAGTCGCACAATCAAATTTAGAAACTCAGACAGCAACTGTAGCAATAGCACAAACAGTTGTAGACTCAGCAACTGTGACAGCTAATGATGCTCAAACTACTTTAATAACCGAAACAGAAAAACTGCCTTATCTTCAATCAACAGTAGATGCAACTACTGGACAATTTTATATAGAAAATGCAAACCTTGGAACAGCAACAAGCAATGTGCAAACAGCACAGACTAATCTAACTAATGCAGAAACAGATTTAGCAAATTCGCAACCAACTACAGTTGTGACTAATGGGGTTAAGGCAACTACATATGCTTACAGCGGTAGTACTGGATCTCCATTACCTACAGAATCAACTACACCACTATCAACCACAACAGTGGCATCTACTAATTTTGAATGGGGCAGCGGTCAAGTTCTTAATTCTGGGCGGGTTGATAATGTAATAGTTAAATTTGAAGGAACAATAACTTTGCCAGATGATGCTACTCTAGTTAGATATAACACATATGCAGATGACGGCACTAAATTATATATTGATGGTCAATTAGCAATTAATAACTGGCGAGATCAAGGCCCTTCTTATAGCCAATATAGCCAAACTTATAATGTATCTACAGATAAGCAGCAAGATTTTGTTTTATGGTATTACGAACATGGCGGGGGAGCAAGCGTTCATCTTGGCTGGATGATTATTCTTGCTGATGGCACAGGTTATTTTACATTTCCACAAGCATCCGCATTTTCTAGCGTAGTGACAACACCAGATCCAGTTAAAGTTGCTGCTGTAAATACAGCACAGGCTACCCTAACATCTAATCAATCAGCCTACTCTACGCAATTAACAGTAAGAGATGCAGCATATCAAGCATGGCAAGATGCAATACATGCTGTAGATGCACAACAATCTGTAATTGATTCTACTCAAACAGCATATGATATTGCACAGCAAAACCTAACAACTGCACAACAAAACCTAACAACAGAGCAGCAAAACCTAACAACTGCAAATCAAAACCTAACTATTTCTTTACAAACAGCAGACACATTGGCAAACACAGCAACTACAAAAGTAAATGAAGCAGTAGCTGCAATGACAAATGCTGCACAAGTTACCACAAACTATTATGCAGAACAGCAAAGAATTGCTGCAGAAAATGTTCGTATTGCTGCAGAATTAGCAGCAGTACAAGCTGCACAAGAAAAAGCTGCAGCAGAAGAACGTGCAAGAATTGCTGCAGAAAATGCAGCTAAAGCAGAAGCTGCAAAAATAGCAGCAGAGCAAGCAATCGCAGATGCTCAAGCTGCACAAGAAAAAGCTGCAGCAGAAGCTAAGGCTGCAGAAGATGCTCGTATTGTTGCTGAGCAAGCAGCTAAAGAAGCACAAGCAGCAGCAGATAAAGCCAAAGCAGATACAGAAATTCAAGCAGCAAAAGATGCTCAAGCTAAAGCTGATGCTGCAAAAGCAGAGGCGGATGCAAAAGCAAAAGCAGAACAAGATGCCATATTAGCAGAGCAAAAAGCTAAAGATGAAGCAGCTAAAGCTGCACAAGAAGCTGCAAATGCTAAAGCAGAAGCTGATAAACAAAAGGCAGTAGCAGACAAAATAGCTGCTGATAAAGCAGCGAAAGATGCACAAGCAAAAATTGATGCACAAAAAGCTCTTGACGATAAAGCAAAGCAAGATGCAATTGGCGTTAAGCCAAATAGCCCAGATCAACTTTCAGATACTGTAATTAAAGAAGCACCTAAAGAAGCACTTATTCCACATATACAACAAGATAAAGTAGGTGTAGAAAATGGTGGTATCGAGTTCTTTGGTATTAAATCGGCCCCCCAAGTTGTTGGAGAAGATGGAAAACTTACCCCACCAGCACCGCCACCTGGCTCTGGATTACCAATCCCTGCAGATGCTATTACAACTCAGGATACATTTATTGGGCAGCCTGGAGGTACAACATTTAATGCTCCAGACATCGCTGTTCCAGTTATAGAAACTCCACTACCTGCAACACTTGCTGCAGTGCCAGGAGCACAAGCAATAAACCACGCATTCGTTGCTATGGCAAATATTGGAAACGATATGTCACCTGTAACGAGAAAAAAAGCAAAAAAAATCTTGGTATTGACCGTAGCGGTTGCTGCCATTAGAAGGAGGTTCGGACAATGAAACAATTTTTTAAAGATATTTCTAAAGATTTTTTCAGTGAGATCTGGACATTTGTTGGATTATTTTCAGCATGGCTCGTTCTTACTGGATCTGCTAAAACAGTAATCGGAAAAGTTACCTTAATATCATTTATTATTTGGGTAATTACTTTAAGACTACGAAACCCAAAGGAAGGAGAATAAAATGGCTAAAAAACAAGAATTACTAGAAGAACCAACACAAGTAGGTTCTGGTGCGATTGCAAGCCTTAATAATATTCTTATGCGTATAGTTGCAGTATTTGCAGCATCTGGCTTAGGCGTTATTGGAGCTGGAGCAGTCGTTGGAATTGGCACAGCAAAAGCTGTAATTATGGCTGGAACCCTTGGAGTTGCTACAGTAGTTGAAAAGCTTGCTCGTGGATTCCTTGATGACGGTAAATTAACTATTGATGAAATCAATGGTGCATTTAATGCAGTTGACAAAAAAGCTACCCCATCTGCTTAATGATATAATTAGTTTATGTGGGAAAGAATAGCAATCTATACTAGGAAGAACCCAGCTAAAATAGCTGGGTATCTTTCTGCTTTAATATTATATGTAAATAAACATTTTCCCCATCTTCCAATTGATATTATAATTCCATCCGTAATGCTAATGATTGGTATGGGGGAATCAGCTCAAAAATTAGAAAATAAAAAAGCTTTAAAAGCTTTATATACAGATAATGATCCAGCAAGATCAGATGAAGATATATTAAGTGACATATATAAAAAATAATGGTAAAATAGACCTATGCCGTACCATATTGAACGTGAAGGTAATAAGTTTAAAGTAGTTGTAGATGCTACTGGAAGAGTTGTTGGTACCCACCCATCTAAAGCACAAGCACAAGCTCAATTAGGTGCTTTATATGCTAATGTTCCTGAAGCTACAAAAAAAATGATTTTTACAGGTGGAGATGGATGGGCAATTGAATTTGGAACTCCGGATTGTCAGCATGGATATGCAATAACAAAAAGCGGAACAGGACAATCAATAGGATGTTATTTAACAAAAGCTGAAGCTGAAGATGCTTTAAAAGGTTTAAATAATGAAAAGATTGACATACTTGGAGATGAAGTTAGAACAGCTAAAACTCCAGAAGAATATAAGGAGAATAATGTGGTTAATAAATGCATGACATGTGGATGTGATGATTTAGGTAATGATCACCACTATATTTCAGATACTGAAAAATGTTCTTATTGTGTTACAAAAGGGCAGGGACCATGTTGGGATGGCTATAAGCAAGTAGGCACAAAAGATAAAGATGGTAAAACAGTTCCAAACTGTGTACCAATTAAAAAATCAATTTGGGATGGTGTTTTTGTGCCATCAAATAAAGGACAAATGGGTCCAGAGTTTAATTCACAAGATCAAGATGCAAGATATTATTTTCCATCAAAAGCTTCATATGAAAATGATGGTAATCCAAGTGCAGGATATGGAAATAGATCATCTAATCAATCAATTCCTGAAGGAAATAATGTTCCAGATAAAACCACTAAACCTTATAAAGGATAAAATTAAAATAATTAATTAAATTAAAAAAAATTATTTAAATCTTGATAAAAATTTAAATTTTCAATATTGCATGTTTTTATATATTTTTTATCATTTTGATTTATTATATGATCCCATGGAAAATAAGTTTCATACATTTTAATTGATAAAATTTTAGAATTATTTGGCATCCAAATGCTATTTATTAATGCAGTGCCTTCAATGGTAGCAAAAGCATTGCATTGTGAGAATAAATTTATTTGTTCAGACAAATTATATCCTTCAAGATCTATAATTTCAAAACCTTTTGATTCAAAAAAATTTTCAAATTCTATATCATATTTTTTATCATAGGTATATTGTTTTGCAAAAGCTTGATTTTTATGATATTTCCTATCTTTATTAGCTAATCTTCTTGATACATATATTTTTTTATTAGAAAGTTTATTTTCAAATTTAATATTATTTAAAATTTCATTTATAGAATTTTGATAAAATTTAACTTGTCTTAAATCATCATTATTTTGGATTAATTCATCTTTAAAATTTAAAATTGGAATAGTTGAAAAGTAATAATTATGAATGATAACTTTTTTAAATATATAATTGTTTTTGTTTAAATTTATTATTTTAAAGTTATTTTGTTCAGCAAATTCTTTTAAAGGCAAACTGAAATATTCAATTAAACCTGGTTTTCTAGTTTCATCTATAAAAATAGGTATAAGATCAGGATATATTTTTTTTAATTGATAATACGCTCCTATTCCATCAAATAAAGCATGTGCAAAATTTACTGACATGGATATAGGAAAACATAATTCATCAAGGACAACAGTTTTATTTGTAATATGTTTATTTAATTTTAAATCAAATATTTCATAAATTGGCAAATTACTCAAAAGCTCTGTTTTTTTATTAAATGAATTAAATTCATAATTATAATCGTAATCTCTCATAAATCCTCTAAAATAATTATATCATTTATGATATAATTGTATATCTATACAAGAAAAGAGATATTTATGGCATGTCGTGCGTGTAACAGTCAAAAGCAATTTACTGGCATTGATTTAGGTTCTTTACCAATTGTTAATGAATTATCTAAAGATAAAAATCACAAAGCTGAAACATTTGAAACAAAAATGATGGTTTGCTCAGATTGCGGGTTAGGTCAAATTTCATTGGACCTAGATCCCTCTAGATTATTTAGTTTTTACGGGTTTAGAACATCATACAGTGAAACATTTTTAAAACATTCTAAAGAATTTGTAAATGAATGTTTATCTAAAATAAGTTTTGGAGAAAAAGATTGGGTTTTAGAATTAGCAAGTAACGATGGTTATCTTTTAAAAATGTTTCAAAAAGAAAATATAGATGTTTTGGGAGTTGATCCCGCCAAAAATATATCAATGTATGCAATATGCGATGGTATTCCTACTATAAATGATTTTTTTGGATCAGAACTTGCTAAAGAAATTTTAAGAATTAAAGGCTATCCTAAACTTATAGTTGCAAAAAATGTTTTTGCTCATGTGCCAAATATTCAAGATTTTATGAATGGAATTTCAATTCTTTCTAATGATGAAACAATTGTAAGTATTGAAAATCCAACAATAATGCATATTTTAAATGATGATCATTTTGATAACATTTATCATGAACATTATTCATATCTTTCAACAAATGCAGTATCTAAACTTGTAAGTAAATTTGGAATGCATGTATTTGATGTTAAAGAATATCAAATGCATGGAGGAAGTAATAGATATTTAATTTCTAGGACAAAGAATAGGCTTTCAAGCGTAGAAAAAACAATTAATGAAGAAATAAATGGTGGCTTGTTAAGTGAATCTAAATGGAATGAATTTAGTGATCGAATTAATCATAAAATAACAAATTTTTATAACAAAATTAAAAATCTTAATAATGAAGGAAAAATTATTTGTGGATACGCAGCCTCTGGCAAAGCATCAACTGTTATTAATTTTTCAAAATTAAATTTTAATGATATAAAATATATAGCAGATGATTCTTTTGAAAAACAGGGCAGGTACATTCCTGATGCACAAATACCTGTTGTAAGTTTAGAAAAAATGCTTGAATGTAATCCTACAGACATAGTTATATTTTCATGGAATATATATGAAGATCTTAAAAAGAAAATAATTGATGCTGGTTATTCAGATATTAATGTATGGTGCTGGACAGACTAACCAATTTGTGATATAATATATAAAGATTGCCTTCGGGGATCTAAATTAAACTAACTTGCTTAAAGAAAAGGAGAATAGTATGAATACAACATACACATACAATGGGCTTTGGAATTCACTTCTAAATGACCCATTTTTTATTGGTTTTCAACCTAATATTACAACATGGAGCCAATCATCACAACAGGATAATTATCCACCATACAATGTAATTAAACAAGATGAAGATACATATCTTGTTGAAATTGCCTTGGCGGGATTTAATAGATCCGACCTTACAGTATCAGTAGATAATAAAAATTTAATTGTAAAGGGTGAAAAAGAAAAACAAGAAGCAGATTTTAAACATAAAGGAATCGCTACTCGTTCTTTTACTCGTTCATTTGCACTAGGTGAATATATGGAAGTTACTGGTGCTGAATTTGAAAATGGTATGCTTGCTGTAACAATTGAAAGAATTGTTCCAGAGGATAAAAAGCCAAAAACAATCAAGATCAAGTAATTGACATTGTAAATAACCGCCTGATATACTAATACAGTACGGCAAGCAACACTAATCTTAGGATGATGTTATAGTTACATATAAACATACTCGGCTAAAGCGTTTGTGGTGCAATAGACCTCAACGCCTGTGCAGATGGAATTGCTTGTCGTACCTTTTTGGGATGTAGCTCAGCTGGCAGAGCGTTCGACTGTTAATCGAAATGTCACAGGTTCGATCCCTGTCATCCCAGCTCAAAATATAAGTCTGAACAACTTATATGGAGATAGTTGTACCGAATCCGACAATGTTCCAGCACTATTATGAAAGTGTTCAGACCCAGGGATAATAGGATAAAGCGAGAACTAGGTACAACAGCTAGCGGGAGGTTTAAGGTTTGAATCCTAAATCCATGGCTAGCACTTGCTCCAATAGCTCAACTTGGTGAGAGCATCAGTCTTATATACTGAAGGCTGAAGGTTCAAGTCCTTCTTGGAGTACGGAACAGTAGCTTAGTTGGTCAAAGCCCCGAACTCATAATTCGGTAATCGTAGGTTCAAGTCCTACCTGTTCCACCATGGTCCGTTAGCTCAGTTGGTTAGAGCGTTGCCCTGTCACGGCAAAGGCCGTCGGTTCAAGTCCGATACGGATCGCTTACATTCCCAGATCGTCTAACGGTAGGACACCGCCCTTTGGAGGCGGGTATCTTGGTTCGAATCCAGGTCAGGGAGCAAACTAAGGAGAAAAATGAAAGTAGTATTTGTACATTGTCATCCAGATGACGAAACAATAACAACTGGCGGGACTATTGCAAAATTTGTAAATCTTGGTCATGATGTTACTGTTATAAATTTTTCTAATGGCATGAGTGGAAATAGTTATTTAGATGATTACCCAGCTGGTACTATTGAATTTAAAAATAAATTATTAAAAGAACATTCAAAAGCAATGGAAGCTTTGGGCGTGTCAAAACATATATTTATTGGTCCATATGATGACACGGTTCCAAACAGGGTACCAATTAAAGGATCTTTAAAATTTGTAGGCATTGAAGTTTTATCCAAACAATTGTCCGATATTTTAGTATCAATTAAGCCAGATTTATTAATAACATATGATCAAAATGGTTGGAGCGGACATCCAGACCATATAACTGTTCACAATGCAACAATGTCCTCGTTAGACATTTTAGACTCTATATATAAAATTCCCAATATTTGGTTTACGGTTATTGAACAAAAAAATAATCCTGTATGGGAAAATGATCCATTTTGGGTTAGTGCTTATAAAAAAATAGATTTAGAAATAGATTTTTCAGAAGTAATAAATAAAAGAATTAATGCTTTAAAAGCATATGAAACACAAATAAAAGTATATGAAAATTATTGGCAACTAGTTGGCATGTTGCATAAAATTCCAATTTTTACAAAAGAATTTTTTAATGTATATAGAGGAACTAATGATTATAAGCAAATCTAAAAATTTTGTATATATACATATAGAAAAAACAGGCGTGTACTGGCCCCAGTAATCCAGTGGTAGAGATAGTGGACTTAAAATCCATACAGCGTTGGTTCGAATCCAACTTGGGGCACATAGTAACATTAGTATAGGCCTTCAATGGTTTAGGCTTTACGCTAATATGTAGGGGTTTCTAGAGCAACCTACACGGTGTTGTCAGAACACTCGGTTATAGACCTTACAGTGTGGTAAAAGATAAACTGATCTGACATGTCCCTATAGCTCAGTTGGTAGAGCAGCAGACTTTTAATCTGCGGGTCGCAGGATCGAGACCTGCTGGGGACACAACTTGTAACTACTAACATAAAGGGATATACTTAAGGTATGATACTTGAACAAGAAAAAACAACAGAACGTATTTTAACATTACAAGATCGCTGTGATTCATGTCAAGCACAGGCTTTTGTTTCTGTTAAATTATTGACGGGCGAATTAATGTTTTGTGGTCACCATTATAATAAAAATCAAAACAAATTAAATAGTCAAGCATATGAAATTGTGGATGAACGTCATTATATTAATGAAAAGCCATCCCAATCAAGCAATTAATGGTATAATAGTAAATAGCAGATCAGCTTTCTAAGGAGTTACAATGGATTTAGTACAAAGACTTAAAATTTTACAAGCAGACGTAGTTACTGCTTATTTTCAAATTCACGGATATCATTGGAATGTAGAGGGAATGCTATTTCCTGAAATGCATGCCAAATTTTTAGAAATTTATGAAGATGTATATGATTCTATTGATGATATTTCTGAGATGATTAGAAAACTTGGGCAAACCGCTCCATTTCAATTAACTGATTTTGTAACAAATAGAACAATTGGTCAAGTTTATGCGGGAGCAAATCCAAAAGATCAGATTGAAAGCTTTTTGGTTTCAAATGAAGCTGTAATTAATGATTTGTTAGCTGTGCATGAAGCAGCAGAAGCAGTAAAAGAAATTGGTATTGCAAGCGATATTGAAATTAGACATTCCATGCATAAAAAATGGGATTGGCAATTAACTTCAACAATTAAATCATCTATAATTTAATCCTTGACATCACAAATATAAAAACAGTATAATATACTCATGCCTCTATAACTCAGAGGAAGAGTCAACGGTTTCTACCCGTTTGGTCGGAGGTTCGAATCCTTCTAGGGGCACAATCAAATAACTACTAACAGAAAGAATAAAATGAAAAAGCTGATCGTTATTGCAGTTTCTTTGTTATCACTTTATCCTGTCACATCATATGCAGCAACTCCTAAAACAATGGTTATCATTGATACAGGTGTAGATATGACTAACAATAGTATTAAAAATAATATTATTTATGAAGTATGTTTTGCTGGATATAATTCTTGCCCAAATGGTAAAACATTTATGGAAGGAACGGGATCAGCAAGTATTAATGCATCAATGGCAATACTTCCAGCATGGATTCATGGAACAGAAGTTGCTTCATCAGCAATACAAACTGATCCAAATGTAAAAATTATTGAAATTCGTTGTGCATCACTTATTGGTGCAAATGGTTTTATTAATTGTAACAGTAATCTTTTGGGACAAGCTTTGAACTGGGCATATTCTAATGCTTCTAAATATAATATTGGAGCTGTAGTTTCTCCTCTATCATTATTTAATGCTACATCATGCTATACAGATGCAACTCAACAAAATGCTATCAATAATCTTTATTCAATTGGAATTCCATCAATTTTTTCAACAGGTAATGATTTTAATTATAAAAATATTTCTTCCCCAGCATGTTTAACAAATTCAATTGCAATCAGCTCAATTGATGACAAGGGAAGACTTGCTTTGTATGCAGATTACTCACCTCGAGTAGATTTTGCTGCAAATGGAAATATGATAGTTGCAATTAACGATAATAAAACAAAAATAGATTCAGGAACATCATTATCTGTAGGTGTATTTGGAGCGGGATGGCTAAAAATTGCAAATGCTAAAAACTTGTCTTATAAAGAAATCTACAATACAATTAAATTAACCGGTTCTTTATATACAAATATTATGGTTAAACAAAATGTAATCGGTATTAATTTAGTAAATGCTTTGAAGTAAAAGGAGGTTATATGTCTGATTTTCCTAATTTTGAAAATGATGACCAAATGATTGGTTGGCTTGAAGAACAGGGTGCTTTGAGTTGGGTTGGGCTTGGAGATGATGGTGAGCCTATGTTTAGATTTAACCTAGAAAAGCTTAAAGACATATTTCCACCATTATATGAAGAAATAACAGAAGAAATTGATCGTGATTTGATGGCTCTTTATGAACAAGATATGATTGAAATAGAATATGATGAAGAATTAAATGCTAAATTTAAGGTTACGGAAAAAGGTGCTAAAATTCTTAAAAATATGCCCGAAAATCCATTCTTAAATTAATCATTTATGCGATATAATGTAATTACCATAAAGGAGGTAAAACTATGGATAACAATCAACAATCCCCATCTCAGGCAGCAGGCAAGCCAGAGGTAACAGCACAAACAGCACCAGATCACGGTGCTTCAGCTTCAGTTACAAACCTTGGCGTTAACGAGCCAAAGACTATGGTTGGTGCTTCAGTACAAAGCCCACTAACAGGTGCAAATGAGTCAATGACTACAGGTGCAGCATTTGGTGGACCAATTGTTTCAACTGAACAAGGCAGCGTAGAAAACGCAACACGCCCATAATTAAAGGAGGAAAAATGGAGAGCATTTACGATAAAGTAGTAAAATTAACTGCAGAAATTTTAAAGTCGTGGAAGTCAGATCCTGGCGTTGTTTCTCCATTTTCTTCCAGCAGTAGTTCACATACTGAAACAAGTGATAATCATTTAGAGCATTACGTTAAACAAAATATTACATCAGAAAATTCTGATATAGCATCAATGTTTAACGCAGATTTATTTACGAATGGCGGTGAAACAAAAATGACAGAAAAAACATTAGATGTTAATTCATCAGAAACAACACAAAACTCTTACGAAACACCTGGAGCTGGAACAACAGAGCCAGATCCACAAAGCAATATTGCAATTACAAAGTCAGTAGAAATTCCTACTACGCATGTTGGTACAACAGCTAATACCACAGAAGAAGCTCCTTCAAAGGGAGAAACAACAGAACCTATGGAAAAAGCAGCAGATTGCCCAGATTGTGGCAAGCCTATGACTATGTGCATGTGTGACGGAATGTCTAAAGCAGCAGCAGAGAAGTGCCCACATTGTGGTCAATCAATGCCAATGGCGAAAGCAGATGGTGCTAAGGACGAAGATAAGGAAACTCCTGCTGAAGAAGCTAAGGAAACTCCAGCTGAAGAAGCTGCAGAAGAAAAAGCGGGAACAGAGAAGCCTATGAAGAAATCTGTATGGGGTGGAGCGTTTGCTCCTTCCATTAACGGAAGACTTTCTTAATATAAAAGTTGGTACAATTGATGCAGCGGGTTAAGCGACCCGCTGCACTATTTTAAGGAGTAAGTATGAGAGTTGCAGTATATGGCAGCCAAGAATGGGATAACTATAGTGAGCTTGTTAGACAAGTAACATTATTTATTCAGGAAGCCTTTCAACTTGAACACGACAACATTACATTTATTCACACTGGAAAACGTGGTGCAGAAAATATGATTACAGAATATGTTGGCAAAACTGAAAGATTTTTAAGACAAAAGAATTTTAAACTCAAAGAAGAACTAATAAGAAATAGCGGAAAACTTAATGATCATGCAATTATTGAATCTGGAGTAGATTACGCAATAATTTTTAATACAAAAGACAAAAGAACATATGGATGCAAAAGCTTGCTGGACGCTTATGGAATACCATATACTATGGTAGAGGCTTGACATATGCCAAAACAAAATGATATAATAGAAATTAAAAACAACCTTTCTGAAATGGTTGATATATTAAAAGAGATTAAAAACATATTAAAAAATAAAGAAACCAAACAAAACAACAAACTACCAAGGGAAATATAATGAAGAACTCTGTAGAGTATAATTACGATCAAATTCATAGTTTTGTAGAAAAAAATAAATCAAATGGATTTTTTTGGGATGGATATACCGTTGTTAAATGGTCTCCAGGACATGGAGCATTTATGCAGGTAAATGGTATGTATCGTAATAATAAATGGGGATATGCTAATAAATATTCTATGACAAAGAAGGGCACATGGTTTATTCCAGTCAAATATGTCTAAAATACTTGAAGAATTAGGAATTGATGCAGAAGATTTAAGATGGTATCATCTTGCTGCCTGCAAAAATATGAACATTAATTGGTTCTATGACAATTATGAAGATGACAAAATTTTAGCACAAACTTCTGACCAAGTTTGTTTAAATTGCCCAGTTATTCAGCAATGTTATAAAGAAGGCGTTGCAAATAAAGAAAAGGGTGTGTGGGGCGGAATCTATATGGATCTTGGTCGTGTAGATAAACTAAACAATTCGCACAAGACAAAAGAAACTTGGAGTGAATTAAAAAAGATTCATGGCAAAAATATTCTATAATGTAGAAATGGCTAGAAAACTTAGACAAGTTAAAAAGCCAGTAAAGGATTTAAAGTTAGATGTTAGAGCAAGACCTAATTATTTAGCTTTAACTGTATATGAAGAAAATATCATGCAATATGAGATAGATAAAAGAACAGACATCATGGAGTATCTTATGATGTGTCGTGATCTTATAATGTCTTATGGTGTCCCCTGCGAAATAGAAGGAATAAAATATGTCTCCAGTAAGAAAAGTACTAATAATTAAAGAAAATATATTTGCTGATTTAGTTTCAGAGGGTGTATATGCTTCACGTATAAGGTACACATACGGTGGAGTGCTGTTTGATGTTTTTATAGAAAATAATGAATTCATCATGTTGGATGATGAAACTGATAGTGAATGGGAAGAAGGTGAATAATGAAGTGTTTTTCATGTTCTAAGTCTAAGAATGAATTACATCCAAAGAAATCTGAATTATTAAATGGAGTAGTTTCGTTTATGTGTCAGACATGTATTGATGCTAGATTCGAGCCTAGATGGGTGGTAGTTTTGGCAGGAAGATCTAATGGTCCGGATTCAGTAAAAGAATTTATAACTAAAAAAAGATATATTGGTAATGAAATTCTTGCCAATGAATTAATTTATTAATGGAGATGTAAATGTTAAAAATTACTAATAGTTTTGATGAAATTAATGAAGCTGATAATGCTGTTGTTTATTTTACTGCTGAATGGTGCGGACCTTGTAAGCAATTAAAACCACAATATGGCAAAGCTTCTGTTTCTGATCCGGATATTGATTATTTTATGGTTGATGTTGATAAAATTCCTTCTGAAATCGTAAATCTTTATGAAATAAAAAGCATTCCTCAAGTTTTTGTTATGAAAAAAGGAAAAATAGTTAAAAAAATTAATTCAAGAACATCAGATGCTATAATTGAAGAAGTGCATCAGGAGAACCAGGGCAAATAATGACAACAATCGTAGGCGTATGCAAAAACGGCAATGTAACTATGGGTGCGGACAGCTTAGTTACTGCTGGAATTAGAAAGCATATTCATCCCAGTATGCCTAAGATTATTAATAACAATGGATATTTAATTGGCGGGGCAGGCGATGTAGCTGCCTGTGATATTTTAATGTATATCTGGCTTCCACCTATGCCAAATGCTGCACAACGTAAGCATATGTATAAATTTATGATTACAGATGTAGTACCTTCAATGAGAGAAACTCTTGAAGAAAATGGTTACAAACCAGATTCAAATGATAAAGAAGCTGGATTTGAAATATTAATTGCAATTGATGGAGAGCTTTTTAACATAAGCGATGACTTTAGTGTTCTTATGGATGAAACCGGAATTTACGGAGTTGGTTCTGGAGCACAGTTTGCAATTGGAGCAATGCATGCTGGATATTCAGTAGAAAAAGCATTAGAAATAGCAGAAAAAAATAGTCCTTATACTGCTGGGCCATTTCAAATTGTAAGACAACAAAAATCAAACAAACACTATAAGTAGAAAAGAAAATCATGGAAGATAAAGAAAAAGCTTTTTGGGATTGGTTTCAAATTGGCGTAGATAATGATTGGATTACTTCTCCATTTTGTAATACTCATGATGGTGGATACGAACATCAAACTGAAGAAGAATTAAAAGAATGGGAAGATGGCGGAGACCCATGTATGACAGTAACTAGAATTAAATTTTTAGGATGAGCGGAATAGATTATAGGGGTGTTCCAACATCCAAATGTCCTAACTGCGATTCACCAAAATTTATGACATGGATTGTAATTGATCCAGATGATTACGAAATTGGAATGTATGGCACAGATGGTTTGTGTGCTGAATGTGCAACAAGATACACAATATCAACTCCAATAGACAACCCAGATTTTATAGAAATGGAAATGGAAGAGGAAATAGAAGATGACGAATATTAAACCATTAGGCAAGCTTTTGCTTGTTAAAGAAATTGAAACAACAGAATCAAAGACAGCATCGGGCCTAGTATTGACTGCTACAGCCACAGAACAAGACCTTAAACGTGGAACAGTAATTGATGTGGGGCCAGGTGAAGTCAGTGGTTTTAATGGAGAGCTTTATCCAGTTGATACAGTAAAGGTTGGAATGGTAGTATTATACTCACCAAACAATGCAACAGAAATTAAAGATATTTATGGAGAAAAATTCTATTTTGTAAATAGCGGTATGCTATTTGGATATGAGGAATAATGAATAAAGGTTTAGGTAGAGCACAACAAAAACGTGGGCATAAGCGTATAGCAAAAGTTTTGGCTATGCGTAAAAGAAGAAATCCAAAAGCAATAAAGCCAATTGCTGGAGATAAATACTTAAAGGATTATTTAAATGGATAAAGAATCCATTTTAGATGAAGCTAAGCGTATCGTTCATGGTGATCGTGGAGAAAATTATGGACATCCTTTTGAAGATTTTTCACGTACCGCAAAAATTTGGTCAGCAATTTTGGGAATTGATGTAACTCCAGAACAAGTTGCTTTATGCATGATAGGTTTAAAAATAAGTCGTGAAATTAATCGTCCTAAACGTGATAATATTGTAGACGGTGCGGGATACTTTGAAACTCTTGATATGGTAAAAAAAGAACGCAGAAGACAGTTAATAAAAAATTCTACATTAAATATAAATTTATCTGGTAAAGATTGGGATGATTATGATGAGTTTAACAAACCTTACTGGGAAGATGGATTTATAATTGAAATCTGAAAAAGAAATTAGAAATGAAGTTTTTAAAGAAATTTTAAATGTTGTTGATGAAGCACCTGATGCACCATATAGTTTATATTTGTTAAGAAAACATATAAAAGAACAGTTAGGAAAATAATAATGGAACTACCAGTTAGCCAACAAGATCTTGATGATATTGTTTATAAAGTTGCACAAGATTATATTGAATCAAAGGCAGTTGAAGGAAAAATTGAAGATTTAGATCCAGATATGGCAGCAAGAATTGTTGAAGATGTTGTATTTATTATTGATTCATACATGCAATATATGAACCAATATATGGATAATCTTAGATTGCAACAGTTAAATATCTCTAATTAACTATTTTTTGATATAATTAGATCAGTGGTATTGTTAAAATATCACTGAAATAGGTGATGAATATAAAAAAAATAGTTAGATTCGTTGAGAAACGAGTAGAAGAACTAGCAGACTGGTCAGCTCATGCATTTGGAAGCCCTTGGTTTTTAATTGCACACGTTGTCTGGTTTACAATTTGGATAGTCTTTAGGATAGAGCCATTTCCTTATGGTCTTTTAACAATGATTGTATCGTTGGAAGCCATATTATTATCTGGTTTAATTCTATCTGCAACTGACAGGGAATCCGAGCGTGATAGAACTATCATGAAGCGTGATTTAAAGATTTCTAAGGAAACTCAAGAAATCTTAATAGAGATGCAGGATGAAATAACTGAAATAAGAGACATTCTAAAGGGAGGGATTAAAAAATGATTAATCTCTTCCTTTTGTTTATCATCATTATATTACTACAATCCTATATGAAGTTACAGAATAAACATGAACAATTAAAACATGAACATGGTTATATGGCTGATCATATATTAGATATATATAAGCAAATGTGCCGTTTAAATAAGGCAACAAAGAAAGCTGTTGCTTCAAAAGCTCCAGCTCAAAGATCTAAAAAGCCTACAACTGGTAACCGCAAAAAAAATCTAAAATAAAACCAATATAGTGATAAGCCAATATAGCCCATTTGGGCTATATTGGTCTATTGACAAGTATATAAACAAAGTCTATAATTGATATAAATAGAAAGAAAACAAATGTCCATATATATATCCTTACCCACATTGTATGATAATCAAATTGATTTTACAATAAAAAGTGCAATAAATAATGCTGACAAACCAAAGGAAATTTTTATAGGTCTTGTGCTTATGGAAACTAATAACGAATATTTGAATTATGATTTATTTTATAAAAATAAAATTTTGCCAATTATAGATAATGCAAATATTAAATTTAAAAGATTTAAACATAATGAATATGAACAATCAGTTGGATTTGGAAGAAATCAAGCTTTATCAATGTATGATAATCAAGATTACATATTACAAATAGATTCTCATACATTTTTTGAAAAAAGTTGGGATACTAAGCTAATAATGATGTATAATGAATCTTTATTTATTACAAAAAATAATAAAACAATATTAACTTGTTATCTTCCTGCGTATAAAAATGTTAAAAATGAAATATTTGAAATAGAAAAAAATAATTTTTCTAAATATCCTTTTATAACTAATGAACATTGGAACAATACAAAAATTCCTAGGTGGATTGATTCTAGATTAGAAAAAAATATTAAAAATAATTTTTTGCCATCTATAAAATTTAATGCTCAGTTTGCATTTAGCAATATTAATTATTTTAATAATAATGGTTTACCAACCGAAACAGTTTTTTGGGAAGAAGAAGTTATTCAAACTATAAATCTAATTGATTTAGGATTTTCTTTGGTATTTCCAAATTGTCCTATGCCATTGTTTCATCTTTTTATTGGAGATATAGAAAAAAATGATGTTTTAAATTTAGAATATAGAGTTTCTGGCGGAAGTCCTGAAGGAAAATCTTTTAATCAAAAACAAGATGAAAGAATGAATATTCAATGGTTAAATTTTATTAACAATCCTTTAAATGAAGAAAAAATAAATCGTTTTTTTAATTATTCAAAAATTAATTTAAAAAATAATACATTTGAGCCAAATTATATACCAACAAATTTTATAAATTCTTATTGACGTATTAAATATCAGATTGGTATAATTAAGTCATGCAAACATTCCTACCGCATCCCGCCAAACGGGATAGTCTTGATGCATTAGACAATAAACGTCTTAATAAACAAGTTTTAGAAACATACCAAATACTTAAAGTTCTTTCTGGTCAGTCCCCGTCAAATGCATGGCGTAATCACCCTGCAGTGCTTATGTGGGAGGGTGCTGAGAATGAATTGTACCGTTATGGCATGACTGCTATTGCAATGGCTGATATGCGTGGCATTAAAACTGAAAACAATATGTCTAACTTTAAAGCACTTGCTAAAATTTCTGTACTATCATGGGGCGATAGTGACCCAGCATGGGTCAAAACGCCTACAATATTAAAACGTGTAAATGCTACACATCAGGCTAATCTATATCGCAAAGATCCAATCTACTACGAACAATATGCAGATTCAGTTAATAGTGAATATAATAAGCCATGTTGTGATGGTTGTTTATATTTTTGGCCTACTCACCCTTTAAAAGGAAAATAATATGTTTAGTAAAAGAGAAATAATTGAAAATGTCATATGGAGTTCAAAGCTTGAAGCAGATTATGCAATGTCATTTCAACAAGAATGCAATATGATTGCAGAAGCTGTAAAAGAAGATATGCTACAGGATATTGGAAAGATTTTGTCGGATTTGTTTAATAAAAACTGGGAAGATCAATCTGAAATGGCAATTGTTCGCCGTCAAGCAATTAATGAAGTTAAAGAAACTATTATTAAGGAGTTG